TTTCAGAATAAGGTCTTTTGCCGATTGAGGAAGAGATTGCATCTTAGGGATGATGTCGCTATCGATATGAGCTGGCACTTGTTTGAATACCATCAAACCTTTACCGTTCCAACCACTTCTACGAACAGTCCCACCTTGTTTTAACACTTCGATAGCATCACCGAAGCACATTACGGATGAATCATCGGCTTTATCGTATGTTTTCTCAAAAATGTCCTGCTTGCAAGGATAAAACTCCCCGTTTACTCCCTTGATGATGTAATCACCTACATTGGCTTTCATAACACCTTCAAGGGTTTCTATACTACAATCAACAGAAGGAGATATCCCATTATCAGCGTCACCTTCCCTAATAACTTCTATTTTAACACTATCACCAGCGAAATCCTTGATCTCATCATTATTAAAGCCTTTCCATTTTACGGCTTCTATCGCAATTGGTTTCTTTACATATCTATTCATAATTTTACGATTTAATATATTATTATCTTTTGATATACCTTTCTATAAGATCTATTGATAGTTTAGCTCCCAGCTCCTCCTCCAATAGGTTAAGGTAGTTCCGATGCAGGCATCCGCCCCGCTCCACCTCCCTAAAGCCTGCCCCGTCCCTGATCCTGACCAGCCCTTTCTTTGGATCCATGTCGATCATATCCCGAAGCTCGTTCATGTTCTTAAACCTGTCTTCTATTACCTTAAATATATCGGTCTTAGGTTTCTTATCCTTATTCTTAGGCTTTATCTTAATTCTCCCGCTCATGTCAATTTACATGTAATATGATTAACGTTATTATTGTTTCCGCAATAAGCGCACATAGATGTAAAAGGTGAATATACCCTTCCGCATACAGGGCATCTCCATCCATACATAACATGATTTAATTGTTTATCGATTTCTTTCAACCCCTCGTTAGTAGTGGTTGACGTATTTTTATTTTCCATATCATACATTATTTATCTTATCTGTACTACCAAATCCATTGTCACCTCTATCAGACTTTCCAAGATCCTCTAACGACTCTACCTCTTCCCATACGATACGTTCCCGTCTACGAATAATAAGTTGAGCTACCTTACCACCGACATTACAATAATAAGGACTATGCCTATCCATTTTTCTGTGAACTATTATAATCTCCCCGCTATATCCTTCATCAATGGTAGCAGGGGCGTTTTGCATAATTAGCTCGCTATTAGTAAAACCACTACGTGGACGGATTTCCATCTCATAATCCTCTGACAATTCTACATGTACGCCAGTATGATATATAATCCTGTCTCCGTCAAGTTCTATATCCTTAACGAACAAATCCATGCAAGCGTCTTCTTTATGAGCGTATTCAGGCAGCTTAGCCCCTTTTTCCAGCCAGATCTTGACCTTACACGTATCTATACCATCAAGTAACTCAATTGCCTCTTTATAGCTCATAGGCTGCTCTGAGGCTAATGAAATGGCTCTTGCCAATAAATCTTTAATCTTACTCATTTTATTTTGTTTTTAAATTCTTTCCCTTTCGGGCATTGTAATTTACATTCCTCACCACAAGCGGAACATTTGGGTCTCATTCCGGGCACCCCTCTTCCCCCGTACGGCCAGTAGGCGTAATCGCAGACGCTCCAGAACGCCTCCATCGCCTTGATCTTGGCATCTACGGTTATCTTCTCCCTCACCTTTTTCATGCTTTTCCTGAACTCGTCTTTCATATCCTTCCCCTCTATCTGTCTAGCCTTACGTCTCTCATTCCACCAATTATAGTAGAATTTGTCAGCCATCTTATAGGCTTCCGGATCAAACTTATCACGATGTAGGATAGGGGCGTCCTTGACCTTTCTCAAATTCCTGCCACAAACATAAGCAAGCCCGGCGTACGGAGGTATGTCCTTAGGATCAACCAACCCATCTGGCACGCAGTAGTAGAAGTAGTTGGGCCGGCCGTACCTGACCCAGTCCCCGGTCTCGTATAGGGCTTGCTTCCGTGCCTCGAACCAGCCTTGCATTACTTGGTGCTTTTCCTCTTTCTCGAAATCCTTGTTATAGTCAGCCAACGATATCTTCACCTCAACCTCATAAGCGTACATAGATCTGGTTATAGCCAGATAATCAGACTCCCAGTTATAGACATACAAGTTGTTTATAATCCATCTAGGAGATACCAAGAACTGTCTGTTAAGGATATCCAATATCCCTCTTTCAGTGTATTCAGTACCTTTATTTGATTGCCGTATTCCCATCTCCCTTCAGAGTATTATTCCTTAACCCAACCGCCATTATAGCGTTCGATACCAATCTCCGTAATCCGCCCATATCCTTATCATGGAACGAGAAACTGGTTAAGTTATGTGATTCAGTAATCCTATCATAAGACTTTATCATCAACACAGCCACATACTCACCAATCATCTTACCGTTCATAATATCAAGATCAATTATGCCGTGATCTATTAGATCAACCACATCCCATCCTGATGGTAGATACGTTTTTATTTGATTAATGTCCATATCAAATAGTTATTATAAAAAGGAGGGTCGTGCTACCCTCCTATATATTACACACGAAAAATAGAACTGAAAGCGATCTTAAGCACGTAAGATTTTATTAATTCCCGTAGGCTGTCTACCGGTTATCGTTAATTACCGACCTACGGGAATATGTTTAAGAAAACACCATGTGGGGAGTGGGGGAATCGAACCCTTATCCACGCTACGATTAGGAATCGTAAATTCTATCCGTTAAATTAACTCCCCTTTAAGCGTCCTGATCCTCTCGGACAAGGACACTACATAAATCTAAACTCTAAACCTAATGACAAACTCTATTAATCCAACTGTGGACCCGGCCGGACTTGAACCGACAACCTACTGGTTATGAGCCAATTGCTCTTACCAATTGAGCTACGGGACCTAAATATACCCACATCGGCTTTCACAAGAGGATGTGAGCCGGAATTTCTCGAAATTTATATAGTAATATCATGAAACTATTGTCCAACATTCTAGCATATAGCACCAATCCTCGAACGGGAATGTCTCTATACCTGACCTACCCCATTCCGTCCCCCAACTGTTCTGTAGGATGAAGCCGGCCTTGTCCCATCCGGTGAGGATAACGGCATGACCTCCCAAGTTCTGTCCTTGGCCTTGCCAGAATCGATTACCATAATTATAGCAATACAGACCTATAACCAGAGGACCATTCAGCATCAACGCCACCTTAGCCGATACCGGATCTATGATCCTAGCGTAACTGTTTATTTTCTCCCCATCTACGCCTGCGTTCTTGATAGACTTGATAGCGTCACGAAGAACCATCCCGTCCTGGTCCTTATCCTCTCTCAGATCATATATATCGTAAGGAGATATTTTAGCTGGTCTTTTGATATCCTTTATAGCTTTTCTCCAGTTAAGGATCTCAGCTAGACTTATGGCTGCGCAAATAGGAGAAGATCCTTGATCTACTACGCTATCAATGTTATTGACCTTATACTCATCAGGAACAGCCTCGTGCTGCATGTTCATGATAGCGTCCCTATCATCCGCTGGTGATGGTATGTAACCTAGTCCGTAACTCATTTTTTATCCTTTTTATGATAATCGATTATCTTGATATTAAACGTATCGGATCTTTGCCTTACCTGTATCGAACCCCTAGCCTTTCCCTTGGCGTCGTACAGGGCGGTGAAACCAAAGTTATCGACCCGGCCGTCGTCCAGCGTAAACCGCCACTCCTTCCATTGGCCCATCACGGTTCCGGAAGATACTATGGAGTCCACTACATAAGATATGTCAGTAGTATCATATTCCGTATAGTAGGTTCTTGACGTACTGCATCCGACAACCGCTAAGGTAAATAACGTTAACAAGAAAAACAAGATCTTATTCACTTTTCTTAGATTTTTTACATTTCTTAGATTTCTTCTTATCCTCCGCCTTATTCTCGACATTTACGTCAATACCGGCATCAGCGACCTCAGGGGCGTTATTTTCAGGTATATCAATATGACCTGAGTTAGGATCCATCTTATCCTCATCAACAACAACCTCATCAGAAACATCGTTATCTAAAGCCTCTGGATCGACATGATTCTCCAGATACTTGATACGATCGGACATGATCTTGATCTGATCCTCAAGTTCAATGTATCTTCTTCTGGCTTCGCTTAGTAATTTGGATGATAGCTTATGCTTCTTCTCTATATCCATATAAGCCCGTTTAAGAGTCTCTTTCTCTTTTACCGACTCATTATATAGATCTCTTGATTTACTAAGCTCATTCCCCATCTTAACGATATGAGAATCCTTTGATTTTATATCCATATCAAGAGAATCCACAAGCGTATTAAGATATCTTTCTTTTTCCTCCAATTCCGTTATCTTACTACGAGCATCCTCATAATTTCTTTTTAATCTACTTGAATAGCTAATAGCTTCATCAAGATCCTGTTTTAGAGTATTTATATAACTACTCTTTACTATCTTCAATCCGAACATCCTCAACACTTTTATAAGTTCTACGAATATCGGCCTTTATCTTGCCGACTATAATTAACTCAGCTATATGCTTATCTTTCTCGACTATAGCTATATCCTTACGGACATTAGAGACTCTGATCGTAATATTCTCGTTATTAGAGAAAACGAACGGTGATCCTACCAAAGTGAGGCCTGTATCGTTGGTGAACGATGGGAGCATCATAACCATCCCGACAGTATCATCCGGGAATGAGGCCGATATGCCTGTGTCTATATCAAGAACATCACCTTGACCCAACGGGAAGGCATTACCTTGCTTGATAGGAATATCCTTCCCCAATGAGTTCCATGCCTTAGAGAATTTTAAAGAGTTGAGAAAAATTTTACCATCTTTCTCAACTATCCCTACCATTGGATCGCAATTCATGTGAACCTCATCAAGCTTATCATCCGGTTTTTCCTCAAATTCTTCAAGATCTCTGGCTGATGTAAATGACTTACTCTCCAGAAGTTTTTTGATATCTTCAATCGTAGCCATACTATAATTTTATTATTAAATAAACGATCTTCAATCCTAACTTCAAATCAGATGTCTTTTCGAACATCTCCCTAAGAGGTAAGATAGTAGCGTCAAGATCTGACGCTACCCATTCTCCATCCTTATAATACATATTCTTTTCCTCGGAATACGCTACACAAGGTCGATGCCCTAAGTTCTTCATAACCGTATCTACCTTATTTTGGGTAGGCATCGAGACACGGTTCACTTTAGTAGATATATTAAAATTACTTTCCATTAAATTATTCATTTTCAATTAGTTAATCAGAAAGGAAGATCATTGTCATCTCCAAAAGGAGGATATTGAGGAGGTTGTTGCTGACCTCCAAAAGAAGGAGCTTGGGCTGTCTGAGGCGGAGCCTGCTGGTATGATGGAGGAGGCGTCTGCGGCTGGGCTTGCGGCTGATATGACGGTGGGGGCGTTTGCGTTGTAGCCTCACCAGCGTTGTTTTGGCTTGCCGACTGAGCGGGTTTCACCCCATCTGTCTTAATGCTTTGAATGTATTTATTAAGTACCTGATAGGCGAAAGCATCTTGGGCAGTATAATCAAACTTCTTATTCCCCATTATATCAGTACTCTCAACTCTGTCAGGCCATCCATTCTGACCATTCTTATAATATTGCTGTATAAGCTCATCCCTTCCATCAGGAGTTTCCCTAGCATATGAGATAAAAAAATTACCCGGGGCATATTGATCTCCTTTCCTAGCGTGAGCTGGATTGATTACCACCTTACGCTTTAGATCAATATTAGGCAAGTATCTCACCAATGACTTAACATAATTATTAATACCTCCTTTTTGAGTCATCAAAGGAACATTTATAATATAGTTTCCTTCGTCATCGCTTATTTTTATAGCTACGTATTTAGTTTTTGCCCCGTTATAGTCAACCTCCCTTATCTCAATATCTGATAAATATCCCTCTATACCATTCCAAAATACTTTCCAATAAGATACAGCCCCGGTCTTATCATTCACATGTTCCTCATAACCTTCTTTAGGCTCCTTGGATGATTGATAAAGAACTCCACTACCACTTATCTTAAAGTAGTGATTATTAGATCCTAGCGAATTTTCACGAACTCCCATATTATATATATTTAAAAATTAAACAATAATTGATGATGATAAGAAATACTCATTCTTATTATCCTCCCCATAAATCTTGTTGAAATGAGATTTATGGTCATGCTCGATAACGATCCTATTCCATGGTATGCTTTTAACTATACCAAGATACCTACCACATAGCACATCGCATATAATATCATTACCGTTATGCGATAAAGCCGTAAGCCTTTCCTTACAAGATCTTCCAGACATAGGGTTCTCTGACATAATACCGCATCCTTTTTCAGTGAATATCAACTTACAATGATCAAACTCATTTACCTTAATATTATTTTGGAGGGCCTGGACGAGTAGATCCTTATCAAAGACATAGGTACTTGTTTTGACAAAATGCTCGTCCACGAACCTCCAATTTGGATAATTACCCTCAAAATTGGTCTCATACATATCCATATCAGGCGTAGAGAAATAAGTCTTAGTATCATCCACTTTTATAGACAACATATCCGATGACTTATTGATATGCTTATCAAGCAATATCGCGGATTCGTTCGATACCGGGATAAACATCTTCTCTACCTTATCCTGATTAGGGACAAAATACCTGTAAATAGTATTTCTATCCGTACTTACTATATTAATATTAATATCATCAATATCAATAACCACATTCTCGATGCATGGATAAAAGTCATCTACCTCCGTATAATCGCTGGCTTTGTTAAGAACCGAAACATAATCGCTCATCTTAACCTTAATTCCTCCATCAAGTATCTTATGTACCTGCGGGAATGTATTGATATCAAAAGCCGGACAACTATACTCACCAGAAGCGTAGTGGATCGTGATCTGATCTTTTCTATCCGAAAGCAGTATCGTAATCTCACAATTCTTCTGTTTTTTCATGAACTTAATAAAAGAGCTTGCCTCTACCAAGAAAGAGAAGTTAGAGTCAGCCTCGACCTCCAATCGCTCTATAACACATACCTTGGCATTTACGGAAGTGATATAAGCCAGATTATTGACAACATCTATCTTAAGATCCTTATAAAGGGAGTTGGAACCGGCGTTCTTAACCACCGTCTCCAGTTTACCCAACTTCTCATTTAATGACTTCGACAAGCATCTTATAAGCATAACGAACAACTTTTTATTACATCGCAAATATAATCATAATTATATTAATACAAATACAATAAATACTTAATAGTATTAAAATAGTTTAAACTTACGTCTAATATACTCGGCTATAAGCGTAGCGTCACACATTCCGTCTTGTATCTTAGTAGGTTGTATTCCTTTTCCTGACCATGGTTTCACGAAAGAGACCAAAGGGAAAAGGCGCATGGCGCATCGGATGGAGGTAGCCTTCGTGTCCAGCTTAGCCGCCGTATACACCCGATCGGCTGTCGTATGAAGCTCCTTCTGCCAGGTCTTTGGTTGCACCTCCTCGAACATGAACCTAACATCCGGGTGAGATCCGTATCGCTCCATCATCTCCACCATCATAGCGAATAGGGCGTTCGGTTCCCGGCGTCTCCCGCCAAAGGTGAAGTTACTGGCTGCCGAGCTGTTGTGGATGCTATGGACGTCCTCGACGGCGATCGCCAGCGTCCCGCCTCCCTTTTCTTGGATCTTGTCAGCGGCATCGAGGAAGAAGCTTGATATAGCCCTAAGATCTATATCCCCCTTAACCGATATCCTTGGAGTCATAATTACCTTAATATCCCCGTTCTCCTGGATCATGGACAATCCTCCGGTGTCTATACCCGGATCTATACCTATTGATATATTCATAACTTCAATGTATATAATGAATGGAAATCCTCCGGTCTAAACACCTGTATTGAGTTATCCGGATACATACCTATATAATAACCGTAAAAAGCCCGCAGAATGCCATTTTCTAGCCTTATATCCAAAGCCTTTACCTTATTCCCATCAACCATAATATCAACTTCATTAGTTTTATGGGATATCTTGTCGAACCATTCAGGTACAGGATCAATACCGTACCTGAATGCGTTTACCGTTGATTTTATTGATATATACGTACCCATCTTATATAAGATTACAATCGTCTCGTTTAACAACCTTAAAATCGCCATTTCTAAGTAATATCGCTACATCAGATTTCGTATATGTGAGAGGCGTATACGATACCAAATGATAAGATGCCTGCCCGACGGCTGGGCGAACCGGTCTCAATACGGCTATGGCTATATCTCCGCCAAGCTCCGTGCCACCGGTGACACCCTGTAGGCACATGTATATGAATCCCTCATACTCATATCTCTTTCCAATAAACTCACTCATGGGAATACCTACGAACAGATAGTTCTTCACATCCCCTTTCTTAACCTCGACAGCGTTCTCTACACTGGACGGTATTACGTCTACAAATTTTACTCCTATTGCCATGATTACAAATTCAATTTAGTTCTTAATTCTTGACACAATTCTTGATTATCCCTCATGATACTTAACGTATTATCCACTCCATTGCCCACCCGGACCTCTCCGTACCAGTACCATGATCCTTTACGGGTAAAGATACCGGTTTCCTCACATAACTTCAAAAGTTCAAGCTCCTTGTCAAATCCTACGCCATAATACAAAGCCGTCTCTGCTATCTGGAAAGGTATAGCTGTCTTGTTCTTCAATACCTTTATCCTAACCTCATGGCCGATAGAAGACCCGTCTTCTCCTACAATGACCTTCTTCCTTGACATCTCCATACGGATAGAGGCGTAGAATTTAAGGGCATTACCGCCGGTTGTTACCTTAGGATCACCGTATATTACACCAATCTTCTCACGATACTGGTTGATGAATACCAGAACACAATCGCTTTTGTTTACGATCCCGGTAAGAACTCTCATAGCTTTTGACATCAACCGGGCTTGTAATCCCATGTTGCTGTCTTCCATATCACCCTCGATCTCCTTCTTCGGGACCAAGTTCGCCACGGAATCCACGACAATGAAGCCTACCCTGCCGGACTCCACCAGCTTGGCCGTGATATCGATAGCCAACTCCCCGTAGCTTGGCTGGGAAATAAGGAACCGGTTCACGTCCAATCCCATCTTCTTAGCGTATTCGATATCAAAAGCGTTCTCCACGTCTATTATAGCTACCAGCTTATCGGGGTGCTTTTTCTGGAACTCGATCATACTTAACGTACACATCATGGTCTTGCCACAAGATTCCATCCCGACCAGCTCATGGATCCGGCCTACCGCCCATCCGCCGCCGAGGGCCTTGTCCACCACTAGCGAACCAGTGCTTTCCCTTGGTATGGATATTATAGGCTTATCATCGCCGAAGTTCATTATCGAGCCTTCTCCAAGCTCTTTATTTAAAGATGATACTAACTCATCTACGTCTGAAAAAAGTTCTTTCTTAGCCATTATAATCCGTATTCCTCGAAATTAAACAAATCCTGTTGTTTCTTGATCATATCCTTACCGATATCAGATATCTTTTCTGGATTTAAAACACCCTCATTCTCATCCACCTTATCTATGAAGTCAGATATCTTATCGCTTAGCAAAACCATATCTTCTTTAGGAATTGATTTTAGATAAAGACCGTCTATGGACCTACATCTTGATAGAGCGGTATATATCTGCCCTATTTCGAAGGCTCTGCTGATATCTACGAATATATTATCTAAAGTCATTCCCTGAGATTTATGAACGGTTATGGCGTATCCTAACCTCAATGGATATTGTATTATATAGCCGCAAGAAATGCCTTCAAGAGAATCATCCACCTGCTTGTACTTTATCTTCTCCCACTTCTCTTTGGTTATCTCCACCTCAGTATCGTTATCTAGATGAACATATATCGTCTCATCAACAGTATCTATGCTGGTTATGATACCCATCGAACCATTGACATACCCATTGCCGTTTCTGGTTATTATGACCTTAGCTCCTACCTTTACTATAAGCTCATCCTCACAGGGAGCTACAGGCTTTTCCCCGAATACAGTAGCATCGAACTTAAATACCTTATTATTGATCTTATCAAGATTAGTCTTATTTATCTCATAAGCTTCTTTGTTAGTTGAGCATATAATTATAGTATTATCCATATTATCCGGGTACTTGACCCTACTATCCAATATCTGTCTTGACTCATCGGTAATAACCCCACATCTTATATCCTCAAGTACGGAAAGAAGCTGAGGATCTTTTTGACGGAATACGTTCTCGAAGGTAATGACCGAGAATCCTGAAGCTCTTAATGCCTTTGATGAGAAAAAGAACCGGCTCTCATAATATTTGTCGATAAAATCATCCGCCGTCACCACAGGCGGTAGTTGTGATAGATCTCCAAACATAATCAACCTAACTCCACCGAAAGGTTCCTTGCTACGCCTGCATTGTCTAAGTATGTCAGCCACCTCATCAAGCAAATCAGGTCTTACCATACTGATCTCGTCGATAACGATAGTATCAAGGTTTCTGATCTTCTTCTTCATAAACGGACTTACATCCACCTTATTAGACAACATACCTCTCTCGATAGAAGGGATATAAGGATCGTTCTTTATAGAGAAGAACGAATGAATGGTCTGTCCTCCGGCGTTCAACGCCGCTACTCCAGTTGGGGCTACGATAACGCACTTACCCAAGAACTTTACGATACGTCTCATGAACGTACTTTTACCACTACCGGCTCTACCGGTAATAAACAGATTCTCCCTAGTGGTGAAAATCTTCTTCAAGGCACGACCCTGCTCTACGTTTTTATCCACCGTCATAATATGACGAAGGAGGTCGTTTTCGTTTCTAAAATCCTCTTGTACCATGTCTTTTTAAGTTTATGGTACAAAGATACGAATAGTTATAATTAACTATTAAAAATAAATGTGAATAATATGTAAATATTAAATTTTATATCTGATACTCAAATCATCCAGCTTTACTCATCTCGGAAGATTTTTCTCCTAAAAATACATCTCTTATGTATTCTGTCGATATAAGGATATGCATATATTTCCCCTTGTATAATAGTCTTAAGCATCCGATAGTTACGTTCTTTCTGTCTTTGGTATTCACCACTCCATTGTTTTTTTTTACCTCGTCATACAAATCGGATATACTCTTCTTACACATGTCTAAGAACATGCTTATGTATCTGTATATAGTGGATTGAGATATTTCACGCATACCTATGCCTATGAGCTTCTTATTCAACTCATTAAGAAGGTATGCTACATTGAACTTAACTGTCTTTCTTTTAGTTACCTTGTATATGTGATGTACGTTTCTGGTTCTGGCTCTGAATATTATTTTGGAAAGGATTCTCACCCTATCAAGCTTCCGGCTTTTGTTAGCCATTCTTCGTCTAGAATCCGAATCAAGATTCTTATCAATGCAAGTGTATATGGATTCTCCTTTCTTTACAAACATATCCTTTATCCTTGGGACCTTACTAGCCTTATGCTTGTATTTTATGATATCTGACAATGCTATTCTGATCTCTCCTTCAGCCCAAGCCTTTAGACTTATAAGTTGGTAGTTTATATCTTCGTGAGAATCTCTTAATACATGTCGGTAGCAGAAATAAGCGCATCCATCCGATAGAATATCAATAAAATCATTGGTATTGATCTCTATCTGATCTCTGTTTCCATCTTGCATCCTTTTTCTTAGAAACACATGTTTGAGTACGTTTATGATAATAAGATATATCATTGCCATCTTACATTCATCGCTGATCCGGATTCCCGATCCATGATACTCCTCATGTTTCGATGAATATTTTATGGCTGTCACTTTCTTGCCTTCCTTATTAGTAACAGGCTTAAAATCAACTGGACATATAAGTGATCCGGCTGGAAGTTTTACACATCCTAGCTCATCTTTCTTGGTCTGAATATTACGTGGAATATACTTTTCGGTAAGAATCTTATCGAAATTTGATTTCATTTTCTGTAAAAGTGCTATCTTTGTTCCAGACATTTTTTTTAAAGTTTTTGCTGCGAATATACAAGTTTCATCAATACGAAACAAGTTATTCGGATGGATGGGTAGCCTGTGAAGGTCGCCCATTTGTTGTTTAAGGAGGGTAGGTGATGTCCGTAAAACGCTGTGCGCGTGAACGATGGTTTTTCTCAACCTACTTGTTACGCGCGCGTTAATAGGTATATTATTAAATATAATTAACTCTATAAATATATTTTACTTACTAATATCTCAATCCGTACACAGAACCTCTCCTGACGTCGAGTTCCTGTGTACTCCACTTAAAGTCTCTATTTAATAAAACATTGCTTTTTACCGCCAAGGTATGGTGCCGTCAGGTAGCATACCGCAGGCTAAACCTGGTATAAGCCGTATTCTATACCGGAAGCTGGGATCCCGGTAAGGGGATCGGGTGGAGAAAAAGCCAAAGAAGAAAAAGCGAGGTCTTGTACGATCGCTCACGCTCCGGCCGTCCGTATCTTCTACGGCAGGCCCCATCGCCCCAAGGCTTCCCATTTCCCCTTGGCTTTATATCCCATAGCTTGGGGAGGAAGGAATCCAAAGGGAAAAAAGTAAGGTCGTATGCGGTCGCTCACGCTCCGGCAGGCTAACATAACTCTACCGCCGTACATGTCAATAGCGAATCTCTGGCGGCATTGTCCGGTATGACGGCGGTAGCCTTACCTTAGCTGTCCCTGCACGTCCCCCACCAACCTTTCCCCTTTGGATGCCTTGGGCTATGTCATGGGACGATAAGAAGCCAAAAAGAAAAAAGGAATGGTCGCATCCCGTGAGGCAGGATAAGGCTGTCCCCCGCCGTCCACGCGCGTAGCGTACGTGAACTTCACTGTTCTCGCTATTGCAGCCAGCCGTAGATATATATGGCTTCGTTCGTCCTACCCCACCAGCTTTTTCCCTTTGGATTATCGTAAATACATGCTAGTCAGCATATATTATGTTGATTATGGCAAAATTTCTTGACAACGATATTTTTTTTAAGTAGTTTTGCTGAAAACTAATTTCATATGCCTGAGCAGAGAAAAGCTTTCGTATTCGCATTACCTTACGACACTAGACTGGATATGATCCAGCAGTTCTTAAGGATATACAACGGCTATCTGGATTCCAAGGGTAGAAGCTTGATCACCGAAAGAACGATAAACTTACTTTCTTTCTACATCAACTACGGATACTCGGATGATACCAGGGCTAAGTACATGGATTGTCATGGACAGAAGGAGTCTTACATCGCTGTCCTTAACAATGAGTTGAAGCGTGGTGGTTTTCTGGTGGACAAGAAGAACGGGAATTTCCGTACCCGTGAGTTGTCTATTGAGATGAGAAGCCTACGTAATTATTTCGTGCTTGACGGGGAGGGTGATGATACCCGTGTAATGGGATTCGTATTCAAGAGAAACAAATTGGATATTGATGGGTAGGAATCTTATTTCATTCGATAGGGATATCGTTGATGAGGTGGTAAGAAGATCTGATGGGAAGTTCACCAAACAACAGGTAGAGTGGTGCATGAAAGCATCCGTATCTTACATCCATCATCTAGCTAAGTATACTGACAATATATCTATCAGAATACCGTTTATCGGATACGTTATATGCAATCTTCGTGAGATGCGTGTAAGGCGTGATAAGATACGCCGGATATTTGTCAAGGAAGGTAATCGTTATCCGGATGAAAGGATGCCTATTGAGCTTGATTGTCTGGATAAGAAGATTAATGCGATAGAGGATATGGAGGGGTTGAAGAACGGAGATCCTCTTATACGTGATAACCATGAGGCCATGTATCAATGTCGGTATGGAATGACATGGGAACAATTACAGGATTTTCAACAAAAACAATTTAAGAAATAATATGCAAACAATTGGTAAAGCCCAAGTAATAGCCCAAGCTTGGGAAGACAGTTTATTGGGTAGGATTCCTAAGGATAAGAAAGATTATCCCGAATGGTATAAGAATCGTCTTGAATTATGCAAGAAATGTCCTAAGAACTCTTCTAATATAGCTTTCTTTAAGTTACCAGCTAAGGTATTGCTGCAAAGATTGATGGGAAGACAGGCATGTTCGTTGTGTGGTTGTTTTATCAAGGAGAAGGCTTGGATGAAGACCGAGGTATGCCCGTTGAAGTTCGTGGAAGGAGAGAAAGCTAAATGGAATGCTATGGAGGTGATAACAGCCGATCATAACGATTTTAATATCGAGTGCCCTAACGATTCCTTTGATATAGGACTGACGGATGATGAGAGCGAGTTTTATCTAAATATTTTTGATCAGAAAATAGGTGATAAGATAGAAATCGTGTTATTTATTACCCATAAAGATGGTTTCCATGTCAAGGAGCATCATCTTGGATGTGGATGTATGGGAGACGTGTCATATAACAAACATCCTGACAATGAGAATAGAACTATATTTAGGATGACGTTGGATACCTCAAAATATACGGAAGGTCATTTTGAGAAACATCTATCTCTTATGGGTTATACGAAGGATGATCCTGAACGTAATTTCAAACATTTCCCGCTACGTATTATAGGGGAAGCTTATAAGTAAATACTATGCGAAGTCCCGTAAGAAGTAATATAGATGATCGTATCCATGCCCTTATTGTCATGGAAGTCGGATGCCGTGAGTTGCCTGAATATTCGTTGGGTGATATACTTTACTCCGCTTTAAGGAGGATAGCTAGGGCTAATGGTGGTAATGTCCGCTTCTTGCGGGATGTTAGTACCAGGGATTTATTGAGGTCTATAGACCAAAGCATCAGTGATGAGATTGAATTAAATAATAATGATTATAACGTGTGATTATAATGGAAGAGGATAAGGATATCAAAAAAGAGATCAGGGATTATCTTAAAGAAGAGGCGGATACTCATATAAGGCATTGGATAGCCATAAAGCGTGAGAGCAAGCGTCTGTATAGCGATATTGAGGATAGAACCAAGAAGATAGCCCTTAAATCATCTTCGTTGATAAAAGAGGAGGATTTTGTCGTTCTTCATGAGATGACCCATAAGATACAGATGTTGAATATAGAGGCTGTAAAAGTCAATTCTAGGTTGATGTTCATGATCCAGTTGGCTACCAGCTTCGGTATGGATCTGGATTTAGATACGACATATGCGTCCACCGCCAAGGGTATTATAGAAGACAGAACGTCTGGATTCGTGTTTTATGATGACAAGGAACGTCTTAGATATGCTGACAAGGAGCTTGAGGATATGTTCCATGACATGAGCGTGACGGAAGTAAGTAAGATAGGGGTTGTTCAATCTTATGAGCTTCTTATGAAACAGTATAATGAGTTTAAAGATATGAAAGCTAATGCCACAGGGAAGACGAAAGCCGACGAGTAAGGACGCTGATCGGGTGAACGACAATCTTGAGGTCATAGCTAAAGCCATAAACGACGCTAAGACTTATATTGATAAACATCCTTGGGATAAGGAGAAGCCGGAGGATATGGCAAGGGCATTTGACTTCATATCAAAATTAATCGATAAGATAAATACATGGAATGATTCTTATATGGAGAAAAGTGGGATCATGGATGTATATAGGTCTGTAAGCAATGTCCAGAAAAAGGAACGTAAGGGTCAGGTTTCTGGTGGAATTGAGTCTGTTTTAAAGGATATTATGAAATGAGTTTAAGCACGAGTCCAGAATTTTATGTAAACATGAAAAATCCTCCTGTATGGAACGATCTGTTCGGTTGGGAGGATCAGGATGACGATGTTAAGCAGTTCTTTAAAGAAGAGGCTTATAAGGTCAAGTACGGGGTGACTATCAATGGTACGTTCATCCCCCCATGGCTTTATTGGCATGTTAATTTCTTTCCCGTATTTCAGGATCTTCCAAACGGGGAACGTGTGCCAGCGATCAGTCGTTTGCGTGATAACGAATGGTTTTTCGCCGAGATGTACCAACGTGCCCGTATGGAGAAGAAAGGGTTGGGGATGTTTGGTACTCGTCGTTTTGGCAAGGCTCTTCTGGACTCGGAGCTGATATATACTCCTCATGGATCTAAGAAAATAGGATTCGCCGATATAGGAGATATCATATACGGTGATGACGGGAAGCTTACTACCATAGTGGGCGTATATCCTCAGGGATTCGTTGATACGTACAAAGTGACCTTTGAGGACGGTCGCAGCGTGGTGTGTTGCGGGCAGCACCAGTGGAAAGTCAAGTATCATGGTGATTATAAGGTTATGAGCACTATGGGTATCATCCATTCTGACTTCTCCAAAATGACTATAGATATTGGGGAGGCGGTAGATTTCCCTGAGCGGCGGTGGCTGATATCGCCCCAGCTCATGGGGTCTCTGGCCGCCTCCTTCCTTTGTGGCGCTACCGACAGGATCTTTGAGCTAAGCAAGAAGGAGATGGATGATGTCATTTATTCATCCAAAAAACAGAAAGAGTTGTTCATAGGATCGTTTATGAAGATCGCTTGTGGTATAAATACCGGTGACGATCGTTTTAAGGTCGTTTATAAAAGCGAGTATATTATATCCTTTGTAAGGAAAATATTTTGGTCTATGGGGTATTATTGTGTCATGGATGGTGATGATATGTATATATCTAAGACCCATGATAGGCTTAGGATATATGATATAGATTATTACGGTAGATATAAGGCTACTTGTATTGAGGTCGATAATAAATCGCATCAGTTTCTTACTACCAATTTTGTCGTCTCCCATAATACGACCATCATGTCATCACTTCTCCAGATGAACGCTACTATGACGATCGGCCTTAGTCATTCTGTAGTAGGATTCAGCGACAGTGATTTATCCAATATCGGCGAGTATTGTGAGTATGGTCTTGATCATGTGCATCCTTTTTTCAGGATCAACAGAACCAAGACCGACTGGAGTTCGGGAGTTACATTAGGCAAGAGGATGTCCAATGGTGTACGTGATATCCATGCCATTATCTCTATAGCCAACATCAATATGGGTAGGAAGACCTCCACGCAGAAGACGGCTGGTTTGACACCGGCTACGGCTATTTTCGACGAGGTAGGCAAAGGTCCGATAAAGAAGCCTTACACGGCCGCCATGCCATCCTACGACACGCCTTATGGCTGGCGTCTTAGTCCTATCTTGGCTGGTACCGGTGGTGAGGTGGAACTATCCAAGGACGCTCAGGAGATGTTCTCTGATCCTGATACATACAATCTTCTGGTCATGGACTGGGATATTTTAAATCGGAGAGCCATGAAAGGGAAAACATGGAAAGAACGGAAATGGGCGATGTTTGTCCCCGGTCAGATGGCTAACTCCGGTGTCAAGAGAACGATAGGGTTAGGTCATTATTTGGATAAGCCTGACGACAAGAAGCTTAATAAGATTAAGATTGATGCCACGGATTTCGAGGCTAGTACCAATAAGCTTAACGAGGAACGGAAGAAGCTATCTACGAAAGATAGGGTAGCTTATACCTCTCATACCATGTTTTATCCATTTACGATTGACGACTGTTTTTTAAGCTCATCCCAGAACCTATTCCCGGTCGAGTACGCTATCAAGCATAAGAATGATCTTCTTGAGTCAGGGCAATATAGTGGTATGCTGTGTGATGTTTTTCTTGAATCGGGCAATAAGCTTGGTACTACGAAATCTAATAAACAGCTAGCTGGTTTTCCGTTTAGCGGCGGTGTTATTGACGCTCCTGTCCAGATATTTGAGATGCCTCAATCCAATAGGTTTGATGATTTTATTTATGTGGCAGGATGTATGCCTCCTGGGGAAGTTGTTCTTACGGATAGCGGATGGAAGAAGGTAGAAGACGTAAGGATGGGAGATAGGCTAGTTTGTATGGATGGAGGCTATCATGATATAGAGTGTATCATGATTCTTGATAAGGAGGATTATGATGTATATACATTCAAGCTTAGTAATACGTTCAGAGAATTGACATTTACGAAAGAACATCCGTTATGGGTGTCGAAGGGTGTATCTAGGCATGGATATGCCATAGATGAGGGTAAATTTGAGTTCGAGTTCGTGGAGGCACGAGATGTTAGAGAGGGATATTGGACGGCTATCCCTAATGTATATAGGGAAGAGATAAGAAACGAGGATAAATGCTTCCATGGATTATACGATAATATCGATTTTTGGTGGATGATTGGTTTATGGATTGGAGATGGATGTCTTGATGATTACCATGTAATATTCTCCGTAAATAAGACCGAGAAGTGTATAGTAGATAGACTTGATCGTATATTTACGGATATTATTCCTTGCGTCCATAGTTATAGCTATGGAGACGGGTGTTACCGTTATAGTGCGAATAATGTGGATTTGATGGAATGGATAAGATCCAATCTAGGATCAGGAAGCCTTGGTAAATGGATACCGGAGTGGATAAAATATATGCCAATAGCGAATAAATGGGCGCTTGTACATGGTTATCTGGATTCAGACGGATCCGTTACTAGGGATAAGAGAGGATATTACACGATGGAGTTTGTAAGTGTGAATCTTGGACTTATGGAGGGTTTCCAGCATATCCTTTTCTCTCTTGGAGTAGTATCAGGAATATCAAAGATGAGGAAATCTAGGGTGATGAGTATAGCCGGAAGGGATGTGAATACGCATGATACTTATCATCTTCGTCTTGGGAACATGGATACAATGCTGGCAAAGGATTCTATCCTTAAGTATGATATATCATCCTTTAAGCTGGAAAAGATAATCAATGGGATAAGAAGGAGAAGAAAGAATACAGGCTGCTTTATATCGAAAGATGGTGATAAGATATACTTGAAGATAAAGAGGATAACGGATAAAAAATATACAGGTCAAGTATACAATTTTACTGATGATTGTCATAACTATATGTGTATGAATATGTTAGTATCAAATTGTGACCCCTACAAACAGGCCAAGTCTGATACCCCTTCATTAGGAGCTTTTTATGTATTCAAAAGGCGTGTTGGTATTCGAGATCCTTATGCCTATAGAATAGTGGCTTCATACGTATCCCGCCCATCATCCATAGATCAGTTTTGCCGTACTTGCGAGGTGCTTCAGAAGGGATATGGTGCTATATGCCTTATGGAGAACGCTGACCAGATGTATGAGCAGTATCTTAACCGGAAGAGTGGTATGCCTGCGTCTTTCTTCCTGTTTGCTGGTGAGGCAATAGCCAATAAGTATGTGAAGGCCGGCTCCCGGCAGAACAGCAAGTTAGGTCTATATCCTACCCCCGGCAACCAGAACCTGCTATTCTCGTGCGTCGTGGATTATTGCTGGCAGGATTTCGTTATCGGATATGATGATAGTACTGGTCTTGATATAACGGTCAAGGGTATTGAGTTGATTGATGATATAGCTCTACTGGATGAGATAATACAGTACAAGCCAGGATTGAACGTCGATAGGATAATAGCCTTCGGGCATGCGTTGGTTCTTGCTAGGTATTTTGATGATAACAATTACATGCCTAAATCGAAGATCGAGGAGATGAATAACGCCCGCAAGGAAGATGCTTATAAGCACCATGAGATATATGCCTCTGCATTTGGATCGGTATCTATAGGTGCGTTTCGGTAGTTTAGTGTTGCTTAATAACTTATCTTTGCTAAAAACAAATTAGATTGACATGGAGATTTTCAATAGAGATCATTCGTTTCCGGCAAAAGGGGCGCTATTAGGATTACCTCCTCAGGCTATTTCCACGAAGAAAAAGAACAGGAAATGGAAGGAGGATTGTATGGACGCTCTTGAGGCGATAGGATTAAAACAATATGATCGTAACCAAATGTACCGTGACTATTATCTGATGGCGGATGGTAAGTTATCTTTTATGGAGATGGCGGATGTTATCCCACAGTTAAGGAACGTACAGAAGTTAAGGAGTGATATAAGGATACCCTCTTTCTTGAAGCATTATGATATCATAGGTGGTATTGTAAACGCTTTTGAGGGATGGTTAACAAATCTACAGGATAAGTATACGGTTAATGAGGTAGGGGATATGGCTATAAGTGAGTATGAGGACACGATGTCAAACTTACTTCATCGCCATATACAAGAACAGTGGGATATTATCGTCAATCAGCGTCTTGTAGAAGCCGGCCTTGATCCGACGTACAATGAGTTCAACTCCGAGGAGGAACGTCAGGCTTACGCAGAGCAAATTCAACAAGCCAAGGTGTCTATGACCCCTGACGATATCCAGAGGTTCATGAGCACCAGATGGAAGACGCAGGCGGCTGTATGGGGAGATCATACGATCGAGGCTGACCGTAGCCGGTTTTATATGGATGAGCTTGATCGTGAGAATTTCCGTGACCGGCTCCTTAGCGGTAAGATGTTCCGCAATCATTTCGTTGGATTTGACTACTACCGTCCGGAGGTGTGGAGTCCGATGGAGGTTTTCCATCCTGATGTGAAATATCCGCAATATGGAAGTTATGTGGGCCGTATTCATTATTACGAGGGTGTTGAGTTGATATCAAAATACGGCCATAAGATGACGGCCAAGGATAAACGCAGGATTATGGGCGGTGATGATGATTACGAGGGATGGGTATCCAATGACGGTACTAGGTATGATTGGAAGAAAAAGAAGCCTTCTATTACCGGTATGTATGAGAATGAGATTATTCCATGGAAAGGATACCATGACTATGAGTCTATAGTCGCCGCTGAGGACTATTATGGTGTGCCAATGGGCGAGTACCACACCTTCGGGCCGGACGGGGAGGAACACACCCAGCCCCGCTTCTTGCCCCGCTTCCATCCCTTTGGATATTTCAACTCCGGTATGGCCGATGGCAAGAGATATGAGATAGATTCCCGCCTTTTTAGAGTCATGGAGGGATATTGGGTGTCCATGAAACCGGTATTTCTAATAACTTACATGACGGAGACCGGTATGGTAGATCAGGAGCTTGTTACCGACGAGCTATTACCTGAGTTTTTGGAGAAGAACGGGATAAAGAAGGTGAAGAGGGTGATGGCAGAAGCCGTTGGCGATCCTGAGGTTAATACCTATATCTTGGAGTATGTGCCTGAGGTTAGGTTTGGAGTTAAGATCACTGGAGGTAATTTAATGGATAAGCCTATATATATAGGGGGAGATCCAATACCTCATCAGATACATGGTGATAGCAGTCTGTATGATTATATCATTCCGGTTTCTGGATTTATAGGGGCTAGTCTCGCTGATCGCATACAGCCGTTCCAGATGATGTATAACCTTGCTATGAACCAGCTATACAATAACGCCGAGAAGGAGATAGGTAAGTTCTTCTTAGGCGACTTAGGATTCCTGCCTACGGAATATAAGGATATGATGGACAAGAAGGGAGCTTTGGCTACTTTCATGCAGATCGTTAAGTCTGTCTCGTTTATGGGTGTAGGTGGTAATGACACGAACAATCCTTACCAGAATCCGCAGATGAGCAGCATATATAATCAGTTCGGTGTATATGATCTTACTAATACAGATCAGATAAGATCCCGTATGGAAATGGCGTCTTACGCCTATATGATGGCTTACAGGATGATAGGTATATCCGAACAGGCTATGGGTCAGTCAACGAGATATGAGAGTTCTACGGGCGTAAAACAGGGCGTTAATGCCACGATGTTACAGACCCAGACTTATTTTAATGACTTCGATGATTTTAAGAAGCGGACGTTGGATATCCATCTTGCCGTAGCTCAGGTATGCCAGAAGGAGGGATATGATTGGACCGTGATGTACAGGAACAGCGATCTTTCCTTGGCTTACGTCAGTCTTACGGATAATAGCCTATCGTTACGTCATCTTAATGTTATGGCTGTCTCTAACTCCAAGAAACGTCTGGAATTGGAGAATTTGAAACAATATATATTGCAGACAAATACGTTAGGTAATGACTTGCTTGATATCACTAGGATGATGAGCGCCAACTCAACGGCTGAGATGAACCAGATCGGAAGGGATGCCAGATCTTACGCCGATCGTGTAAGGCAAGAGGAATACCAGAATAAACAGCGACTTGTCCAGCAGCAAGCCGAGGCCGAACAACAGGCACGTAACGATGAGCATGAGAAGGATAAGGAGCTTGCTTACATCAAGGGTAATTTCGATTTACGGGGTAAGAGCATAATGGCCGCCGGTCAAGCCGCTAGGACTGAGAACAACTCAGAAGGTATGGATTACGTTGAGGCTATGGCTGATAGGGCCTTGAAGGAAAGAGATATGGATATCAAGGAAGAAGAGATGAGAACCAGACAGGCTAATATAGAGGCTGAGCGAAGGTCTCGTGAGGAGATAGAAAAAAGGAAGTTGGAATTAAAAGAAAAGGAGATAGATTCTAGGAATAAAAGATCTGATACAGATAGGTTTACGTCTATAATAAACAAGAATTGATTACAATTTTTGTAAATATTTTTACAAGATATGTAATCATTTTGACGTAAGATTCTGTCATATACTATAATGGGTTTGATTTGATTGGTAATTGTGTTAATGATAATTTTGTAAAAAGCAAAAAAGGAAATTGTATGAATGACATGGGTGATTTCGCTAAGGGTTTTAAGACCATGAGTGTCGAGGAACTTTTTTACCGTGGTGACGGTGATGGCGATAAGAATAATATTGAGGGTAAATATGATAAGGATGGTAATCTTATAGATGATACCAAGAAAGAACCTGCCGACGGCGGAGCGGCTGACGGTGGTGGGGACAAGGGGGGCGATGCGACCATCCCAGACCCTGATCCTGTTGGCGAAGGTAGTGTTGATAACAATAGCGTGGTATCAGGATTTAACGGAAAATCTTTCTTGGAGAAGATGGCTGCCAGAGGTATCATAGACAGTATCGAGAACCTTGATATTATGGTAGATGATAAACCGGTTGATCTTTCTACTATCACGAAAGAGGATGATTTACTCGATATAGTGGAGGGATTGATCAAGGACAAGGCTGATGAGTTGTTGAAAGACAAGGTTGATACCGGATCGATGTCTGATTTTATGAAGAAGATGATAGAGGTGGATAAGGCCGGTGGTAACGTTGGTCAACTATTAAGCCAATATCAGAGTATTCAGGCTCCGTTGGATAACCTTGATATGAGTAATAAAAATGATCAACTTGCGGTTATCCAGCATTATTATAAGATGTTGGGTATGCCGGAAGATGAGATAAAGGATAATATGGAAATGATGATTGGTAAAGGCGATGAGTTTATCGAGTCTAAGGCCAATAAGTTTCATGATATCCTGAAAAAGGAGATGGATAACCTTATCGAGGAGGAGAAAAAGAAGTCCGAGAAAAGGAGACAGGAGTTAGTTGAGCAGATGAAAGTCTATAAGAAAGGTCTAAAGACATCTATAAGCTCAGGATTTCAGTTGACTGACACGATGATAGGTAAGGCTGTCGATTTCGTTACAAAGCCGATAGACAATCAAGGCCATACGGCTATAGATAAAGCCTATTCCGAGGCTATTAAAAATCCGGATATGGCCGCTGATTTGGCCTTGTTCTTGATGAATAAGGACGAGTTCCTTAAACAGAAAACCAACAAGGCTAAGATGGAGGTTAATAAGAAGACCATCACTCTTCTTTCTGGCAATAAGGGAGGAAAGCAGAATAAGACTAATATCGATAACGATACTATAGAAGCTAACTTCCTTGATCTGAGTGGATCAAAGAGTGTATAACGTTTAAATATATTGAAAATGAATCCGTTTCTTACAAAAAGTTTCCCGGCTACCGTGAATGGTGATAACGTTATTGCCTTTACTGATGCCAAGAACTATAAGACTTCGCTTGTAGAGCATAACTTAGGCTCATTGGCGAGCTGGTATTATGAGGACCCTGATAAGAATCATTTGGGTCTGTTGAATCTGTTCTCTAATATCGCTAATTACCCTGTACCGATGTATATGGGTATGATTAATAACGGCGCTACGATCTCCGTTAACGGTATTGGAGCTTCTTTCCGTTATGATTTACCTGTTACAAAGACATTCGCTGTTGTTACGGCTGAGGATACTTCAGGTCATCATCTGAAACCTGGTATTGATGGTAGCTTGTTTGATATCGTTTTGAATACATCTGAGTTTACGGCTTATGATGTTATTACCTACGATGCCGCTAACGGTTGTAATATCCTTATCTCAGGTGAGATCCCGTCTAAGACAGAAGGTGACTTGACACGTTATTGGTGTCGTGTTATCGGTGGTAAGGCTAAATACTTCCCTAAAGAGAAATTACGTCCGGGTGTCCGCTACTGGAAGATCGGTCATGCTCTTGGAGAGTATAGCACCCAGTTCTCCAAGGTATCTGGGGCTGACAAGGCCGGTTCCATGACCTGCGAGTTCCGTTTAGGAAACCACCGTGGTGTTGAGGGAGAGACAACTATGTATGCTGGTATGAAGTCCATGCAAGCCGCCCAGAACAGCACTTCAGAGTTTGTGGAGACCGCTCTTCGTCGTATGAATGCCATGAGAAGTGAGTATGAGGGTAATATTCCTGATCTGGCTATTATCGGTAAGACTGTTAATGGTAGACTTGATTTGCGTACGGCCAAAGTAGCCTCTACGTTGGAGGTGTTCTGTATGGCTGAGTTGGTTAAGTTGGAGGCCAGACAGTTGATGTGGCAAGAAGGTGGTATTATCATGGATCAAAATGGTCCTATCCATTTGAATGAAGGTATCTATCGTCAGCTTCGCCGTGGTTACACTATTTACTATAGCCGTCCGATGGGTATTACTAAAGACACGCTTATGGCTGCCGCATCTTATATTTTCCGTGGACGTCAGGATCTTCCTATTACGGAACGTAAGATTAAGTTCAAGGTAGGAGCTATGGCTATGATCAATTTAGAGAAGTTGATCAGGGAATCGTTCTTCACTACCTTGCAGAACTTAAGCTGGGGTATGGGAAGCGATAGGATGTTGCCTTCTAACCCTATCTCTGGTACTAATGACGCCATGATCTTAGGTCCGGTTCAGGTTAAGGGAGCTTTCATCCCGGGCATCGGTAATGTTGAGTTCGAGCATGATCCTTCTTTGGATTACGCCGACATGACAGATCGTAGCGAGTTGGTGAATGGCATGTATCCTAGATCCTCTTATTCTTGTATTATCGAGAATATCACTGACGCTGGATCGACTAACGCGTATTCCGCTATTCCTAATACGGCTAACGCTAAGTTAGGTAATATGAATAACAACGTATTCTATATCAAACCAGAAGGTGTAAGTATGTGGTGGGGTTATGAGTACGGTCGTTGGGCACACAAAGCCAACGGTAACGAGATCGTATCATCCTTGCCGGGTATGAAAGAGCAATTCTGGTGTCATTCCGCTTCCGCGGCATGGGTTATGGATAACAGTAAGTTCTTGATTATCGAGCTTCAACCGAACTACTTCGGCTAAGTTTTTTCATATATGTAATTTGGTTTTTAGAGGGGAGGATATTCCTCTCCTCTTTTTTTAAGTAACGCAAAAAGGAAATGAAAGAAATTTTAAAATCAAGGAAGGTATTGGCCGAGGTAAACGGTTTCAATATCATGTCAGATACCTTATATGAGGTTGTAGGCAAACACGATGGAAGCGCTCCTCAGGCCTTTCAAGACGCTAATATAGCTAAAGCTCCGTTCCCGGAGAACGCCACTCACGTATGTTGCCCTTGGGATGATTTCTCCAAGGCCTATAACACCGGTTTTTATCCAAGATCAAGATGCTATAATGGTCTTGACAAGAATGAGATCGATAAGCTCGTCAAACAGCGGGTAGATAATATCATGAAGCCTTTCGAGGAAATGTCACAGATGGATCTATCTCAAACCAATTTAGAATTTTGGGATGACGCTAAGGATAAGATCTTCATGGGTAAGGTTTATAATACGGCTAATACCGTAGATCTATTTTATTTATATCTGGCTGTATTTTCCGGCATGTTGACTCCTCAGGAAATGGATGGTGACCCTATTTTCATGAACTCCATGTTCTGTTTCGTAGAGAAAGACAATATGAAGGATTTCGTTCAGCAGCGTGAGATCAATAAGATGAACATCAGCTATAAGTTTATCAGCGCCCTTAAGAAAGGCGGCGACGATCGTCAGGCTGTCATCGATCTTCTTCTTTACATCGGTATCGTAACTCGCCCGGATTTCACGGAGGATGAGTATTATACAGGATCTCTATCAAACTGGATGAATGAGAAGAAGACCAATGTTGATTATCTGCTTGATATCTGGGATCGGTCATTGGAAGGTGATTTCAAGGAAGTTCTTGAGTTTTACCGTATCGTAAACGTCCTTCAACGAAATGGTCGTATCAATATGACTCCATCCGGATTACAATATAATGGCCAGATCATAGGACCTGACGTTCGGACATCCGCTGAGTTCTTGGCTACCAAGAAAGACTTTATTAACATAAAGGCTAATGTATTGGATGAGTATGAGGAGATCATGTCTATGTCTAATATCGATGATAAGTCCAAGACCAAGAAGGTTAAGGATATTAAGAAGAAGGATGACGTAGAGGAAGGTGATAAGATTAAGGAGGAATAACGATGACAATCCAAGAAGCGTATCTAAGGTCTTTGCAGAAGAACGAGCAGAATCTTGCCAATGGCGGGATTAAGCTTGATCCGGGAAGGTTCGTGTTGTTGTTTAACGAGGCCCAGGATAGGTTGATAAGATACTATCTTAATAGAAAGGATGATGAGACCATCCGATCTATACAAACTCTTCTGGTGTACTGGAAATCGCTTAATAAGGGTAATCATATAGATGATCCTGAATCGACATCATTCGGTCTTCCGGATGATTATCTATGGTTCTCAAATATAAAAGGTTCGTTTTCTTATAAAGGATGCAAGGTTAGTGATTTCGTTATGTGGGAAGCTAAGAACGAGAACGTCCATGAGCTTCTTGGGGATGATAGCAATAAACCTTCTTTTGATTACCGGGAGACGTTTTACACCATAGGAGATGGGAAGGTCGTGGTGTATGAGGACGGATTCCGTACCGACGAAGTCAGGATGACCTACTACCGAAATCCGGTACGGGTGGATCTGACCGGGTATATCAACGCTGCCGGTATGCAGTCCACGGATATCGACCCTGAGCTGCCCGATCCTTTGGTGGAGGAGATTCTGGATATGGTTGCTAAACAATTCAGCCTTAACGAGAATGAATTGAATAGATATAGCATGGATAAGGATAATGTGGCTTCTTTCAAATAAACACCGTTAGTTTGATCATTAAGCCTACTCGGTAACGGGTAGGCTTTTTGTTTTACATAAAATGTAAATACTATATTATGTCGTATACTCACGACCTTATTTTATTGTGGTGATATTGTTTATCATTATGTTTGCGTTAGGTAAATGATTCTTTAAATTAAAAAATTGATAATATGTTGCACAGACCGCAAGATCGGGTACTTTTCGTATCCCCACATGCTAAGATGGTGGATGTTGATTCCATCTTCTTGAAGGAAGGACAGATCGGTATTTACGATACTAAAGATACTTCCGAGAACGGTTGTAAGGCCGTGATTGATTTTACCGGTAAGCCTCGTAACGACAAGCGTTATGAGATCCGTATCGGTCGTAATGAACAAGCGGCTTCCCGCTCTATCTATGATAAGGATTTTTCCACGCCGTTATTCTCTTTGAACGAGATCACGGAGATCTACGCTTCTTGGCCGAAGAAAGATCATGCTTATGTCGATGATGTTATCTTAGGATACAATGGTGTTTCTGATGACACGGCATTCTCAGTCTCCAAAGGAGACCGTATCGCTATCCGCTTGGTTCTCGCTGGTCGTGCCTTTGAGCTTCTTGGCTATGAGGAGGGTCGTGTAGAGATCAATGACGCCATTCTTTTGGATGATTGTGATAATACGCCAAATCAATGCGAGGAGTGTGATCCTTGCGAGGAGGTTGATTTGTTGCCCGCCGTATTGAAGTGTATCGAGCGGATGAAGAACCAGCCTATCGCTGGAGGTGGTAAGGTGTCCGATTATATTGATATCACTCCGGTTACAAGATGTACTAACGAGGCTACGGAACCTGAGACGGAGGACGTGAACTTCTATTGTATGGAGGTTTGCGATACTGGTGATGACCTTGCCTTGGCTGAGGTTCGCGCCCAATATCCGGGGTTGAAGATCGTACGAGAGACTATTGAGGGTAGCATGTCACGTTATAAGGTTATGAAGAAAGGGGCTAAACCTGCTGACTATACCCAACGTCTGATCTCTATCATGAAAGGATGCGAGGAATGCCCGCCTAGCTATACTGAGGTTAAGGGCGGATACCTGTATTCCATTTCATTGGAGGATGACGGCGTTGATATGTCTACTACGGTAGAGTCTTTACCTAATGTGGTAGCTGATACGGTTAATAAGATGAGCCAGATCAAGGGATCAGGTTTGTATATTGCCGCTACTTCCAAGAAATTGACGGATGAGGAGATCTCTACTTTCGTGGAGGCTAATCCTACGGCTATCATCTACTATGTGGCTAAGACATCCGATATGTGTGAGAATCCTACGGTTCGTACCGCTTCTTGGTCAGCTTGCGGATCTTGCAAGGTATCTAAGGAGAAGTATTATATCACGATCCCGGACAACGAGTGTGGTGAAAGTGCTTTAGAGGAAATCAAGCAGGCGTTCCCGGAACTGGAGATCACTGATTACGGCACTCCTGCTGCTTGCCAGCATAGCTTCCAGACAGAGGTATATACCAATATGTTGTGCGATGAGTGCGACAAGGTGTTCGAGGGATTCTTTACCAGCGAGGCTCCGGCGTCTTACCGTAACCGTATGTGGAAGAAATTGGAATCAGCACAAGAGCTTGGTACTAATTGTAAATGCGGTATCCGTTTCCGTGGCAAGGAAATGTTGTTATCTCCATCAGAGTGCTTGATGGATAAAATGACTTATATCGAGGATAGCGTGGAGATCGTAGGCGCCAGCGGCGGTTATCCCGATTCTTTGGATGAGGGTTCTCCTATCTGGTGGGATCAGCTTCACTTCGAGAGATTGTCCAGCAAAGCACCACGTACTCATGTAGGCGGTAATATGATGGATGACGAGTTGAAGGGTTATGCTCATTTCAACGGCTTCCCGAAACATCAGGATTTCATGGGACGAACATTCATGAACGAGTATAGCCGTGTTGAGCAAACGGCTCAGTACGTGGATTTCCAGATCACGATTAATCCTCATAGATACGCTCAGGGATTCGGAAAGGTTATCGCCGATGATCCGGTTAACCTGATCTTACGTGTACGCTATGGCGCTCATGAGGGTGTTCAGGAGATGATCAATATGATCGGGGCGGCTGCTGGTCTTGGACCGACTATCGTGACCGAACCTAAATAAGAACGACCTTTTTTGCGTTCATATATTTCCTAAAGGGGAGAGATTCAATTCTCTCCCCTTTTTTAATCTATAATAAATGGTTGTGATGGAGGAGTGAAGTTTGTCGTGTATCTAGGTATGTTTGATATTCTCATCTCATCTATAATACCTCCTATCATATTATCGCTAGATCCTGTTCTTCCTCCTATACATATATCGTAGTCTTGTTTTGATATGGTTTTTTTCTTGTTAAATTTATTTACACCATTAATATATAATCCGCATGATTTGTTATTAGATGATAATGCTATGTGATTCCATCCTATCTCTAAGACAGAAGAGCTTACGCTTGCATAATTGTCGAAATTTCCATATATGATATTATCATACCCTATATAGAAGGCGAATCCTGTAGGGCTTCCTGTTATATCAGATGTTATAAAACCTTGTTTTGAGCTTTTATTCGTACAATAATACCATAGTTCTATGGTATAGTTCCCCTCGGATATAATATCCCAGAACCATTGTGATTGGTCGAATATTATAGGGGCGATGTCGAATTTAGCGGCTTGATCAAATTTGCCTGAGACATATGATCCCCCCCCCATGTGACAGGACCTACGTTCTTCCCGATATATTTGAAATCATTGTTAAAATGAAATAACAATATCGTGTTGTTGGCTTTTTTGTTAAAGGACATTCTTCTTCTCATACATCTTATGTTTTTAATTACGTTCAAAGATAATTATATATATCTTTGAGGTATATAATTAAAACATTATAACATGTCAGCTATTAATGAGTATTTAAAGAGACTGGCTTCTATATTCGGAAGCATGGGTTTCTCCGTTCCGCCAGATGACTTCTCAGGTGTTGTCATAGACGGAAAGACGTATCCGGTCATGATGAGGAATGACGGGTGTTACGTGTACTTCGATGATAAAGGAGTAAAGAGACTTGTAAGCGAGGTTCCTAAAAAGGACTATCAGTTCATTAACATTAAGGACGCCCGTGTGTCGATCGTCAACCAATGCTATCGGACACCGGGTGGTCAGGTAGAGGCTCGTATCCATACCTATATGAATAATAAGGGAGATATACTGGCCGAGAAGATATTTATCATCAATTCATCAGATATCGATACTCCTATCGGTACGGAATTAGATAAGGTTCCTGCCGAATGGGTGGCTATAGATTGTAGTATAGCCGAGATGACCGATCGGGAGTTAATATTCGTAAGTAAATGTTATGCCACGGAAGGGGGCAAGGTCCAGATCGAGGGCGTAGAGTCAGTTGACCCCCGCCTGAATCCCGAGGTATCCCATTACGAGGTGGTGAATACGACCGACGATAGTAATCCTATCGGTACGGAGTATGACGCTATCCCCGACACATGGAATCGTATAGTATGTGATTTCCCTGATATGACTCAAAGGGAGATAATACCGGTTCTTAAATGCTTTGATACCGGTACCGGGAGAGTACAGATAGAGGGATATAAGATATTTGATTATGAGATGGGTACCAGAAAGGAATGGTATCGCATCAAGCAAAGTACCGATCCTGAGAATCCTGTAGGAGAATTTATCACTAATATAAGCGATGACTGGGTTGAGGTTGTTTGCGACTTCACGGATATGGAGGATCGTGATATAGAGGTAACGATAGAATGTTATAAGACACCGGCCGGTAAGGTGAAGCTGGAGGTTCTCACGTCATGGGACGGGAATATAGGAGTTAGGGATAAGAGTTATAAAGTCCTGGAGACTACCGATCCGTCACAACCTGAGGGCGCCAGCTTCAGTTCCTTGCCAGATACTTGGATAAGGGCTGTCTGCGATTTCGATGATATGGAAGAACGTGACATTAGATCTTACATTGAATGCTACGATGGAGGTAACGGCCATGTCAAGCTTCGTAGGTTAGTTTCTTATGACTCCAAGATAAAGGCCAGATATGCCCGTTTCGAAGTCCTTGAGTCGGATGACGCTGGCTTCGTCCCGGGGATCGACTTAGCTACCCTTCCAGAGAGTTTCTCTTTGGTTCCATGTGATTTCACGGATATGGAGGATAGAAACGTTCAAGTATATCGTGAGTGTTATGCTTTCAAAGGACAGCGTATTGAGGTGGATAAGGTTGTCTCTTATGACGGTGATCTAGGTGATAGGAAAGCCAAGTATATTGTACGTGAGAGCGAGGACGGCGCTATCTTAATAGATCAGGAATATGATGAGATCCCTGTTGGATGGAAGAAATCTCCTTGCGATCTTGAGAACCTTCGTGACAGGCATGTATCTTACTATGATCAGTGTTATGTCACGGAGAACGATAAACGGGTTAAGATCCATAATATCGTTATATATAACTCTTTAGGATATGAGTGGTATCATTTCTATGAGGTTACGCAGTCAGAGGATGATAAATATGAGGTAGGCGATATTAACTCCTCTATGATTGATAAATGGAGTAGGGTTGAGTGTGAGATGCCTGATATGGAGAATCGGTTCTTGGATACGACAGATACCTGCTATGATACAGGGAATGGTACGGTTAAGATAAGGCGTCAGGAGTCTATTGACTATAAGCTTAATGTCCGGGAGTTTGATTATAAGATCGTGGAGTCAACCGATCCTGATCATCCCACCGATACTACCCCTACCCAAGATACGGTTAGTGGCTGGACGGTAATAAGCTGTGACCTTAATATCATGGAGGTAGATGACTGTTATGAGGTTGGCGGTCATAAAATCCATTTAAAGGGATTCAGGACGGTCAATCCGGCGTTGCAGGATATTAAGTCTATATTGTATGTCGTGTACTCTGATCATCCTGATTATAATGTAGGTGATGAGCTTACGTCTATACCGGATGGGGCTAAGGTGACGATCTGTGATTATGCGGATAAGAGCCAAAGACATATGGTCCCGGTGCGAGAGTGCTATGAGGTGGCCGATGGCCGGTTCTATGTAGAGGGGAGCCGGTTGATTGATAACAATATGGTCGTAGAGCGGATGTCGTTGATGGTGCTTGAGTCATCCTCCCCGACCTACCCGGTAGGGACTACGCTGACCTCCATCCCCGATGGCGCTACTATCGTGGCTTGTTTATGTCAAACCTGTTAATATCAAGGTCATGGTTAAGGTATGTAATGATTATTATATGATTGACGCCCTAGCCGGCGGTGAGGTCATAAGGAAAAGGAAATATCGTCGTGAGAATACGATGATCGGATATAAGTGGTATGATTATAATGGGGTCGAGGTTACTGACCCCATTGAGATATCACGTCTTGACGGATTGGCTACTAAGCATCAACGTGTTGATGAGGCTTATGATGATCATGCCATTTTCATGTCGTCAACCAATTACGTTAACAGCGTTTCCGGTATACCTATGGATAAGCATATGGTTGTCGTTGAATGGAGGCCGGATAGCGAGCAGGGCTTTGTAACCATGGCTCATGATGAGGGTCTTGATGGGGACAGCTATTATATAGTTGTTATCAATGCCGGAGATAAGCAGGCTACGATCTACACCCCCGTGGACCCTGAGGATCCAAAGGATGGGACTTCCCGTGCGGTTGATGGCGATAACGTTTCCGTTGGCGGATCATATGTCTCTATATCCCCCAAGCAAGTAGAGAGGATAAGGGCTACTTTCCGTGATGGTAAATGGTATTATGAGTTAGTCACAAAAACATATCCTAGTAATACTGGAGGCATTAAGATCGGGGATGTTGATTTTGTGACGTTCAGATATTTATGGGAATCAAGTTCCGGAAGGGACTTGGACACGATGACGGAAGCCCTTAATTCTAATGTTCCCACCATAGATAATCTTGCTGTAGGTTGGTCTGGCCCCGGAAATGGAGATAGCTCTGTTAGAGAAGTTCTTAAATGGGGTGGTGATAATACCGGTTCTGGTAAGGAATGTGTTTGGATGTCGGTGAAGGATTTAAGGGCTAAATATTATGATATCCTACCTGAAGAGACGTATTTCATGGCCTACGCTACATGGTTTGGATCTAAAGGTACGGGTAAATGTTCTTTTGAACTTGTTGGATACAAGGGAGGTACGATGAGCCAAGATGGATATAATTTCATCAATACCGGTGGATCTGTGGTGTATCAAAATACGTATGATTTTGTTTGTCATACCAGTAAGGGTTCATCTACGTATAAGACATCCTACGAGAAGGTGGCTCGTGTTACCTACAATAAGCTCACTAACGAGGTTTATATGTCCATCGGTGACGCTATAGATCAGGAGGATAATTATGATAAGTTAGAGCGAGAGATCAATAATATAAAGGAAAGACTTAGCGATGTCGAGAGCGAGTTGGCTGTCGTAAGACGTATAGCCGAGGGTAAGAACACGGCGTATATCTTTGATACGGTCGATGCCATGAATGAGTGGCTGGCGGTCCCGGAGAACACGGCTAAGCTCCGTGTGGGGGACAGCTTCTGGATCAGGGAGCAGGATGTGCCTGATTATTGGTGGGATGGAACTCAGGCTTTAGAGCAGGAAGGTCCGAAGGTGGATTTGTCTCCTTATTATACGAAAGATGAGATTAATAATATTGTTGATGATATCAACCAGAAGATAGAGGATAAGAGTACGTCGATTATCTTCGACACCTATGTCCAGATGAAGTCTTTTGTGGATGATCCTACCAATGCTGACAAGCTTAAGGAAGGTACTATCTTGTTGATACGAGAGAAAAATGTACCTGATTATTATTACGATGGAGCTGGGATAGTTAAGATGGAAGCCGACGTAGAGCAATGCCTTTATGTTACTTTGACTAATAAGCCTACGGAAAGCACTATAAGTTATACTCAAGATCGGGAGGTGACTAATTTCGCCCCGGGTGCTATAGCTAGATGGGTTGACGCTGACGGCAATGACGTGTTTTATAAGCTTGTTGAGATAGTAGGTGGTAAGGCTAAGTGGATTACCCTTATCGATACTAAATACGGTAATGTGACGATACAGAGCACTTACGACAAGAATTATGAGATCGTAAATATCGTATCTGGGTCTAGGTTACAGGCTATAAATAGCGAGAAGAATGATATCAAGTTCGTTAATAGTGCTACGGGTAACGTGACTGTCGTGTTGAATGGTACCGTATCAGGGGGAGCCAAGAAGCTGGTGAGTATGCTGGCGGTGAACGAGGTAGTCTTGACCCCCGGGGCGGCGGTGTCGTTTACCCGGAACGGTGATGAGTTCGTGCTCACGGAGTTGTTTGGCGTTACTATCTTCCCCGATCTGGCGGATGCCAATCGTGAGGGAGAGTGGGTCATGAGCGTAGGCGCAACTGGTAAACCGATCCTTATGGAGGTAAAGGAGATGCGTAAGTGGGATGAGAGCATAACCAAGGAGCTTACAATAGATGAGCTTAACGAGAAGTTCCCTAACGTGGATATCGGATTCGCTGTCGTATGCAAGACCATCAACAAGGTATATGAGATGGTTAACGGATACAAGGAATGGGTGTCTTATGATATAACCTCAATTAGTTGATATGGGATTTTTAGTAGGATATGATACGACCCTGTCCTCGGTGACGTTTTATGTTAACGAGGATAGGTTCCCTTGTTATAATGGGAGGAATGCTGATTATGTGCCTGATCCGATAGTAGATTTAGGTAATTTTAATCGTAATCTCAGGTTCTCGGCAAACAATCCAGGATTCGTGGACGTCGATTGGGGTGATGGGACAAAGGATCAATACCCTTTGGTCAAGATATCTGACGGTAGTTATAGGATAGTATTCAGGTCTTTAGATATTGAGTACAAAAAGAATCCTGACGATACTACATGGTGGTATAGGAAGGAGGATGGATCTCAGTATATACCGGTTCCTCCACATAAGTATAGCGATATCAGGCGTAGGGAGGTTACGATGAGGTTCTCTAACGTAATCGATGGGGAGTTCAATATGGAGGGTATTGTCCTCCATGAGTTTCCTGTAGTTAATCTACCTAATATAACTTATTTGGCTATGGTCAGATCCGTTCTTAAAAATGGTGATATCCCATATGACAGGATAAGTAAGAGCGTTAATCTTCGTAATATACAGATGGGGTCTTTTTCTCATCCTGGTGTTTGGGACAATTGGCCGGAAGGTTTTTTAAATATGAAAAATCTGAGGTATTTCGGATGTAACAGTATTTTTAATTTCGCTGATAATCCTGATTCTAATTGGAGAAGATTCTCTGAATGGAAGAATCTTACCGAGTTTAATTTCAATTGGTGTAACATCCCTTCTTATGATCCGGCTTTTAATTCTATTCCGGCTGTGGGTATAAATATTATAAGCGATAGGAATAATATACCTGTATTTGATGAGGTGGATAAGGTGGGGGATGATAAGGCAGGCGTTGATTTTATGGGTAATGGTAGCTCATGGAAACAAGATCTGGTAGGAGGGAAGTTGAACAAGATTCAGCGGGCATATTGTTCTTCAAGTACGGTGCCGGTAGACGATCTTCCGGATTACTTGTATGAGATAAGGGAATTTAGGGTATGGAATTTGCGTGATGGTGGTAGATTTATAAATACGCAGGAGAGGGCTGATACGTTCGTTAACACGTTTTATGATAAGATAATGTCGTGGAGTTATATAACGATGTCACAGACGGCTTCTGACGGTAATAGGAATCAGTTTTATAAACTCACCTTAGATTTATATACTTCCGCAGATCCTACCAACAAGAGACCATCTGGCGTTTATCAAGCCCCTGAGGGGTTTGTCAAGGGGGTTAGTAATGGTAATCCTAAGACGCCTATGGAGAAGGTGTATGTACTTACCAACAACTACGGGCAGACGTGGATCTTGGCACCTGCCCCAGCTTCTAAGGCCGCCCTTACGAGGGCACGGCGGGCGGGGAAGACCAGGATCACCCCGTTCGTTCTTGGCGTAAAGGACGGGCATGTATCCGTATTCAGCGGAGACGTGTTAGATGAAAGCATGTCCAAGTACAGTTTTGCCGATAAATACGAGGCTATAGATATATGTAGTAATCTAGGGCTTGATAGTTCACCTGTTGTCGAGTATTTTAGAAGAATAGAGGAGGGAGAGGTATGAAGTTGATATGTAAGGATACGAATAAAGGGTCTATAACCTTTTTTACTAAAGGCAAATACGCTTTTAGGGGCGTTGACAGGAATGATACTACTGATGACGTGCCTGATCCTATATTGAATGTTAATAATTACAATGAGAGTATACAGTTTTATTCCAAGACCCCCGGCATGTGCGAGGTCGATTGGGGTGACGGGAATAAAGAGCAATTTCCTTTCGTGAAGGATAGGAGCGAATCCATATACGGGCGATATAGGTTGATGTTCAGGAGAAGGAATATAAGTTATCGTAAGAATCCTGATAGCCATCCATGGTGGTTTTATAAGGAGGATGGGAGTGAGTATATCCCTGCGCCTAATCATGCTTACGCTGATGGGCTAGATAAAGAGCGGGTCATTACCATGACTTTTACGAATGATATTACATACGTTCAAACAACAAGGATAATGATGGTAGGATTCCCGATATTAGACGCCCCAAGTATTATCAACTTAATCTTATCCATTACCGGCGATGGGAATATAACCGATATTCCTAAAGATAGGATACGTAGATCGGTAAATATAGAGTATATAACACTTAACGAATTAGGTGTAGGGACATTGACATCCATACCAGACGATTGGGATAGGTTGACTAAGTTAAAAGGCATTAATTTAAGTAGAACGGCTGATTTTAATGATACAGAGTCTTCTAATATAAGGAAATTTCCCTCTATGTGGCCTAATCTTGTAACATTATCTTTGGCAGGTTGCAGGGTTAGGGTATATCCAAGGGAATGGCTGTCTTTTAGCAAGCTAAGAGAATTATATATATCCCCGGGAGTGGCTATGCCATCGTTTGACCCTAATACATGCCCGGCTATGGATGAGGTGGATAAGATAAATCCTAGCTTAAGGACCTTCGATCATATAAATAGATGGTATGGGTCTGTCGTGAGCTGGCATCCGTATATGATCGGCAAGGGGCTGGAAAACATCACTAGCCTTACCGCCTCATATGGCTATAGTAATATAGATGTAAGTAATCTACCGGATTATATATATGAGATGAGATCTATGAGTAGTTTTTATATGCATATCTCCTTGTTGACCCAAAGTCGATGTGATACGTTTATATCAACATTATATGAGAAGGTAATGGGGTTTGATTATCTCACTATGTCCTCCTCTGCTTCCGATGGCAAAAGAAATCAGTTTTATGGATTGTATCTAAGTATGTATTTGGCTTCGACTCCTGATGATAAAAGACCTAGTGGCGTATTACAGGCACCTTCTGGTTTTATAAAGGGTCAGTCTAATGGCTCTCCGTCGACTCCTATGGAGATGGTTTATGTGCTTATGAATAATTATGGATGGAGGTTTAGTATGGCGCCAGAGGCTTCGGTGTTAAGGTCAATACGACCTTCTGATATTGACACGATGTCATATAAGCCATATAAGCTTATCGTATTTGACGATGGGCGTACCTTTGTAGGCAATGGAGATGTTTTAGCTCATGATACGGATAAGGTATTATCGTTTGGGGGTCAACCAGAAGGGGAATATTTATGTGATTCTATGGGATTGGACAGGAATGTTATTGTAGAATATTTTAACAAGATAGGTAATGGCTAAGACATTATATAAATATGAGGCTTCATCAAATAAGTTCGTGTGGTTCACCACATGGGATAGGGCACTTAGAAATTATTATACCGATGATTATAATTATGTACCCGATCCTGTCGTTGATAATCCTTTTAATACGTATGTTGAGTTTAGATCCAGAAAGCCCGGTATGGCTAATGTGGATTGGGGGGATGGAATAAAGGAGCAGTTTCCTATGACCAAGGTTCAAGGGCAGGATAATTATCGTATTATATTCCGTTCTTTGGCAATACAACATAGGAAAAATCCCAATACTACGTGGTGGTTCAGGAAGGAGGATGGTTCTCAGTACATCCCTGTTGATAATCATCTTTACGCTGATGGAAGAAGGGATGTGCAGCGATCCGTTGCGATAGATTTTACTTGCGATATTTATTATGCTGAAATCAAGACGTGTAAGATGACCGCTTTTCCGATCGTGGATATGCCGGGTCTTGAATCTTTAATAGTACATGATACGATATACGCTAATGATGGTATACCGGTAGATAAATTGTCTAGATCTAAAAAGTTGACTTATATATCTCTTGAAAATATGGGTACTAGGATGACTGTAATGCCTGAGGCTATAACCAGCAAGACTGAGGTATATTATTTAGATATGCATGGCATGTTTGATTTTAGGGATATAGAATCTAGCAGGATAAGGGATATAAAGAATATGAAAAATCTTCAAGAGCTTAAATTATCTTCATGCTATTTGGATAGGTATATAAAGGAGTTTAATGATCTTCCTAAATTAACTTATTTGGATATAACTCCAGGTCCTTCTGATATGTGGAATTATTTTGATATAAATACCCTCCCTTTTTTCGAGGTAGATAAGATAAATCCTAACATTACTGGTTTTAATTTTTTAGATGACTGGGTAAGTGGAGAAAGGAGGACGAATTGGAATGATGATAATATGTCGGGTAGAGGATTGGATCATCTTACAGGTTTTAGAGCCAGTCATAGTAATAGCATTAGAGTGGATAAGCTACCGGATTATATTTATGAGATGAGGGCTATTACATGGTTTAACGTGAATGCATCCACTCATAGCCAAAAAAGATCAGATGATTTCGTGAACTCTTTCTACGACCTTGTTGTAGGATGGGATCAGATTACTATGACATCCGTGGCTAAGGATGGGAAGAGGAACCAGTTCTATAGTCTTTCGGTAAGCATGTATAATGCTATTTATCCAACCGAAAACCAGCGTCCTTCCGGCACGGAGCATGCCCCCGAGGGATTCGTGAAAGGTCAGTCCAACGGATCTCCCGCTACGCCTATGGAGAAAATATATGTATTAAAAAATAATTACGCCCAGAAATGGACGATAAAACCGGAATAATATGCTTAATATTAGTATTTTAAAATATAAATGGGGGGGGGTAAAATCCTGTTTGCTTTATGATGAGAAGAAGGATGCTACCCAAGGTGAAGATAGTAGAGGTATTCGAGGAACTGTCCCCTCAGGATAATGGATATTGGGAGGTTCCTGATGGGGTCTATGAGGTTGAGTTCGCCTTGGTCGCCGGAGGTCTTAATGGAGGATATTCCGATGTATATAATGCCGGGAGTGGCGGCAACGGAGGTGGTGTACTGACTGGGACTATACCCGTAAATCCAGGTGTTACATATAGGGTGGTTGTCGGAGATATAGGTGGTGATAGTATATTCGGTATATATCAGGCTATTGCCGGCAAAGGTGGAATAGGCGGATATGGAGTTAAAGGGGATGGCAATGATCCTTCCCCGGGAAATCCAGGGCAAGATGGATCATATGTTTTTAACAACAAATATCCTGACCGATACCCTTATCCTATGGGCGCTGGTGGTGGATCGGGAGCTTATACAAGAGGATGGGATACAGGCTTTTTATCCGGAGGTAAAGGTGGCAATCACGGAGGAGGTGATGGGGCTGGAGTTGAGGATACTGAGGGTGTTACTATTAATGGTAAAAATGGAGATGATGCCACTTATTATGGAGGTGGTGGAGGAGGAGCCTCTAAAGCTTCTAATAGTGGGGCCGCAGGCGGTCGAGGAGGATCAGGTTATCGTGGTATTGTTATTTTGCATTATTTTAAAAATGGATAACATGAATAGAAATGATATTATAAAAGAACTAGGTTCGTATTTTGATATAGTGGAATTGGTATGTCCTCATACATATAATAAGTGGAAGGACAGATCGTGGCAGTTTCTTGATACAGCATTTCTCCATAATCTTCTTATATTACGGAGGGATATAATCAAACAGCCTATGTATTGTAATAATTGGGACAAGCAGGGGCAGTTTTCCCAACGTGGTCTTAGATGCAACATCTGCCAGATAGTTAAGGATAAGAAAGATGTTTATCTATCCGCTCATGTATTGGGTAAGGCCGGTGATTTCGATGTCAAGTCGATGACGGCGGAACAAGCCAGAGGTTTGATTTTAGATCATCAGGATATGCTTCCATATCCTTTTAGGCTTGAGGGTAAGGTGAATTGGTTGCATTTTGATAGTCTTGACACGAGGAACGGTATACATGCCGTGGTGTTTTAGGTACTTAATGGTATAGTAGTTAACTTTGCGAGTAGGGTATAAAATGAAAGACAAAGACATGATAGAGCGAGTGGGGGCTTTGTGGAATATTGCGCTTGCGTATGGTGCCTCTTGTTGGGCTTATTTCCAGCCAGTACACCATTTATTGACCGTATTACTTATAGTATTAATAGCGAATTTCTTGGCTAGGTTAGCGCAAAGCGTAAGGGGCTGGAAGCTCCGACGAAGTCGTAGAAGACGGTTTAGTTTTAAGAGATGGTTTAGGGAGGTCAGGTTTACTGATATCCTTAAGGAGTTCGCTTTGTCTTGTTTTATAGTAATGACATTATGTGTTATATATAAGACGTTATACCCGATTGAGGAGGAGGCTAGTATGATACTTACCGTAACCAAATATGGTGTGTATATAGCCCTTGTTGGATATGTGATGCTTTTCTTGAATACCATAGGGGATACTTTCGCTGATGCTTATTTGGTTAAGGTATTCAAGGCCGTGTTTAAGAGGATAAACGTATTCAAGATGTTTAGTTTTTCCAAGAACATACCTGACGAGACGTTTGACGATATAAAGAAGATTGCTGATGATGAGGTTAAGGATAAGTCTTAGGGCGATTTTTTGTTTAGGTCTGTCGCTGTCCCTGTCCTCTTGCGGAAGCAGGAGGCAGGTTAGCGAAACGTCTATTGATAGCCGGTTGATCAGCAGGATAGAGACGATGATAGATGAGGTCATGGATCGGAAGATCGTAGAGATCAAGACATCTGATCTTAATGCCGATATTGTTATAACGGAGAGAGAGTTCGATACGGACAAGGATGTTGATCCTACCACGGGGGAACGGCCGGTGTCCTCGCAGACAGATACCCATATCGTCATTGGCCGGCGGGACAGCACGGTGACGGCTGATTCCCTTGGCATTGATAAGACGATTACCGGTGTTAAGGATATTGACAAGAAGACAGACATCAAGCATAAGGACGTAGATGATAAGAAAGAATCAAAATGGCCAATAGCTGTCACATCAATTAGCGTGTTGTTGATATTATTGGGCTTAATATATTTACTAAAAAAGATGAAGGTTTTATGAGACGAAGAATGATTGAATATACTAGGGGGGGGGTGATTGACGATCATACTAGATTCTTAATGAGATTCAATGGTAATTTTAAGGTAGAGGGGAATCCTACTCCCTCTGGCGACCTCTTTATAGCCAATAATGGCAATCTTATCACCGATGGCTCAATACAATGTGTCCAATATAACGAAAAGGATCCTTTTCTTTATACTATCATAAACACCAAAGAATCGTTATTGCCTGAGCTATTTTATGACGGTCATCCATTTACTATAGACTTTTGGTATAAGTCAACCAATCTTGTTACAAGTTGTTTGGTTGAGCATGAATATCCTAATGGTATTTTTTATTTTGGTGTAGTTTTAACAGGTACTGGTTTTTATTTTTTATTTCAAGCTCAACAAGCTGGTTGGCATGTTGATAGAGTTGAGGCAAACAAATGGTATCATATAGCTATAGTCAGAAGCAGTAATGAATATGACATATTAAGATGTTTTGTTAATGGTATACTTATTATTAACACGAAAACCAATAATACGCTTTCCCTTAGGTCTTATAACCTAGGTATTAATACACGAGGTGATGGTATGGATAACGGAAATTTTATGATGGACGATTTCAGGATAAGTGATATAGCTAGATGGGAGTCAGATTTTGAACCTCCAAAAAGAAAGGGATTATGATCTACCATAATCCCCTACATTCATCCTTACCCACGTATCAACCAAAACCAAAATGAGGTCAGTCCCGGATTCGAACCGGGGTATATGGTTTTGCAGACCACCGACTAAACCACTCATCCAACCGACCGTGACGCGAATATAAAGATTTTATTTGACCAGATAACTTAATTGACCATCTTTTTAACTAACAACTTTCCTTAAAACCAAATAGTTCTTATTTAACTTCTGGAACCGTAGAGATAATTGTATAGACAAGTATTGTTTTTAGGTGACTCTTGTTGGAAGCCAATAAACAAGGTGGCGGCGTCATGGCTTGGGGCTGGTGGCTGCCTCCCATGGCCGGCCAGGAGCGGAGCGACTCACGACCAACCCTGCCGATTCCCTTTGGCACTTCACGCTTTAGCGCAGAAAAGAAGTAAACATATAGGATCATTATGTTTAAAGATAGTAGTCATCTGCCAAATAAGATCGAATGTAAGGATATAGTAAATATCTCAATAATACAATCATAAAGAGTCTTGAGTGGGATTATTAAGATCTTTATCTGCCAACATACTACTCATTTTTAAATTAATGTTTTTTGGATGTCTACTTTAGATAATAAAAGGCGTTAGCTAACATCATTTCATTAATAGGGTTATTAATTAGAAATTGGTAAGAATTAAATAAAGGAATGCTTTATAATGGGATTTGCTTCAGAAAGAGGCGAAGCTTCTTATTACACATGTCACAAAATGAACAACTGTGTTTCAGCAAGTTATGTTATTAATGAAATAATAATGGTGATATATGGGAAAATTAATTCATCTTATTCTTTTAAAGGTCTTATATTTTGCTTATATTTGAAGTGGACAAAATATGAACAATATGAATTTCGACTTGAATTATATAAGGAAATGCTCTTCTATGATAAAGGAATTCCCGGTGTATACCGAGGCTGAGAAGAAGCAGGTAGATGAGGGGCGTACTTGCATTAAGCTATCTAAAGGTCAGCCTATATATCCGCGTAATTTCAAGAAACGTAGAGATACTTTCGCTGGCGCTGATTATACCACGGCTAATCCTAGGAACATCAGTCCTGATGATATTTATATACCTCCCTACTTTAGGCTTAAGATTATTATGGCTATTATCATCAACTTTGATAGAGCTATAGTGTTTAATAGGATATCTGATAAAGATTTTAAGCTAGGTATGACGTACCGGTTTATCTATGAGTATGTAGGATCGTTTAAGTGTTTTGAGAAGGCTTATAAGATGATATCGATGGTAGTTGATAGCGAGTTGTCGATCATGAGATCAATCGGTGATTATAATTATAAGTGGAATATTCGCAAGGTTTATCCATCATGCTTTGTAGGCAAGGCTAAGTTCAGGTATATTGGCGGCGAGGACAATGCACCTGTAAGTTCAAAGGGGAGGGCTAATAAAGCTAGAAGAGCCGCTGTTGACTACAAAGTTATGATTATGGTGAATATCATAAATACCAGATCTGCGAGTAAGATAAGGAAGATGATTGACTCTGATGGTAGTCTTAAAAACAATGGTAAAAGGTTTGACGGTAGGAATGATAAAGTTCTTTTCAGTATATTCAATAGTCATTTGATTCACGAGGGGTTTAAGGAAGTTAAAACCTCGTCCTTATATAAGTACTTGAAAGAGGCCTTAGATTTTTTAGGTGTAAGTCTATTAGAGTTAAGATCTATTGCTGATAGAGCTATTTCTGACATAGAGGATGGCAAGGAAGGATATGAGCCTGGCCTATGCTCTTATGATGACTGTTTTGATATTAATTCTTTTGTGGAGGATTCGTGATGAGTAGCTTTAGTATCATAAGAGGTGGAGATATGTCCATCGTATTTAACCACGATAATAATATGTTTAATATCCAAGAGCTATCGGATTCCATTGGATGTAAGAATATACTGTCATCTGTCGTAAAAGATCCTTTGAATGGGTCGATGTATGTTATTAAAGAGATATCCGATCAGAAGTGGGGAGATATAGTGGCTTTGGTCAGATTCGGATGTTTGTTGAATAAGTCTCTCGTAAAGGAGATAGTCGTCAAATCTATAAGATTGTGGGTAGATATTTGTGGTATGTCTTACAGCGATATCAAATCATCTACATCCGATCCTATATACAATACGTTCCTTTTTAGCGGCTATATGTCTTTGGCTGGGGATAATCCTGACCTCAAAAAGTTTATCGTGTCTCTTAGGAGTAGAATGCTTAGATATGATCTCACATGCTTATGTCTTTATTTAGCTATGTCTATGGCTATCAATGGAGGTATAATTCTAAGCGAGCAGGATCTTCTTGATGCTCTTATCTTATAGCCTCGTTTGTTTTATCGATCAAATTAGTATCTTTGTGAAAAAGATATTAAGATGAATCAGATCAATATCATACCGAAGATAATTCATGATAAGTTTGCCGCTAGGATTATCATGGATGATTACGATATAGAGAAGCCTATCGTAATTACTGTCGTAGCTAGGCGTAACGATGGTGAGTATAATACCCAGATATTGACATACCCGACATCGGGAGTCGATTATGAGGGTAATGTAAGGATGGTGTTTTTTGATGTCGCTAGGTCTCATGTTTGTCAGATAACATCGGTGTTTATCAACGGTCATGAGGTTAAGACATATTATACCGATATACCGGATCTTGATATGCAAGCCCGTTATGACGATAGCTTATGCCGGTACGATAAGAAGGTTAATATGAATGATATTCGGCTGTCATTTCAGGTGCTAGAGACACGTGATCCAAAGGTATTGCAGGTATTGGATGAGTCCGAGTGGGGGCTACTGGAGGACAGGAAGGCGATTATCGAGATCACTACGCCGGGCATGTCCGACCCCGTTACGTTGTTCCTTGGCAAGAATCAGGTCAATACCTTTACTAGCCTAACATTAGGCCTCAATTGCTTTAATTACGATGATTGTAATGTCAAGTACCTTGATCTACCTGATGGTATATATGATATCAAGATCATAGGTAGCCCTTCTGCTTACAACTTCAGTCGCAAGTATCTTAAGACGGATCTTATACGCAGACGTCTTGATCGGCTATGGATTAAGACTGATGTCCTATGCGAGGACAAGGATAAGGATCTTATAGACAAGATACAGGAGATGGAGACGCTTATGGCTGTAGCGGAGGCTAACGTCAGGCTGGATAATATAGAGGCGGCTCATGAGATCATCGATCGTGTAGGAGAGCTTCTTGAGATGGCTACTAATTGCGTGGATTGTTGAATTTTAAATATATAATTATGGGTTGTAATACTTGTAAGGAAAAGGCGTTAAAGGCCGAGAGAGAAAGGATTGAGAGAAGTATGATGAATCGTACTTCTTCTACCGTTGTTAGCGATAGGGAATATGCTTCTAGAAGCACCGCCGGTTGTATGGTCATGCTCGATCCGTTGAAGACAATGGAGCGTGACGTGGTGAGCATATACAAACAGACCCGTACCATAGGTGACGTGGGTATCGTCTATCTCAACATGCAGAAGAAGATCCGTGAGTGGATCAAGAACCTGCCATATGGATGCCCGCCTGATGAGGAGGTACAAGAAATGAGAAAGGAGATTCTGGATGGGCGCGCAATCTATATCAAACCTTGATAGAATAGATCTATGTAAGGTCGTAGATGAGTGGTTATCTTGCCAATGGGGTAGATACATGAGGTATCATAGGTATAGGATCGGGGACAAGCCCGATGTATCTTATTGGGGGAAGATAATTCGTCTGCAAAGGTCATTATGCGATAATGATTGCGGGTTATGCCCGGATGAGATAAGATCGTTAAAGGAACATATTAACAGGTTGCTAGTATGAAAAAGTATAATTGTTCACATATAACTCCGTCCACTTGCGTGCCTTACGAGGGCGATCTTCCAGAGTGGTCAAAATATAAGGACTCTGGTGAGTGCGTTATGATCTCCGACGTGATAGAGGAGATCTATGAGGAGCTTATCCGTATCAGGGAGGCTATAGATGTCCGGGATCTTGGTGAATCTTGCGTGAAGGTAAATGGTGATAAGACTGTAGCTAAAATCCTTTATGCGTTAGAGGATAAGATATGCAATGGGTAACGAGCCATAGTCCAAAAATGGACGATGGTGATAATCAGATGTATAGATATTGATTTATGAGGATTGCTAGATGTTAAGCCACTGTAAATCAAGCATCCAATTTGCAGGGAGTCTTCTAAACAAGTAGGTTAGATAGATACTCTTGTAAGTTGTAAAATATCTTTATGCGTTGGATATAAAAAATAGCCAATTGATTTGTCATAGACGATTCAATTGGCTATTTTTGTATATCCATCATATCTCACGATATAATGGATATAGGTTATTTATTATGAGTGCAAATATAATTATTTCCAATGATTCTACGAAGGCTAGTAGTGGAATTTTGGCGTCCAGATCCAACGAAAAAGGATTATCTACAATATTTAGCTACAATGGTAGTGATATAACTTTCAAAACAGAGAACGGTATTACTTATGTGAATGCTACCGAAATGGCGAAGCCGTTTAAAAAGAGACCAAATGATTATTTATCGTTATCTTCTGTAAATGAGTTAATTAATGCCATTACCAGAAAATATGGTAATGCTGATTTTCAGCCTGTTACGATTATCAGGGGTACGGTTAATCCTTGCACATGGATGTGTGAGGATCTGGCTTTAGATTTCGCTCAGTGGCTTAGCGTTGATTTCAGGTTATGGTGCTTGGACAGGATTAAAGAGCTTCTCACTACAGGCAAATGCGTGATTCCTGATTTTAATGATCCTCCCGCCGCTGCTGAGGCTTGGGCTAAGGAATATCGTGGCAGGGTTGCCGCCGAGAAGCTGGCGTTAGAGGAGAAGGCTAAAGCTGAGGAGGTGGCTAAGGTTCTTGAATCGAAGAGAGAGGATATAGAGTTTTCTGAGTCATTTATCATGTCTGGAGAGTCAGATTTGCTGATAAGGGATTTGGCCAAGAAACTTGAGCAGAATAATATAATCATAAGTGATAGATGTCTACGTGATTTTCTTGTTAAGATAAAGATAATAGTCAAAAGGGTTAAGGTTAATGGAGATTGGGAGATTACGGCTAATGCTGTAAAGAAAGAGTTTGCTCATTATCGTGATAAGAATATATGCACCGAATCTGGTAAGGTTATATATGCTAGGACTATTTACATAACAGGCAAGGGATATAAATACATATTGTCATCTATAAATGGTAGCAAGAAAAGTGATTTCATATTGTGTGGAGGTATGTTTAGGGACTATGGGGTGTTCGCCGGATCGGAGTCGTTTAATCACTGGGATAATTAATTCCATTTTTGCCCAAAAATTGATAATCAGGTAACTGCGTATTTGCATTTACGGTTATGTGTCTCATATCGGTAAAATATTTATCTTTGTGACAAAGTGAATTACGATGATATATGGAAATAAAGAAATAGTACGGACGTTCACCAGAAACAACCCACCTGCCGGGTACGTGGGCGGCTCTGTTGACTACCGGGTCCCGGCCGATGTTTATTTTGGCGATACGCAGGAGGAGGCTGACAGCAAGGCTGAGGATGATATCAAAGCTAATGGTCAGGACTACGCCAACACATATGCCGACATAATACCGTCCGTATGGTATAATGATCAGGTATGCGATGAGTTTATTAAGAACAATTGCGTAAGTGGTAAGGGATCCAAAGAACAGGTATGTATAGAGGAAGGCAGGTTCGTCTCTTACGTATCCAAGAAAGACGCCAATGATAAGGCTAGGGCGGAGCTGGGACGGATCGGGCAGGGGGAGGCCAACTCCGTCGGGGCTTGCTGCGAGGACTGGGCCTCACAGCCTTTTCGTGGCTTGTTTTACAAGAACGATTGCGAGGCTGGCACATCAGGCAAGGAAGGTATTGTATATGAATTACCAGCCGGAGCTGTCATATCCGATATCTCCCAGATAGACGCCGATACGTTAGCCTATAGGAAGTTCATGAAAGAAGGTCAGGAGAAGGCTAACTCCGAAGGTAGTTGCTCCCCTGTATTCTATAATACTACGATCGGTGATTGGTTTGAGAAGGTATGCCCGTTTGGATATAAATCAGGTAGGGTATATTATTCTATCAAAGCCAACAGGTTTAGGTCATGGATATCAGTAGAGGATGCCAACGCCAAAGCTCGTGAGGTTTTGATGGTAGAGGGGCAGGAGTACGCTGATCTTAATCTTGAGTGCGAGAAATGGATTGAGAATATTGATCAAGAGGATCAATGTTATTGGTGATGATGCGCGTTTAGTTTTCCATAATAGTTGATTTAGTGTTTGGAGGGGATTGTATATCTCCTCCATTTTTTTGTATATATATCAATGGTGATAAGTTTATATACTGTAATACACTTGCTTATATGTTGAATATATTTTATATTTGCATACCTATCTATTCATCTCGAACCGATAGGTATTATGTTTAATTTAAAATATTGTTCAAAGTTATGAAAAGTCGGGTTGAAATCAAATCTTCTGATAGGAGATTGATGGGCGTTGTTATACCTGCGCTCAGTGATAATGGTTTTGTTAACATCACTTTAGCTATGAAAGTCTTGTCTGATGATAGGCTTAAAAAGGGCTTATCTCCTAAGAAGCTTAATGATATTATTAAGTATGATGGCTTTCAAGAGAAATGTAGGGAAATAATTAGTAGACTGGAAAACAGGGATCTATGTAAGCGGATAAATATCAGCCTACAAAACAAGACCCTAAATCTTAGTGATTTAAACAAAATGGGATTGGCATGCCGAAAGGGAAAGGGGGATGGACAGATGTGGTATATGAATCCATATCTTTTCCTTGTGGTGGCTATGGAAATGAGTCCTGAGGTTTGCGCCGATGTCGTGATGTGGTTTGTTGATAATATCGTAGGGGTAAGAAATGCCGCTGGTGACGCTTATATAGAGATGTGTAGTAGCGTATCTTCGCTTATAAGCGATAAAAGCAACTTAAAGGAATCGTTATCAAGAATTGCTAAGGGTATAAATTTTGTTGTTTTTGGCGTACATGAGGAAGGAATAAGAAATAGGGCTTCCTTCGAGGAGCTGGATATGATAGTATCAATAGAAAGAAATATATCTTACGCTATTAAGGCTGGATATATAAAAGATTATAATGGCGTTATAAACGATTTGGGAAGGCAATGGAAAGATAGATGGGGTAATCCTGTTCTTAAATTGAAGTCTTGATCCTATCTTATTATTATAGTTTATGAGTATAGGGGATACAAATGGGGTATTCCCTATATTGTTTAATAATGTATGTTATCTTGTTATCAAATCAAATAAGTATCTTTGCTAAAAACATTAATATTATTAATATGTGTAATACAGGTGGTTGTTGTCATGATCATTCACGGGAACGTCCCGAGGAGTGTTGTCATGGCGTTAAGATAGATAGATTTCTTAACAAATGCCCCGAGGATCCTTGTGATCCTTGCGATCGGGATTGTCAGGACGAGCCTTGTGTTGGCTATGGATGTCCTATAGTTTTATATGATAAATGCGTCTTATACTCAGGTGATGAGTTGGTGGTGGACGGTATAGAGAAAGGTACTGATATATCTGTCGTTGTAGACTCATTGAGGCGTATTATAGCGTCTAGGGATAAGCAGATAGATTTGTACCATCGTGAGGTTCTGGATTTGAAGAGGATTATAAACGAGCTTGTCAACGCCGGTGGTAGCGGCGGGGATAGCGGAACTGAAGAGGAGGTTTGGTGATGAACGGTTGCAACAAAAAACAATACAGACCTACTGTAGACGACACGAAAGTACCGTGCTCTACGTACATGAGTACCGATTGTATTTACCCAGGTGATAAGGTACGTGTGGAGTCATTGGGATTATCCCCCAGCTGCGATATGTCTGATGTCCTTAACGCTATGATAAAGGCTATACGGGACAGGGATGCTGAGATACTTGAATTAAGGAGAATGATTAATAAATTGATTTGATATGAGGAATAACTGTAATCCATGTAAGCCGGAATATAGACCGGGGAATGAATGTAGTATCTACAGTTCCCAGATCATATATGATGGTCAGTCTTTTCCTGAGGCAGATATCAGGAACGGAGATGGCATGAATAGCGTAATCGAGTCTCTGGTAAGGAAGCTGGTTGCCGTATCTGGAGCAACGGCGTCCATCCAAAGGGATTCGTTTAAGGGAGTGCAGGCCGTAAGGTTAAGATACGAGCCTCTGAATGTTCTTAGCGTGACCTACTGCGGTACTATCGTACCTAACGACGGGTATGTCGTTTCTGGTAGATCCATTAAGTTCAAGAAAAGGTATTGCATGGGCGATGAGTTCGCTGATGTTAATATCGTATATACTACATTGAATAGTAATATTTTAAATACTTCATGCTATGGCTAAGAGAGTGTATGATACGGTCTTGGCTTCCGAGTGTGACGGTTGGGTATGTGGTGAGACACTTAAGAAAGGGTCTGTCCCAGCAGACAGGCTGGAGCTTGATTCTTTTTCAGAGGCCGTCAGGGAGCTTATAGAGCGTTTTTTCGAGGAGGGATGGTTGCCGGATATGATCTGTGATCTTGGTTGTGGTGGCGCCAGCGTGTTTGAGATTAAGCCTACTAACTTCGAGTATCCTCCTGAGGGCGGCGAGCAGATTCTGGAGATTATCGTAGGTAAGAGTGATAAATGGACTATAACTCAAGCGGAATGATATGAATAATTTAAAAGATATTCTTGCTAAGATCGAGCAAGGCTCCTCATGGGTGTCCTACGACAAGATTTCCGGTACCGGTCCCGACAAGGTGGCGATCAAGGTAGAGCCGGGATGGATGGGTAGGTTGCCTAGGGAGACTTACGTAGCGGTCGAGAAAGGCAAGGTAACGAAACTCGCTACCATAACCCAGAAGGGCATGGAGCGGGTAAGCGTGGATCCGACCAATATCATGTTTGACATGGAGGGCGGGACGGCGGTCATCAACGCCAAGCTTAACTCCGCCTCGGTCAAGGCCTCCTGCCTTACTCTTGGTGGTTCGGTGAGCAAGTCTTATATAGTTTCCATGAACGTGAATGGCTTATCCATGAAGGTTCCGGAAGAGGATAGCAGGTATATAGTGTATGCCGACCCTGAGGATCCCGGTGCCACTGATTTGTATGAGGCTAGTTTTGTTATAGCTATGCCTAAGAATATGGATAACGAACAGCATCATGAGATGTTTGTCTTGAATGGCAAGGTTGTTAATATCAATCAACAGCCTAATGATATACCTTATATTATACTTGATCATGACTTTGATAACGTGACTAGTGAGAACGGTCAGGTCGTTATCGATATCAAGTCCAATACCGAGTATGATATTGAACTGGTATGTTGCACTTGTGGCGATGGCAGCGAGGAGCCGGAACCGGAACCACCCTTTAACGTGGATCCGCAAAGGTTGACGCTTAATAAGGATGGTGATACCCAGATCGTGAGGGTAGAGGCCGGAGATAATGTTTCATGGAGAATAGAGGAGGATTGACATGGCAAGGGAAGTAGATAAGAATTGCGTTGAGGGTAATTGCTTTGCCATTAACGACAAGAGCCATGGGGTAGGCGATAATAAGCTTAACATCGTATACAAGGCTAATTACACCGGTCAGATCTGTACGGCTAAGTTCCGTATAACGTCAAAGGATGGCAGTGTTGTTAAGGAGTATATGATAGCCCAGGATGCTAAGCCCGTTTATTATAATATCAAGATGGTTCAGCCGTTTACCAAGGACGATTGTTTGGCTAACCAACATGGATCGGTTGTGTTGTATACGGTCGAGGAAAGGACTTACAAGTCGTTTATCTCACAGGAGGACGCTGACGCTAAGGCTATGGAGGATATAGCTCTTAACGGACAGAAGTACGCTAATGAGCATGGTGAGTGTATAACTGACATCTGGTATAACGAGGAGCAAAGGAAAACCTTTATCCGTAACAATTGTGATAAGTTCAGTGATGGTCAGGAATATGTTTACATCGTTCCTGAGGGTAAGTACGTGTCTTCTATCTCTCAAGAGGACGCCGACAGGAAGGCTCTTGAGGATATTGAAAAGAATGGTCAACAACAAGCTAATCTGGAAGGTGAGTGTAAGCCTAAGGAGAACATCTACTATGGTAAGTTTAGCAAGACCTTTACCCGTAACAATTGTGACTCTACTCAATACGGAACGGAAGTGGTTGTTAATGAGACGATGGTTACAGGAGACTTTAGATCCATCGTATCTCAGGAGGAGGCTAATAAGTTAGCACAAGCCGCTGTAGAGGCTCAGGGTCAGGATATAGCTAATATCAAGGGTAATTGCGAGAAGATACCGGTATTTACCGGATCGTATTCTAAGGTATTCCAGAGAACCAATTGTCCTGAAGGTTCTACGCCTGTTGACTTTACCGTGGATGAGAAGATGTGTACCGGCTATCCGTTCACTTCTACAGTATCACAGGATGCCGCCAATAAGCTGGCTCAGGACGCTGTGGAGGCGCAAGGTCAGGCTATCACCAACGAGCGTGGCGATTGTCAGACTAACGTCTACTATAACGTTAGGATGGAGAAGACAGTCACTAGAAACAATTGCGATGAGTTCCATATCGGTCAACCTTATACTTATGTTGTAGCCGCTGGTAAGTACTTCTCTATTATCTCTCAGGAGGATGCTGACAATAAGGCTAAGGCCGATCTTGAGGCTAACGCCCAACAACAAGCTAACTTGGAGGGCGAATGTAAGGAAAAGACAATCTATTATGGTAAGTATAATAAGGAGTTCACTCGTAATAATTGTGATGAGACCCAATACGGCACCAAGGTTGTCGTGGATGAGACTATGGTGACAGGAGATTTCAGGTCTACCGTATCTCAGGAGGACGCTAATAACAAGGCTAAGGCTGCGGTAGAGGCTCAAGGTCAGGATGTGGCCAACGTGAAAGGTAAGTGTGAGAAGGTCCCTGTATATACCGGTGCTTATACACGTACGTTTACCCGTAACAATTGTGGTACTGGTACTGGTGGAACTTATACAGTAAATGATAGGATGGTTGATGGTTATCCATTTACTTCGACTATATCTCAGGAGGACGCCAACAACAAGGCCAAGGCCGCCGTTGACGCCCAAGGACAGGCTCTTGCCAATATCCATGCCCTTTGTACGTACACTGGCCGTGCTTCCTTGGAGTTCACGAGAAACAACTGTGGCGAGTGTAAGATAGGATCTAAAGTGACGATCACTCAAGATATGGTAGAAGGACACCCATTCCAGTCTAACGACTCACAGACCGCCGCTGACGCTATGGCTATGACCGCCGTACAGGCTCAAGGACAGGCTTTGGCTAATACCAAGGGTACTTGCTCTAACGCTACTATGTATACCGGTAAGGCCAGCTTCGAGTTCACGAAGAGCAATTGTGGCGCTAATCAGGTAGGAGATCCGTTCACCGTGACACAGGACATGGTAGATGGTCATCCGTTCCAGTCTTGCGTATCTCAAGATGAGGCTAATTTAGTGGCTATGGCCGCTGTAATGAATCAAGGCCAGAAGATAGCCGATGAGCAAGGCACTTGTCATGAGGCTCCTAAATATACCGGTCATTATAGCGAGGCGTTCGAGAAGAATAACTGTCCGTCCGGTCTTATCCCGTCTTCAGTTACCGTTACTGAGGCCGATGTAACCGGAGGTCCATTCTACTCATACGAGAGCCAGTTCGCCGCTGACGAGCTTGCTAAGGCCGCTGTCAAGGCGCAAGGTCAGGCTATAGCCAACGATCGTGGTACTTGTGATGAGTTGAAGATATATGTCGGTAATTATAGTAAGGAGTTCACTCCTAAGTGTCCTACTTGCCAGTACGCTGATCCTATTACCGTAACCCCGGATCTTATGGGACAGTTCTTCACCTCTACCCGTTCACAAGAGGAGGCTGACGCTTTGGCTAAGGCCTACATCGATAGGATGGGTCAGGCGTTCGTTAACAAGAACTATGATGACACGTGTCATACTAAGGATGAGCAACCGGTTTGGGAGACTATCGAAACCGTATGTAAGGACTGTATCTCTAAATTACATCAACGTAATACCAATACCTGCTATACTGATCCTGAGAATCAAGAGCGGTATATAGCTGGTGGTAGTAATACATGCTTCTGGTTTGGTACGGCATCTAAGGCCTTCACCCGTCAATGTGCGGATGGTGGGGTTGGAAGCTCTGTTACCGTGACTCAGAATGATGTTACGGATCCGGCTCCTAGCTCTGACGGCAAGTTCAAATCATGTGTATCTCAGGCTGACGCTAACGCCAAGGCATTGGCGGCTGTTACGGCTCAGGGACAGAGCGTGGCTAACTCGAAGGGTACTTGTACGTGGACAGGAAGCTATACCGGTCAGGTCCAGAAGAACAATTGCGCTGATGGCGGCGTAGGAGACATGGTATCCGTAAGCAGCAGCAAGCTTCCGGGACACCCGTACACCTCCAACATATCTTTGGCTGACGCCAATAAGAAAGCTGAGAATGCCGTTCGTGGAGCTGAGGGTCAGGCTTACGCCAATAAGAACGGAGGATGTACCTGGACTTACGTGGCAAGCCGTGACTTCTATAAGAACAACTGCGCCGAAGGCGGGGTAGGCCAGAGGATAACGGTGACCTCCACACAAGCCAACGGCGGCACGGCTATCACCAGCAAGGTTTCTTTGGCGGATGCCAGAAGCAAGGCAGAGCAGATCCTAGATCAGAAAGGACAAGATTACGCTAACCAGCATGGCACTTGTGTATGGACCGGTACTGGAAGCGCTACTTTCTACAAGGATAATTGCGGCTCTTGTAAACAGGGTGTGGCTATATCAGTTCCTTATAGCTCGTTAGGATTAGATCCTATAACATCAACGGTCTCTCAGGCTGATGCCAATAACAAGGTTCAAGAGGCATTCAGAAGCAATTCAGCTACCAGAGCCGCCGCTCAAGCTTACGCTAATAAGAACGGAGATTGCGAGGACACTCCTCCTAATTGGAGTGGTTGGAGCTATGATGGCGGAAACTATTGCTCAGGTGGTGATGTTTGGGCTAGGTATAGAAGGACTGATAGCACTGGATGTCACTCTGACGAGACTGAGAACAGGTTGCATGAGTCTTGCGATTGTGGATGTTCAGGTGGTTCTTGTGATAGCTGTTGTGATCCTAATTCTTGGAGTAGAATAGGAGAGGCTGAGTGTAGATCTGGCGAAAGTGTAGCTTTATATAGAAATGATTGTGGAAGAGAGGAATATCTAAGCTATGGATCTGCTTGCTGTAATACGATCGGTTTCCAAGGGGGATCTGCTACTAGTAGGAATTGTCCATCTGATAGACCTTGTGGAGTAACGATCTCCTATCCGGGTGTACCTTCTGGATCTATATGCGCTTCTAGCACGTCTTCTGCCAACGCTCAGGCTAGCGATAAGATAGAGACGCTTAGATCACAAGCTCAGGCATTAGCGGATGCAGGTTGTAGTGGAAGGGTATGTAATGATTATGTAGAGGCTACTGCTACCAAGCAAGGTTGTCCGTCAGGATGTACGGCTCCGAAGGCTTCCGCTTACTGGGTTTCTGGCGGAAACAATGGCGCTTGGTGTGAGTGTAACGGTGATAAGGCCGCACTTACCGCCGCGGCACAGGCTGACGCACAGAGACTAGCGCAGGAAAAAGCCAACGCTATGGAATGCGATTGCCCCAAAACATGGAGCGCCAACGCTATGCTGAGCGGTGATCCTTGTAATGGCCTGTCTGGTTCTACATCCGCCTTAAGGTGCTCCTATGAAGTGTCTTACAATAATCAATGTGGATCATCTAAATCAATAACTGTAACTGTTACTGGTAGGAATGATCATGGACAAACCGTTACGGCTGGAAGTACTACCGTAAGTATACCTACTGGGTCTGGTAAAAAAACCGGTGTCATAGGTTTTGATTCAGGAGTACAATGTGGATCCATAAGTGTTTCTGGGGGAGGATCTGGGAACTGTTAAGATTCTGATGTATAACAAAAAAAGGAGAGGCTAATAAGTCTCTCCTTTTTATTAAAAAACCATCACAGCAGTGATTGTCAACAATTACCTGAATCATGACCAGAGATTGTTACATCTCCACATACCACTTCTCGGCTAAAATGCACACTTCCACTCTTGCTTCCAGATCCTGCGGGAATTGTAAAGCTAGCGCTATTGACCTGCTCTTCTCCGTTTTGTGTATATCCTACACCACTCACAGAGCCAGATATAGATCTACCACATTGATTATTATACGTAATCGTAAATCCTCTTGATGTGACAAGTTGCTCATGACTCATGCAATCATTATTCATAGATACAGACCATGACCACGTCTTCTGCTCCGGGCAATCGCATTCCATAGCGTTGGCTTTTTCCTGCGCTAGTCTCTGTGCGTCAGCCTGTGCCGCGGCGGTAAGTTGGTAGTTTCATCAACCTCTTTTATTCTATTTTCGATATAAATGACTAATATTGTATCACTAACATTAAAAAAGTAAGACTATGACATGTACTAAGAAAAAGAAGATGGCAGAAGGAGGCAAAGTCTCCGAGAAAAAGAAACCTCAAATGAAATGTGGAGGCAAGGTTAAGAAAAAGAAGTAATAACCGGAGGGGTATATCCCCTCCTTAGTATTTCATGCATGAAAAATTCAGAATTTGTATCTAGGATCATAAATGATATGAACTCCATCAATAAGGACGCTCATGTCAGTAGGAGGTGGATATTATCTATAGGCAGACAAAAAGCAAGGTCTTATATAGCCCAGAAATACGCTGACGGTACTTTGTTCGGCGAGGAATCATTATACACCCATATCAATTGTCTGGAGATGGAGAGAGTCCGGAAGGTTGATTGCTGTTTTGATGAGTTCAAGTTATGCCGGGTTCTTATGAGATCTAAGAAAAGATTGCCCGATATGATATACACCCGTATAGGACCGGCTATTATAAAGGTATCGAACATCATGGATGATATTATATTCACTCCTATATCGTTAAGAAAATACGCTAATAATAAGGAACGTAAATATGGTAATATAGATCAATATTATTATTACGTCAATGATGGATATATCTATATACCTGATATAAATATAGAGGCTATAAACGTGGATCTTATAACCCTTGACAGGAAAGCGGCGTTAGAACTAGGGGGATGTGGAACGGAAAAAGATAATCCATGTATATCTCAATGGGATTATGATTTCATATGCCCTGATAAGTTACTGGAATATGTGGTATCTGAGACGTTAAGGGAGACGATAACCAAATTGCAGATCCCTACGGACGAGAATCCGGATATGGATATTAACAAGAAAACTCAAAAGATTCAGTGATGATAAATATAATAAGATCAATAATTAGTTTCTTCGGTTTCAATGATGCCATAGTTGATGGTATAGGCGAAAGAGGAATGAGGGATAGCTCAATCATAAGATATAACGAGATACATGATATGTATGATAAAATTATAAAGGATTTAGGAGATGTATCAGCATACGTATCCAAGGGTTATATCTATGATAAGATAAAGGAAAGAACAGGATTAAGCACCAGACATATTAGTAGGATATTGAATCATACTAAGAAGAAGGATCTTAGATTCGTATAGCATATTTACCGCCGCAGCCCTAGAGAACCTGAAACAGTTATGTCAGGAAAGAGCCAATGCGATGGAGTGCGATTGCCCCAAAACATGGAGCGCTAGTCTCTGTGCGTCAGCCTGTGCAGCGGCGGTAAGTGCGGCCTTATCACCGTTACACTCACACCAAAAGTCATCTAAATATTACTCGAATTAGGATAGAATTGTTATATTTGTGGCATGAAAGTTAAGTCGTTTAAAATACTTGATCAATACTTTCTTCGGTTCTACAGGTCTATTATGTCTAAGAACGGAAAGAGGAGGAAGCATACGATCGTGGAGAAGAATGATATTCTTGAATGTCAGTCGTTGATCTGGAAGGTCATACGTGATAAGTATCTGGAGAATGAGGGTGGGGTTTATATAAACAACATCGGTTATCTGTGCCATAAGATAAATCCTAATCGTAAGATATATCTGAATAAGCTTACCGGTACTATTAACAGACGTGGAACGGGTGGATATTCTTATGTCCATACGTGTATTGATTTTATGCCTCGGAACAAGTATTTCCATCTCTATATTTCTCCGGCGTTGAACAGGGAGTGTAGGTTGGCTATGGAATCAGGTAGGAGATATAAGTTCTTGTACCGGGAAGTTGAATCGGAAAGTAAGGTATTTGGAGTTAAATGGGTTTATAAGCTGTAGAAGTTTCTATGATCCAGTTAGCTCGTGAGGGTAGACTGGATTTTTTTTGTATCACGGATTCAAATACATATCTTTGTGCAAAAGACTTGAATATGACAATAAAAGGCTTATTGGCCGAGATCAAGGCCGATTTACATAAATACGACGATAGCGGAGCTATAGACACCTCGTCTGTTTATAGGTGGGCTGAGATAGCTTTAAAAAGGTTTGGGGGTGTTATAGCCGTCATGTCCGAGGCGGTTGTAAAGACCAGCAACAAACAGGCGGTATTACCTTCCGATTTCTTCGACATGCTTGACGCCTATAGGTGTGAGCCTCTTGTCTGTGAGATTCCGGGGGGCGATAAGGCTAAGGCTGACCTCCAACACGAGATCGGCTGGGTCGAGCGCACGGAGCGCGGGTTTCGTTGGAACTCCTGCACGGAGTGCTGTAAGGAGGAGTTTGAGAAGACAATCACGGAGAAGATATATATCGGGTCTCACGAGGTTCGCTTCCATTACCATCACCCCGTAAGGCTGTCTATAGGTCGTGGGTTGAGACGTGATTGCGCCGCCGACAAGTATCGGGATAAATATGCTTGGGATAATTATGATATAACTATATCCGGCAATACTATGTATACCGGGTTTGATGGATTTATTTACATCATATATCGTGCTACACCCAAGGATGATGACGGTCTCCCGTATATACCTGAAACGGCGTTAGGTTATCTTGAGGATTATGTCGAGACGTATATCAAGATGAAGATCTTCGAGAACGCTGCCGTGAATGGCTTGATACAAGGCGCTGGTGAAGCTTATAAGCTATACGCCCAACAAGAGCCGGGTAAGTTCGCTAGGGCTATGAAGGAGCTTAAGATGTCGATGATCACGTTAAATGATTATCGGGAACTGGCTGAGGATAATAGGAGAAGGATGCTGTCTCATGAGCGTATGTGGCCCAACGCTTTTGATAAGTATATTAAACTTATTTAACAAAATACGATGATATGGCAGATTGGATACATTTAGATAAGACAAGTGGTACTGGTCCCGCTGAGGTTAGGGTTACCGCTGATATCAATGAGACTGGAGAGATACGTCAGGCTACGTACAAGGTTATAAAAGAAGGCACCAAGGAGGAGAAGACGTTCGTGTGTAGGCAGGAGTCGGTTCCGGTGGTGATCATCCCTGAGTTCGATTTCCTTGTGCTTAGGTATATCTGGGATGACGAGGACGGCATTGACTTCGACACGGCAACCGGTTTCGACAACACTGGTCTCCCAGACGTGGACGGCAAGCTGGTTGGTTGGAGTAAACAAAACCAGACCACGCAGGAGCGGGTAGGTGATTATCTTATCCACGGTGGTGATAACATGGAATCAGGTAATGAGGCCGCCTTGATTCAGATGGGACCGTTGTTGGATGGCGATAATTACGATAAATTACCTCTTGAGATCAGGTGTAGTATATACGGTAACTGGTATGGTGGTCGTGAGAAAGGCAATGTCACTATCAGGTTCACGGCATATAAGGGCGGAACGATGGAAAAGCGTGGATATGATTTTGTCAATATAGGAGGCGAGGAGGTTTATACCGGTGATGCCCCTACTAACGTATCCGCTCACGGCGAGGATAATTGGCAAAATATAAAGACCTTGTATTCTAAGGTAGGTACGATGATCTATAACAAGGAGTCCCGTGACTGTATTGTAAGAATAGGTGAGTAGCTATTTCTTCATAATATAAATATCTGTTAACTCTCTTGTCCGTGAGGATAGGAGAGTTTTTTTTATTTTTTTAGTCCTTTACTTATGACATATTTGATCTTTTATTGCGCAGGAATAATCTAGCTTTGCCGAAAACTAGCGTTATGATTACATTAAGTGATGTTAACAATGAACTCCATGTCCGGTTATATATACTGGAGGTGTTTAAGGATTATATAAGAGATGATGATTTCGATGGTCTTGTAGATAAGGCGTTGGATTTTGTCATGGAAGGCGTTTCTATGCCTAAGGCTCCGGCCAAGGATACCACCATGAGTGACATATCAAAGAGCGTTTTGGCCTTGGTAGCGGGTGCTGGATTAGATGAGAGGTTAAGCAAAAGCTCTTTAGAGTTAGCTTACGATAGGTGTAAGATGAGGTACGTATTCGATCCTCGAAATCGGGATATACACGGTGTAGTCGTAGGTTATTCCAATGACTTTAATAGTCTGGTAGCTGTGTGTGATGAGGGATCGAAGAAAGGAGTGGATAAAGGATCTACTGATTTTGTGGATGTCAATGAGAGATACGTGACTAACGGTTTCTTTTACATATCTGTAGAGGATGCCGATAAGCAATCGAACTACATGGGTAAAAATTTGTAATTGTTGTGTTTTTGTACTTTACACGAGCTTTTAAAAGTATTTAGTTCTCCTCCTGACTTGTGAAAGTCTGGAGGATTTTTTATGATTATTTAACCAACAAAACCACCATACTTTAGAAGGTGGATGAATTGGTTTGATTAATTTTGAATCAAAATTACAAATAAAAAAATGATTTCCTACAAATATAATATATACAGATCCAAGAAAACGAAGTATCTTGATAAAATGCTTCGTGAATGTTGTTTTGTATGGAATCATGCTTTAGCTCTACAACGTAGATACTATAAACTGTTTGGGAAATATATCTCAATTGGTAAAATGAAGAAGCATTTTGCTAAAAGAATTAAAAGAAATCTTCTTCATTCTCAAACAACACAAGAAATACTTGAACGTCTTGATGAATCTTATAATCGTTTCTTTAAAAGAAAATCAAAGAGACCACCTAAGTTTAAAAGATCAGATTGTTTCAACTCTTTTGTTTTTAAACAAGGAGGGTTTACTCTAAATGGTAATATTCTCACAATCAACAAAGGAAAGAAACGTTTTAAGTTTTCATACAGTAGAGCATATGAAGGTAATGTTAAACAAATAAGAATAGTCAGAGAAACCTGCTATCGTTTTAGTTTGATTATAGTTACAGATTACAATCCTGCAAACTCTTACAGAAAGACATATGATGGTGCATCTGTAGGATTGGATTTTGGTTTGAAAACTTACCTAACTAAAAGTGATGGTAACAAAATTGGGTCTCCATTATTCTTCAAGCAATATCAAAACAAGATTAGAAAACTAAATAGAAAGTTTTCTAATGCGAAGAAAGGATCCAATAATAGAAAAAGAAGACTGTTTGAACTTCAACAATCGTATCGTAAAATAAACGATTTTCGATCTGATTTTCAATGGAAGTTAGCACATCAGTTGTGTAAACAATATGATTATATTTTCATTGAAGATCTAAACATTGAAGGAATGAAACGTTTGTGGGGGAAGAAGATTTCCGATCTCAGTCATTCTTCTTTTATTAACAAACTTACGTATATCGCTTCAAAGTATGGAGTGATAGTACATAAGATTGACAAATGGTATCCTTCCTCAAAGACTTGTGAATGCGGGTTTGTTAATAAAAACTTGTCGTTGAGAGATCGCACATGGTGTTGTCCAAAATGCGAGTCTATCAACGACCGTGATGTTCTTGCGGCCCGTAATATACTTCGGAAGGGCATTTCCGAATTGGAGAGCAAGAGTAATTCCAGCGATAGTAATATCGGGGTTTCTTGCGTCTGTATCCAAGAATCCCATTTGCTTTAGTGATGGGAGTATGTCAATTTTGTACGATTTGAATGTTTTGCATAATACGTACAGTTTATTAGAATCCGCCACATAAGTGATTATCTGGTGGATTTATTATATTTGCGAAAAAGATAAGATCGTGCAAAATAACTCTAACATAGCGGTTCCCGATTCCGGGATGAACAGGGATAAGCATCCACAGGACCTGTCCCCGTCTGAGTACAGTTTCGCCTTGAACGCTACCATAGAGGGTGACGATGGAAGCCAGCTTAAGATCCAGAACGAGCCTAGCACCCTTTTATGTAAGCGATTTGATGGCTATAAGGTTATTGGGTATAAGAATGATATAGCTGGTGATAACACTTATTTCTTTCTGGTGAATCCTGATAACAACACCTCTAAGATCACGTTCATGAGGTCATTGGATTATGTCAAGACCGTAGAGGATCAATTAGCGGGATCAGGGAAAGATATTCATCGTATCCTTGGCGAGAGGCTTGAGGAGTCGGATGGTCGTTTCGATGAGATATGTGATTTGATGGAGGTGTTGATAGAGGATGGGGCCGATGATCCTTGTCTTAATTTCTCCATTCATCATCCTATCTTCGATATAGAGATCAAGGATGAGAAGTGTGGTAAGGTTATATACTGGACTGATGGATATAACCCCCAGCGATATGTTATGGTTGACAAGGCTCTTAATCCAGATGAGGATGGTGATTTTTGGTATCATTATCATGGGTATAAGACGTGTGGGGATGATAAGCCAATAGAGAGGTGTAGGCTGGCCTGCGAGAAGCTGCTGGTGTTCCCGTTGCTGACGGCTCCGTGCGTGGAGCCTGAGGTCGTGGAGTTCGGGGGAAGCCTGCGTGCCGGGACCTACCAGTTCTGCGTGGCGTTGTGCGATGAGTTCGGGATAGAGAAGACCGGATATTGCTCATTGACCAACCCAATCATGTTATTCGATCGCCAAGATATGGTTATCCGTGATGGTTTATGGGGTAAGTCAACCAACATGGGTATCCGCCTTACCGTGTCTAATATAGATAAGCAGGTATCTCATTATAAGATAGGTGTTATACAGAATACGGTTGGGTTTAATGGTGAGCAAAGCCCGGTTCTTGAGTATTTCATAGAAGGTATACATCCGATAACGGAAAGGACCATCTATTACCTTACGGATCAGTATAGCGAGCGTACGACCATGGAGAAGTTATCCAAGGAAATACCGGTATATAAGACAGCCAGAGGCATGACGTCTGTCGGGAATCGTCTTCTTCAATACGGCTTGACCGTGGAGAATGAATGGAATCTTCAACCGGTCGTTAATTTCTTGGGTCATTTCGTTAAATGGCAGACATCGATAGCCACGGAGAATCTATATAAAGACGGTGTGGCTTGCTCTAAATACGCCTCTTTCATGCGTGACGAGGTATATCCGTTGGGTATAAGATTCTTTACCAATACGGGATACAGGACAGCTAGATTCCCGCTTATCCCTCGTCCGGCCACAAGGGAGGAGATGGAGGTTATCGTTGATGAGGACGGTAACTCTGACGACCTGTCGGCTGCGTCGGTGCTGGAGAACAACCCGCAGTGCGCCGGGAACAGCCGCCGTTATCTTTGGCAGTTTAAGAATACGGCAAAGATCATAAACGACCCGTCTTGGGGATTTGATGATTTTGGGGGAGAATGCAAGAATCAGCTAGATGTCAAGCAACTCAGATATGTAGAGCAGGAATATGCCACGGTAGGAGAGACCCAATTCGTTATCAACACGATGGGGGAAGATGTTACGGTAGATGATGCTATTGATTATATCGCTGATAATATAGAGAACCTGTGTGATATCATAGAATCTAATGTAGGTATTACCGACGAGTTATGCGCTGCTATATCGTTGCCGGAGGATCAAGACGGTATAAAGGCCCCCGATTTCCCTAGTGGATGTGATGATATCGAGAGGATAGAGACCAGGACTATATTGGATAAAAACTCTTTGGTGGATTCTAGGATTGATTTTACGTATAAGCTGGCTAGTGATTATACGGAGACCGAGCCTACCACCTTAATACAAAGTAATGCCGAGTCACAAAGGAAGTTCTCTGTATTGTGTGATTTCGATAATTATTCCAGTGGAGGTAAGAATATCATAGATCTGGTTCAGGAATGGCTGGATGGTCAGGATGAGGATAAATTCCCGTCTGATATAGACTCCTCCGCCTTGGTCTTGTGTCAGGATATGTCTAATGTCCGGCAGTTATATGATGAGGGCATATGTACTAATGGGTGTTCGGTAGGAGATCCTCACGTCAATCCTACTATTAATGATGTTCAACCTCCTACATTCCAAGGAGGTAGGTCATTGGGTAAGTGCACGTATTTGTACCAATATCCCGGATGGGAAGGAAAGAAGCATACGGAGACGATGCTTGATCAGTTAATGGATACGATGGAGGCTTATTTCCCCCAATATGAGAGTCAGTTTGGTATCGAGAACGCCATGTGTCTTTTTGGCGATGGTGATAATTCTAAGTTTAATACCGGTATAATTACTGACTGGGAAGGTCGTGTGTCTATGCAGAATGATATTGACGCCAAGACCAATTGGTTCGGTAGAAGCAACTTGACTTATTTCAAGTTCTATCCACATGTATCCTCATACGCCAGATGGGTGGAGTTGGATTACGAGAAATACATAAGTGGTTTATCCGATCCTGATAACGGTATTATGTATATAGAGATGATGGGTAACTATAATTATCCGATCGGCGACTCGTCATCATACAATAAGGTTCGTATAACGTTTTTCTCGGACAAGGAAGGTACCGTGGCTCCTAATCCTTTGGCTAATGATGCCAAGAAAGGTGTTATAGTGAATTACGTGGATCATAAGATATTTATGATGCCGAAGTACTTGTTCTGGAATGATGACAAGACTACTTTCCATAAGATATATGTTTGTATTGAGCCAGCGGTATGTGTGTTCTTCACCGGTTTCGCCATGAGGCAGGACATGAAGGAGCTTGCCGGATTCTATACGGCCGGCACCGCCATCTTCCCCGCCCCGTTCTGTTTTGGCATTCGGCCACTGGAGGTGAAATACGTATTCTTCTTCACAAAAGAATTGAAATTAAGGAGATTCGTTACCTATGAGGCGAAATGTATCTCATGTGGGGATAAACCCGCTGACTGCGCTCCCAGACCATATCAGTACGGTGATTTCGGATATTGGGAGTCTACCAATAAGTATCCGGCTAATTTTGAGTTGTATGATTCAAGTAAGATCGGGATATCATCGGGAGGATCAAAGAGGAAGGACATAATAGATTCTTTGATGAAATACTATGGGTCTCCTAAATCAGTTGGGGGTAAGTCTTATTTCACCGGTAATGGGGGTAACGCTGAGTACCCAAATACGTCAACCACGTTTTGTCAGAGACCTATACGTCATTACAAGTTCCCGGATAACTCTGTCGCTCCTTTTATGGGTAATCCGTCTCAACTGACCGGTCAATATGGAGTTGACTCCTATATTTATCCTATGGGGGTGATGCTTGATGACGATATCGTTAATGAGTTTCTGGATATAGCGGTAGAGAACGGTCTTATAGATAAGGCTAGAAGAGATTCTATAATAGGATATGAGTTGTATAGGGGTGATAGGACGTTAGATAAGAGCGTTATCGGGACCGGTCTGGCTTATGATATGTTTAAGTACGATGATCCAGACGGATCGGCTAACCTTTATCCTAATTACCCTTACAACGATTTGTCTGATGATATGTATATCTATAAGGATATTAATCGTGAGAATTTTATAACGCATCCGTTTAACAGGAAGGGTAATATCTGGTATTCATTCTTAAGTCCTGATATTGCCTTTAACAAGCCTGACGCTCCCACCGAGTGCCTTGTTGATGGTTATCAATTAGGTAAATCCTCCGGTATATTCAGGGAGGTGGAGGATCACCCTAAATGGACGATATTAGGGAGTAAGGCTTACAGTATGGCAATATCATTGGCTACGGTGGAGGCTATGGCTAATTTAATATCCGCTATAGCTGAGTATACATATCAGTCGGCTTCACAGCAATATGTCGGTGGAGGCGTGTTCTTTTTAGCCAACCCTGTCGGCATAGCGCTGACGGCTATCCGTCTGGCTACGGGTATCGCCAAGGCCACAGCCCAGTCCGTGGTGGATATAGGCAAGTACAGGTATCAGTGGTTAACGGCATTGATAGATAGGGGACCTAGACGGAACTATGCTTATTATTATACTTCTGTCGCTCATTATAATTTATTTTACCAAAAAATAGGGGAGTCAGAGTTACGTGGATTGTCAACGGCTAAATATATCAAGAGCGGGTTATATCCGGTAACAGATATCTCTTCGCAAGGGGAGACCGTAGGCGGTAAGCCTATTATCATAAACAACCTCGATCGTGAGCATTCATTGTTCATGTCATTTGGTATGGATAAATATATGCTTGAATATCCGGAGTTGGTTTCAAGTTATGATACCAGCCGTATTCAGGATGAGTGTAATATTCGTAACGATGAGGTGGCTGGTATGACGCCTCATTTTATGACACGTGAATCTTTCGTATCCTGCCCCTATATGAGGATAAAGAAATATTCTCCGGCTCAATACGGACAGATAGAGGATATCAGGTGGGTATCGTTAGGTGGTTGCGGGTTGATGGATAAGGATAAGCGTAAACCTGTTTTTGGAGGTGATGTATTTATATCAAGATTTTCACTTAAGAGGAAGATGCCTATGTTTTACTTGACTCAGTTCGGTCAGGGGGACATGATACCATTCCCTTATTATGATTATCGGAACATCGGGTATCCCCGTTATTTCGTTAATTACGACACCGGGGAGGATTATCTTAATAAGACCGATACGGATACCGGATCGCTATACTCTTTCCCTAGCCGGAAGAGCGCTTATGAGATGGTTTGCAAGACCGGAGATATGTATCTTAGCGGTCGTTTCTTCCTATACTTCTATGGCATACCTCAGTTTCTTGTGGAGTCTGAGATCAATTGCAATTTCCGTATAGCCGGACCTGAGCCTTACGAGGGGTTCTATCCGGAGGTGGGGGATTATATATCATGGACTCAGGAGCGTAATGTCCCTATATCAAGGGATAATGTGTTTAAGATAAGTCCTGTGTATAAGAATCGATTTACGTTAGGTGGCAGGTCATTACCAGAGACGTATGATAGCAATTTTTGGGACTGCGCTTACCAAAGACCCAACGGCGTCATATGGAGCACCGCCGACGTGTCGGAGAACGGCATGACCGATCCTTGGCTGTCGTACAAGCCTATGGATTACCATGAGTTCAAGACATCTTTCGGGAAACTTATAAGCATGAAAGGGATAGAGTCGGATCAGATACTGGCTCGTTTTGAGAATCAGGTAGGGTTGTACAATGCCATAGACGTGTTGGCGGAGAGAATATCCCCGGAGAATAGCGAGCTAGGGACAGGTGGTCTTTTCGCCTCTCGTGGTATCGAGTATAATAATACGACGTTAGGATATTCCGGGACCCAGAGCCGGGATATGATCAGTTGCGAGTTTGGGCATTTTTGGGTCGATTTAAGGCGTGGTCAGGTGTTTAAGGTAGATTCTAATGGTAGGAATCTTACGGAGGTCACACCGGGGCTTAGAAACTGGTTTAAGGAGCATCTTCAGATGAAGATCATCCGTAGCCGGATATATAACGCTGATACGGACGCTGAGTTGTCTTATTATGATATCGATAACAAGTTCTTTGGTATAGGGCTATCCATGGGCTGGGACAATCGGTTCAAGAGGGTTCTAATAACCAAGAAAGATTATATACCGGTAGGGAATCCGAGCGAGTACCAATTCCGTGGCGGCCGGTTCTACAGGAACGGGCAGGCGGTGGAGCTACAGGACGCCAGCCATTTCACGGACGTCTCGTTCACCGTTGGATATAACTGCCTGAAGGGTGAGTGGAAATCATATTTGTCCTACACCCCTGACTATTATATCGAGCACCAGCATTATTTCCAGTCTGGTAAGAATTACTCTAACGACGATCGTGAGATAGGATTATGGTCGCATGGTCTAACCAACCAATCTTATCAAGTATTCTACGGTAAGTTATATCCGTTCGTCATAGAGGTACCTGTCCGTGAGCAGTATGTGAATAAGATCCTCACGAACTACCAATATCGGATGGATGCCAGAAGGTATCAGGATGAGGTTAATTATCAGGTTAGAAGAACAACTGGATTTAATAAGGCATGGTTCTATAACGATACCAACAACAGTGGAGAGCTTAGGATGACCATCGCCGACAAGAACGATATGAGCCAGCGGTTGAGGTATCCTGTAACCAATGACGATAGCCGTGAGATACTGGTGACGGAGGTTGATCAGAAGATAAATATAAATGACTATTTTAACGAGGTCAAAGACGATACTAATAACCTCCCGGTATGGATCAAGGACGTGAATGACATTGACCGGAAGATCGACCCTAGGGCTGTCGATTATCATCGGAGGTGGCGGGATCGTCTTCGTGGCGATTGGTTTTTGGCGAGGTTCGTGAATGACATTGAGAGCCGGTTCAAGATGATAGTGCGTTGGTTTAGCAATGAGGAGAAAGTTTATTGATTTAGGCGATTATATACAACTTTACACCACAAATGTACCGAATTATTTTTATGTATAAATAATAATCTATATATATATGTCATGAGATTAGTCGAACAACATATAATCAAGCGAAGCTCGGTATATTACAATGAGCTTCAAGACCTGTTGCATAAGCGTAAAAACTTATACAACAAAGGGTTATATGTCGTTCGTCAATATTATTTCCAGTATAATGATGATAATACCGTTAAATATAAATACCTCAACTACTATTCTCTTGAAAAGAAGCTAAGAACAGAAAACGATGTAGACTATCGTGCTTTACCATCATCTGTAGCCCAACAGGTATTGATGATGGTCGACCAGAATTTCAAATCCTTCTTCAATCTTCTTAACAAGAAGGGTAGAGGTGAGTATTCTGAGAAAGTAAGAATACCTAAGTATCTTGATAAAGATGGGATGTTTATGGCTGTTTTCCCGACAACAGCCTTTTCTCAGAAATGGATAAAACAAGGTATTATTAAGTTACCAAAACAATTCTCTTTTACCATAAGGACTAATAAACAAAATGTCCAACAACTTAGGTTTATCCCTAAGAATGGATATATTATGTTTGAGATTGTGTATAATAAGAAAGAGAAAGGTCTTATGTATGATAACGGAAATTATCTTGGTATTGATCTTGGACTTAACAATTTAGCGTCTTGTGTATCAAATACCGGTTCTTGCTTTATCATCAACGGTAAGCCTCTAAAATCTATCAACCAGTATTATAATAAAAGATTAGCATATTTAAAATCTAAATTAAAAGGTAATAAACAAGTATCAAGACAAATAAGATCGTTAACCAACAAAAGGAATAACAAGATCAAGGATTATCTGCATAAAGCTAGTAGGGTATTGATTAATCATGTAGTCTCCAATGGCATTAATACGATCGTAATCGGTCACAACAAATGCTGGAAACAAGAGATCAATATCGGAAAGCGAAACAACCAGAACTTTGTATCTATCCCTTTTAATATGTTTATCTCAATGATATCATATAAAGCTACACTTGAGGGTATTAATGTTAAGATCGTTGAGGAATCCTATACCTCAAAATGTAGTTTCTTGGATAACGAGCAGATTTGTAAGCATGATAAATATGCCGGAAGACGTGTCAAACGAGGATTGTTCAAAACATCTTCCGGTAGTATTATTAACGCCGATATCAATGGTGCTTTTAACATCATCAGAAAATCGGCAAAAGAAGCCTTCGATGTAAGTACCTTACCAGAAGGTAGAGGGTTTTGGTGGAACCCGGTACGGATTTCTGTATAGATATATACCATTTTACGATTTTAGTGTAAAAAGGCATATAATCACCTTGATTTATTAACATATAGGGGAGGGTGTTTATCATTCCCCTTTTATACTTTCAAATGATATCAGTTATGGTTTGATTTCCGTTGAAACTGGTTGATTTTTATCACAATGAATATTGTGATTGACAATTTGTTTTATTTAATATTGAAATACAATAAATTTTAATAATTTGTTTATATGGAAGATTTTCAAGGTAAGTATGATGGTAATCAAATAGACATCAGGCTTGATAAGGTCAAGGATATGGTTGGTGCCACGGCGTCCGGGGCTGGCGCTGCGGGATTGGTGCCGGCTCCCGCTGCGGAGAAGCGTACAGCCTTTCTTCGTGGTGACGGTACATGGCAGGATATAGATGTTCATGAGCCGGGCTTCTTGGGCGATAATCTCGATAGCGAGGATGATTTTAGAACTATATTATTTAATTTGGGCTTTGATAAGGAATTTACCCTTACCAAAGCGAAATATGATATAATAGCTTCTAAATGTGAGGTTGATATACCAATTCAATATCTTTTATCCGGAGCATCATCGACGTATGGGGTTGGGGACTTGATATTAATTAAGGATTCATCCGGGAATATTCAAGCCATGTTGCGCTCTGGATGCAATACGGGAGCTGGGGTCATTGTATCTTATCATGTAATGATCAATATATCCAGCGACCTTACCCATACGTCCATTGTCACCAGTCATACCGTACAATCGGTATCTAACCAAACTAAGGACATATCCTTAACGATTGGTGGTGACCCAGTCGGAGATAACAGGGGTATCAACTTCTCTACGGCCGGTACAGGGACCAAGGCTTTGATGGATAATGGGAAATATAAGGAGGTGCAAGCTAGGGGTGATATTGAGAACGCGTTTTTAGATACTGTTTTTCATCTAGCGTCCAATCAACCTTCTACTTTAACCCAAGATCAGTATAATACTATAAAATCGTTGTTTGGTAGTAACCCTACGTCTAATATCAGGATGATAAAACCTAGCGATTCTTTTGTGGAATTGGTAGGTGAATTTCTTATCAATGATTTGATGGTTTTTAATGATCAAAGGAATGATTGTATCACTATTTACATCAGCGGTTCAAATACCATTCTTGGTATGGGACTTATGGATATATCTATTTCTGTTTATCCTAATCTAAGTGTCGGATATATTCATTCTAATTCAAATGTTGCTGCATCAAATGATTCCGAGATAGTTCTTGTAAATTCTTTTAAAAATACTGAAGAGGATATAGATTTTGATAATCAACTTCATCTTAAGATGAAAGGTAAGGGTGATAAGGCCTTGATGGATGATGGGACTTATAAGGAGATAGGTTCTTCTGGAGTGGATATATCAAGTTATATTTTAGAAGGAATTGATTTTAAGAAAAATACTACCAAGGAAGGTTTTGACAAGATAAAAAGCTGTGTTATTAATAAACAGCATATGTATCTGTATTTTTATAATGCTGTGGGTGGTGATGAGGCTTCTTTCTATGCCGATGTTATCGCTGGTGTTTTATATGGAAATTTAAATTTGTGTGTATATGATTTTGGTAGTTCGAAGATTGTCAATATTGATATAAACTTACAAGATTATAGCATAACTGTTAATACGCAATGATATGGTGAAAAATAGATCTGCTGTTAGTAAATCAGGCAAGTGCCCTAAATCGGGGTGCATCAAGAAAGTAGGAAGTGATTGGAGGGTGGTTAGTAACAAAACTGGAAAGTTATGGCCGGCGAAGTATAAGTCGAGGGATTTGGCCAAGAAAGCTCTGGCGGCTTATCATATGCATTGAGGGTGTAGGAGGGTAGGTGATATGAATCATGTACCCGCCTATTGTTTTATCCTGCATCCGATTATGTATATCTTTGTAGAAAACGTGATTTATGGCTAAGAAAGATAAGAAAGAGGAAATCCCTTCATGGATAAAGGATTTGTATAAGGAAGATCTTGATCGTGTTGTAAGAGGTGAGCGTCCCATGTATTTTAGGGGTATGAATGATGATCCTTTAAAGAACGTATCCCCGGAGTTTGATATCCTTAGTGGAGGAGCTGCTGTTAAGGGTATGAATGGGATAAGAGGTGCGTTGTCTCCGTTGAATAATGGCATGGGTAATTATAATTTCAGCATTAGGGGTATAAATAAGAAGATAGGCGAGCTGGTTGATGAGGCGGGATTGTATTTGCCTGAGAAATTAAGACCTATATATCAGACTGTGGTGGACGCTATGTCGAGATCCAAAGATAAGGGGTTGGGTCATATCACGCAGCCGTTGGCCAACGCTCTGTACCCTGCGGACGAGCGGCGGAACCGGCGTCTGGACGGGGAGCATCCCGTTGGTTATGTGGATGCCATAGACGGCATATGGCCTAGGGAGAAATATGGGCTATGGGGAGAGAAAATTGAGCGGAAAGCCGAAGGAGGTCCTACTGGTAATGATCCTATGTATGTAAGACAAGATGTATCTGATAGAGCTTCGTATTTAAAAGACATCATAGGTAACGCCATAAGAAGGAGGTTGTATGAGAATGTAACACCTGATGTGGTAGCCTCAAATGCCAGTCTTCCCGATAAGGTTAAGGAATTTATATACGGAAGAAATGGCAAAGCTAATGTTGATGAATATAGCGAACAGCTATGGGGTAGATTCTTATCCCAGCCTAATAGTCTTGATGGAAATAGCAAGGAGATAAGGATTCCTGATAATGTCATTACTGATATTGAGAAGATGTTCAATCGTGACACTAAGGATGAGATAAAGAGGCTAGATAAAAAGATTCGTGATACGGAGCAAGAAATATATGGCTCTGATAAGCCGGCTACAGATGATGCTTATGGTAGGCTGAAGCTTTTGAAAAAGTCTAGAGAATGGGTAGATATATTTGAGAAGAATCGTAATTCGGTAAGATCCGGAAAGCCTACGGTTTTTTCTGAGTATGATTTTTACCCCGAAGCTGCTGGTGATCTTACCCCGTTATCAGGGTTTGGTAATTTTACTATTTATAGACGTCCGGATGGGAGGTTAGGTGTTTACGATGTATATGATTTTTATAGTAATGATCAAGAGTTCCCGGTCAATATAGTCACTAAGACATTAGACGCTATAGGTGATAAGTTTGAGGAGAGAGGATCGTTTAAGGACTATAGCCCTATCCAAGAGAGTGGAAGGGATGCTCTTATCCGTAATGCTATCATGTCCAAGAATAAGTTAGAGAAGAAATATGATGGTGGGTATATAGCTTCAAAGGATAATACGAGTGTAGGAGGCCCCGGAATAAATATGAATACGAGGTATGACACAAAGCCTTATCAAGATCCTTTAACGCCTGTTATAAGTGGATTTGTCCCAGGACTGGATGTAGCTTCCGATGTATCAGACATGGCTACCGCTATAGAGGATAAGGATAAGATAGGGATGATATTGGCTTCTTTGGGTTTTCTTCCTGTTGTTGGAGGGGCGGCCTCGTATGCAAGCAAGGCAAGGAAGCTTGATGGGAGGGTAAAGGCTATACGTATATCGGAGCCTCCCGAAAAACCTGTATATTATCATAACAAATTATCTGATGGTGTTACGCATGGTGATGTGGTTGATGCGGATAAAAATGACTTTAAATTGACATCTAACTTATTTTTCGAAAGAGGCTTTTATCCTAGGTTTGAGAGGATGATGGATGAGTTGGGTAAAAATGTTAGGCGTCCTTATAAAAGCGGGATGTTGCTTGAAGAGGATAAAGATTTTATCAAAAAAATGAAGGGGAAGGACGGGAGTGTAGTTATTCCTGAAAAGAATACCCCTTTAAGGTTCGAGTTGGATAGAATGTTATCTGATTATGGTATAGAGGATCAGGAAGCGGCGTGGAATAGGTGGATAAATTATGCTAATTCAAAGAAATCTTATGATAATAGGGAATCTATACTTGATGGGGTTAAGAATATGATAAAGAAACCTGATACATATGATTTTGATTTTGTTGATGGTTTAAGCATGAACGGCCATGTTATTAGTGGTGTTCACATGAAAGATGGCGACAAGATGTTGATAGATGCCAATCTTCCTTACAACCAGAAATTAACTACTATGATTCATGAGACTAGGCATAGGATAGGACAGTATATAGATAATACTTTTGGAAAGACATTTAGACATGGATTGACAAAACCTGCTGACAAGACTGTAGATTTGATCTATAAGACATTGAATTATGATGATTTTCTGGATAATGCTAATCATATATGGGAAAAGTCGGCCACTAATACGGAGTTGCAATTCTTGATGGAGAAACTTAGAGGTTATGAATCTACAATGGATGACATAGGGAAAGTCTATGGAGATGATAAAATGAGAGATATAATCAAGAATATTTCTGATGATGACATAAAGAGTCTTTTAGGGGAGATAAATAGTGATTATTCTGGTAAGTATATAAAGGCCTTAAACAAGGGTGAGATGAACTATGATGATGTAAGAAAAGCTTTGATGTACCCTATCATATCAGGTCTTATGTATAAAAGTTATGATGCGATATCATCTGGTGATGAGGATAAGAATAAAATGAATAAGGGAGGTTCAGTAAACACAGGTAGAGCTTATGGGGATGGGAAATATGTTGTTGATCCTCGTAGATCAGAGGATAGTAAGATGGCTGTGTATGATGAGATATGGGATTATCTGACCGATAAGAAGGGGATACCACAAACGCAAGCTATCGGCATCCTGTCGAACATCGCCGCCGAGTCCGGAGGGGACACCGAGGCCCTGGGAGCTGCCGGTGACTTTGGTATCCAGCAATGGCTTGGGCCGAGGAAGAAGGAGCTACAGCGTAGGTATGGTAAGAAACCGACATTGACTCAACAACTGGATTATCTTGTGGATGAGTATCAAGGTCGTGTACCGGGGCTAGGCTGGAACTACATGAACCAAGGCAAGTTCTTTGATAAGGACGCTCAAGGCAATGTTTATAATTACTATATGTATTCGAAGGCTGATTTTGATAACGCCACGAATTATAAGGACGCTACCGTGGCATGGAATCAAGGATACGGGAGACCCCTTGGATCGACATTAAGAAACGAGAAGCGGTTTGAGTTCGCCGATATGTTCTCCAACAGATACGGTGTCCCGGAGAACGAGCCAATGAGATACGAGTTCGGGCAGCGGGATTCTGGTACGGGAGACGGAGGCCAGCAGCCCGTGCCTGAGACGGTAGCCCCCGCCGCTCCTTCTTTGGCTTCCCATCCTGCCATGGATAGCTGGTGGGAGAAGGAAGGTCAAGACCTGTTATATAAGATGCTAGCTCAATCCGGCGCTAACAAGAAAGCTATAGAGGACATCGCTAATAATATCAAGAATGATCCTCAGTCAGAGGCGCAGATAGCGGAGGCCGAGCGTATGCGTAAGGAACAGGCGAAAAGGCAGTTGGTGCTTAACATGATACCGGGGTTGATGCTGAATATAAAGGGTATGAGCAGAACCCAGAATTAATGCTATATTTGTGAAGTAATTAAACGTTTTAGATATGAAAAGATTGTTGTTTTTATTTGCTATGTTATTGACGCCATTCGCTTTGATGGCACAAGAGGTAATCCCATCAGAAGGGCCTATTACTATTGATCTGACTACCCTTACAGGCATCATGGCTTTCGTCACGATGTCAGCTACCCAGCTAGCTAAGGTAGTGCCGTATATTGACACCCATAAGTGGGCTAAGATTTTATCGGCTGTGGCTATTGGGATGTTGACATGTATCTTGGCTTGGTTTCTTCAGGTATCCCCGTTGTTGGTAGGTAGTGAATGGTGGGAAGCTCTATTATATGGAGTGGCAGTCGGGTTCAGCTCTGCTGGTTTCTATGATTTGGTTAAGGCCATAGGATCATTATTCATAAAAAGGATTTAATTTTTATCCATAATAATACATTTGCTGATAGACTCATCGTTGTGAAATGGTGAGTCTATATTTTTTAAACTATCTTTGTGTCAGAACGAAATTAATTTGATATGAGCAAGTATGTAATCAAGAGGAAGATACCTAAATATCAAAAGGCTGGGGAAGTTGATCCTGTCATGCCCGGTAATGTTGTTGGTCTTCAGGGTCTTGGAGTGGAACCTCTGGTTTCGTCTACCCGGATAGGACTTGATATTCAGCAGCCTGATATTAATACCATTGATACAAGTGATTTGAACGCTATCGTTGACAGCAATAAGAAGGTTGACGAGTCTGGCAGTACGGATGTTTTTGATTTTACCACCATACCTTATTATGGCGCTGATGATATAGGATCTAGGTTTACCCAGATGGGTCGTGGTATAGGGCGTATGAGAAGCGAGGGATATGGAGATTTATCCACTGGGGCTAAAACAGCTAATACGATAACCACCATAGCCTCAGGAATTAGTGGTATCATGGGATTGGCTCGTAACGTGGTTTCTGGGATAGCGTCTGAGAAAGGTACTCGTACCAATATCAGGTTGGCTCAGGAGCGTGAGGCCAGACAAAGAAGGCAATCTCAGATGCGGTATAAGGATGGAGGTGGTGTTTATCTAGGGTCTAATAATAGATTCGATAGCGGTAGTCTTACCGGTGAGTATCTATATCCGTTACCTAAGTCGATGGAAGATCAAGCCAACGTAGAGGTCGAGAAGGGCGAGTACGTGGAGCAGCCCGGAGAGGCGCCAATGGAGGCTATGGGGCAGAAGCACGCCGATGGGGGAACCCCCGTTTCCTTGGAGGAAGGTACGAAGGCTATTACCGATGATACCACCATAGAGTCGGATTTCGCTAAATACATTAGAGATACGTATGGTATTAAGGCTACGCCGAAGGATACGTATGCCACATTAATGGATAGGTATAAGGCTAAGATAGGTCTTAAATCAGCTTATGATGATCAGAAGAAGGCTTTGGATAAGTTGAAGAAGAACGATAAGATAGATGACGAGAATACGAGGCGCTTAAACGCTTCCGTATTATCCAAGGCTATAAATGACAGTAACGAGACGGTTAATGGCTTAGAAGGAAGATTTACGGACTTCGCTAACGTCATATACAAGGAGCAGGAAGACCGGAAGATGAAGAAGGATGAGGATACTTATTTTGCCAAGGGAGGCGAGATAGATAATATCATATCCAGATCCATGAAAGAATATGGCCTTACAGAAGATGATGTAGCTGAGGCTAAGAAAGAGCTGCTTAAGAAAGTAGCTGGTATTCGTCAGAAGATGGAGAAAGGTGGTAGCTCTTTATTCGATTATCTCCTTACTTTCCGTCCTGTTGAGAACAAGTATAATAATAAGGATAATACGTTTGGGTATCAACGTCAAGGTCAGGACGGTTCTTATGGCGGCATTAATGCTGATGAGAGACTGGAATATTATAAGACATTCATGCCTTTGGCTTATGATGCTTATATGAGTGCGCCTAAGGCTACTGCCGCCAAAGCTCTTCAGGATGCTATATATAACACCACTGGTGGCTGGATGGGCTTGGCTACGGCGGAAAACCCGATCATCGCCAACGCGGAGGCACTTAGGGATTACACGACGCTCGTTTCTTTTGGCGGTGAGGATAGCCAAGGTAATTACCCGGAAGACAAGAAGGCCGCATATCATGATAGAATGAGAGATAATAAGTTTGGTCAATATTCGTCATCTCGTCCTATGATTGGTTTGGATGTAGTTACAGAGGATCAACATAAAGCTCTTAATGACGCTGGTATCACTCATTTCAGTCAACTGTTTTCTGACAAGAATAAAGATATTGTTAATAAGATCCTTGGGGAGGATATGCTTAAGATGCAGGCGTTAAGATCCATGAAAGGCATGGAAGGTCTTGACTTCATACTCGATCCCCACAAGGTGGTTCCCGGTCCTATGGATATAGGTGATGTGGAGGATCCTGATGTTAAGCTGGATATGCCTGAGCTGATTGATCCTAATACACTTCCTAAAACCAACACAAATGTCGGTAAGTCGAACGGCGGCAATGGAGGCAGGAATATAGTAGGTGGTGGTCTTGACTTTCCTGAGGTGTTCAGGATGACTCCGGGAGCCGTGACAACGGAAGGTCTGGAAAGACATTACGCTCCTACCGTGGACCCGGTGTTGAGATCGGCTGATCAGTATATGGTTGAGGCTAATCGTGCTTTCCAATCACAATTGAATCAGATGGGTAATGTCCCGGATTCCCAGAGAGGGGCTTTATCTTCCAATTTACAGGCTATCATGAGCTCCAATATAGGTAAGTACATTAATGAGGTAGAGCAAGGTAACGTGGCTCAAAGAACTTGGGCTGATAATGTCAATTCTCAATCATGGGCGAATACTTACGACAAGAACATAGCCCAACGTCAAGCTTATCAACAACGGATATTGCAGGGGTTGGCTATTAATGACGAGAATTGGGCTAGGTATTTCGATAGCGTCAATGATGAGATTCAGCAGAAGTGGAACACGGCTACGACCATGAATACATTAAGATCTATATTTGGGGATGTTAAGATTGGTCCCAATGGTCAGTTGATCGCTGATCCTCAAGGAGATATATTGAGTTATAGGAGATTATATCCCGCTCAGGAAGTAACTAAAGGCAAGAAAGGATAAAGGATGGCTTCACAATATAGTATATTAAGGAATTACGGCAAGTACGTATCACCCTACAACATGGATGTCATGATGCAGGGTATGGGATACATGCAGCAGAAGATAGATACCAATCGGCAGGCTATAAATGAGTATGCTGATTATATTATCAATTCTGACATTATAAAACCTCAGGATAGGGAATATCTTCAGAATAGGTTAAATGGATTGATACAGGACGTGAATAACGTGTATCGTAAATCTAATTTGGCTTCTGATGGTATAGCCAGAAGTATACAGGCTCGTCTTGGAGAGGCTCTGGATACCCGTGTGTTGAATGCTATTGCCGGCACTAGGGAGATCCGGTCGTTTAGTGAGAAGATGGAGGATATGAAATTGAATAATCCTAAGATGTATAGTCCTATAAACGAGGCTGAGGCTTTCGCCGATGCCGTGGCATGGATGAATGACGGTCAGGTAGGAACACGTCTTAATCCTATACATTATACTCCTTATACGGATTATCACGCTGAGATTGATGAGAAGATGAAGAACTTCATCTCCCTTAATAAGGGAAAGAAAGTCAATGTGCCGGTGATTGATGCCAATGGTAACAGGACGGGGGAGATGCGTGAGATGTATATAGATGAAATGAGCTATGCTCAAGTCAGGGATATAGCCATGGCTTCCATATCAGAGAACGGCAAAGCTCAGATGCAACTAGAGGGTAGGTATATGGCTAGGACGAATCCTGACCTATTCAATGTCCAGAGTACCTCTGATTTCCTTAAAGGGTATATTGATGATTTTAGTGCCAAGGAAGAATCTATACGGGCAAAGCTAAAGGGCGTTGGCAATGATAAGGTCAAAAAGGCTAGGTTGGAGTCAGAGCTGGCGGATATCACCAAGCAGAAAAATGATTTCGTGGAGGAGGCTGAGGGCGTTATTGGCAGTAACTACAGTCCGGAGCGGGCCGGCATGTTCATGGTGAGGCAGCAGTTCCTTCGTGGCGTGGGGTTACGATGGTCTTATAATAACTCATACGAGACGCTTGGTGTTGATGATTATTATTTCAAGGCTAATCAACAGATGATGGAGAGGGCTAAGTTCAATGAGACAAAAAGGCATAATCTAGCCATGGAGAAATCCGCTTTGATAAGAGCTAGTAAATCAGGTAAATCGGAGAATGGAAATGGTGGAGGCGATGACATGACCGGTCCCACCGTGGTTACGAAGAGTGCCAATCTTGAAGATGTGAATATAAGCGATGAGTTCATGAATGGATTTATAGCCAATGAAAAGGCGGTGAATACAGGCATGGAGAATTTTGTAAAGTCTCTATCAGACGATGCCAAGAGGAAGATCGACGCATGGGCATCTGATCCTGAGAATAGTAATGTGGTCAAGGATATGGATAGGGATCAGGTTATCATGACTTATTTTAAGGCTAATGGTGGATCTACGAATACACTTCTTGATTATAATGGAAAGGATAGTTATATAAAGCTTCTTGGGTTAAATAACCAAAGGAATAAGTATAGTAAGATTAATGAGGGTTTCAATAAGGCTGAGAATACTGTTTTGGATGGTGTTGATGCTATAATTGAGAAAGAGGCTAGATCGTATGAAGGATCAGGTATAGACATTAGTTACGGATTTGGCACATTCAATCTTGGGGATATTAACAATAATGGTGATAAGGTTTTTGATATAGATGGCATAAACGATATAACATTAGACGATTGGGCTAAGCTATCTGCTTATAGTTCTTTGCTAAATGATAATATAAACGTTGTTAATAGTAATATTCAAGGGGAAGCGCCATACGTATCGGTAGATTCAGGTCAGTCAAGTATTATTATGGATCGTTTGAATGATCTTATGGGAACGTCTTTGTCGCTTGATGATATTGAATCTATAATGTCTCTTGCCGTATCTGGGGCTAACAAGAATAGGCATATCGAGGAAATAAAAGACAGGTTTGCTGGGGATAATAGAGCGATCGCTGTCGCTACCGCTATATATGACGAAGCGCATAAGGAAAGAAATGATTTATTAAGGCATAAATGGAGCCGTGGAGATTTGGGTAGGTTAAATGATAACGCAAAGCGTGCTGGCGAGGATTATTTAAGGCAATATCGTCATGAGTACGCCGAGCGTGAGTATATCTTTTCCGGTGATTATCCGTCTAAAAGCAAAGCCGAGTATGATTATATAAAGATTAGTGACCTATTTACCCGTGGTGGTGGTTTTATTCCTAAGGATAAGGATAATGCCAATACGAAGATAACGTTTACCATATCCCCTATAGGTGATGGTAAGTATCAGATCATTGGTAATAATGGAGGTGATGGCAGATCTGTTGTTGAGGTAAGTGAGGCAGATCTAGCCGCCAATGACCTTACTTTTTATAAGGAGGATGTAAGTATCCCATCCGAGACCTACGACTCTGGTGTTGTATCTATATCGTTTGCCAATTCAAGCGATAACGCTTATGGGAAGATGGCCAAGGCATTGCAGGTAGCTCCTGTGGCTTATGCCAGCGGAGCTAAGGATATGACAATGCCTTATATAGATATGTTCACGAATATAAATGACGGTAATATCAGGAAGAATCAGATGATGATCGCTACCGATGTGTTATTTGATAACGCTTCTATGTATGAGTTAAGGGCTTCCGGATATAAGTATAATAATGGTTCCTCTGGGATAAATGTTGATATATACAGCAAGGGAGGAGCAAGGGATGGCGGTACTCCATTATACTCAATTGATCTGGATGGCGTTAATTATGCTGATGAGGTAGCTAGAAAAATTGATTTCAGCCCTCAATATTATTTGGTCATGGCATGGCAACAAATACTTAGCAAGGAGAATGAGGTATATTGGAGAAGTGAAGGTAGATCTACTACTGATGATTTTGAAAGCTTCATCTCGCCTATAGCTAGTATGATCGATCAGGAGATAAGAAACAGGAATAACGGAAATAGTGGAAATAATGGAAATAGTGGAAACCAATAATAACGCTCCCAGTGGAAGGGATCTTGCCAACAAATACGGGTATCCTACTATGAGCGTGGATAATATAAAGGCTGTTGGATCGGATCCCTATAATATACCGGATCGTGACTTACCTCCGGTATTGGATCCGTATTCTGCTTCCGAGAGATCAAAGTCCCAGATACCGTCATTATCAGAGAGGATCAAGAATACGGTAAAGACTAATTATTATGATAACATGAAGCATATGTCCCCTTTGGGGTATATGGCGTCTGATCAGAGCTATAAGGGTAGGTTTAATCTTACTGGACCGGAGATATCGTTAGAGGATTCAAGGTATCGATTAAGTAGTGGAACGTGGATACCCAAATACGAGTCTTATATACCCGGTGTAGATAATGATACACGTCTATCAAAAACCCAGAGTAGGACTGAGAAGTGGATGAGAGGATTGGGTAAGCTTGCCGGAAAAACCGCCTTGTACGGATTAGGAGGCGTTATCCAGCCTTTTTATGGTATTTATGCCGGAGTATCCAAAGGTAATTTCAATGCTGTTTTTGATAATGATTTCACTAGATGGTTAGATGATCAGGATAAGAAGATGGATTATGGTCTAGCTCATTATTATAATCGAGAGGAGCGGGACATGAACTTTCTTCAAAGTATGACTACGGCTAACTTCTGGTCTAATGACTTTCTGTCGGGTCTGGCTTTTACCGCTGGCGCCATGTTATCATCCGCCGTATATTCCGGGGCCGGTCTGATGAACCTTGCTCGTACCGGAGCTAGGGCTGGGGTGGCTTTAGCTAGGATAGGCAAGGCCGCTTCGGACACCAAGAAAGCATTCGGAGCTTACCTTAGGGCCGCCCGTATAGGGCAGAGGGTAGGCAAGGGGCTGGATGCCGCCCTATTTCTTGGTACGTCTACCTCATGGGAAGCTTCAGTGGAAGCCAGAAGTATGTTGATGGAGGCCGAGGAGAATTTCAGGCAATCTTATCGTAACGCTTACGGGAGGGAAGTCCCGTATGAGGAGCTTATGAGGTTCAGGGCTGACAATGCCAATGCCGCTAACGCCGTATTCGCCGCAAACGTCGGCATATTGTCATTATCCAACATAGCTATGTTCGGTGATATGTTTGGCATGGATCTGGGCGTGGATAAGTTCATAAAACGCAATATATTTGGCGTAGGAGCCGAGAGAATGGATAACGGTGCACTAAGGGCTATAACACCAAAGAAATGGCAGAAAATAGCTGGTAATACGTTTAATATCATCAAGCGACCGGTATCTGAGGGTTTGTTCGAGGAAGGTCTTCAAGGTGTGTCCAGCAAGTCCGCGGAGGATTGGGTGGAATCAAGATACAATCCCATGGCCATCCGTCAGAATATAGGTTATATGGAAGCTATAAAGAACGGATTCAAGGAGACTTACGGATCTAATGAGGGCTGGAAGGAGATCGGAATCGGTATGATTATCGGATCGGTTATGGGTGGAAAAAGCCTTGGAGGTATAAGGGAATGGAGCCAAGACATGTCCCGTAACAAGGGGATGGTGGAGGCCTACAACACCAATGCCGGCGCCTTGACTACCGCCGCTATCCGTGCTATTCGTGGCAGTATGGCTCTTAACGCTCAATTATCAGGCTTAAGTACGGATAATAACGCTGACGATATACCTAATTCTAGAATCGTAGATAAGACTTTTAGTGACGCTGTATTCAATCGTCTTCGCTATGATCAGGAAATGGGGATGTTAGATGATACCAAGGAGAATTTCAAGACAGTCATCGAGTCTATACCTAATAGCGATATAGCCTCTGATATGAATATGACAGATGAGCAGGTAAATGAGTATAAGTCCAACCTTGTTGGCGAGTTCAATAAGAAGGTTGATAATTTTACTATGGCTAGTAGATTTGCCGACTCCCTTACCGATGGTATATCCAATAGATCATTTAACACCTACATCTCTAACATGGCTTATAACGGTCTTGAGGCTAAGGATAATTTGGATGATATCGCTAATCAGTTAGGAAGGATATACAATACGGATATAGGCCCCGCTTTAGATATATATTCTCGTCTTAATCCTGATTCGAGTAGGGATCTTGAGAAACTTAGGAAGCTTATAGATGATATACAGAAGATAGAGAAGAATGTTTTGAAGCTTCAGCAGAGTATCACGTCTAAAGAAGCTCTTGAGTCTGATAAGGTCAAGTTAGCCAAGGAGAATGATAGACTTCTTAAATTGACGGAGGATAGGATTGCTTTGGAGAGGAGATTAGCTACGTTAGTTAACTCAGAGACAGATATATCTAAGCTGTTATTAAACAGGAATGAATCAAGGATCAGTGCCGCCGACCTTATGGCAGCTTATGAGACTATAGTTGGTTTTGAGAATGCTGTATCTATCCGTGGGGTTGATAATTATAAAGAGGCTATGGCGTTACTTAGCGAGTATCGTCATAATCTTGTGGCTTATAAGAATATAAATGAGTCTCTTCGCCGTATGCGTGATAGGAGATTCATACGGTCGCAGGAACGTGGGTTCATGAAGGTTTTGTCAAACATATGGGGAAAGACTTATGAGGAGGATAATAGTAGATATGATTTCAGGAATACCGATGATCCTGATGCTAATTCCCTTTATGCCAATGATCAGGCCATAGATAAGGCTTATCAAGATGGTCTTATAGGAGAGGACGAGGCATTTATGTTCAAGACCTATAATCATATGATCGCCAGATCTATGGAGAATGATATCAAGGCTGATGAGGGCGGTATCGTTGAGAATGTGCCTGATAATGAGGATATAATAAATCCTTCTGATGATAGAATCAATAATATAGCTATAAAGATATGGAACGGTAATGAGGATATCTTATCTCCTAGGGAGAGGCAGATATATGATAATAACAAGGATCGTATCAATGATCTTGTAAATGGGTTTGGCGATAATCCTATAGCTAGGCTTAATAAGATTAGGTCAATGATAGATAGGTTAAATACCAACGATAACGTCTTAAATAACATCAGGGATACTATTGATGATATCATAGATATGAACATTAATGGTCTTGATCAGGATCAGGTTAAGGGGGCTATACAGACTTACAATGATCTTATGAATGATATTGACAACGGGAATGAGGTTGATCAGGATAAACTTAATGAGGCTATTGATATTATCAATAACTATTCTGATGATCCTCTTCTTCAATTCGTGGAATGGATGAGGCTGTATGATAATGGGAGTATGGTTGTCAAGGATTACGATAAGTCTATACCTATGGGTGATGTTCTCACGGAGAGCGAACCCGGAACATCCACCGGCAGGACGGAGGCCAATGCCGCCCAGAATCCGGTAGTGTTGATGGCCCAGAAGAAAGAGATTGGCGGAGTCATGTATTATGAGGTAGGAGGAATGAGGCTTGATAGATTCATGGCGGGATCCGGGCTTAAGGCTCTTGTCACGCCCGGTGAATATGTTATGGATGATAAGGTGGTGATGGATTTCACTGACGGGACGAACATGTTCAGCGTTATCGAGTCTAAAAATCATTCAAGATGGATGATTAGCGAGGATGACGCTCAGGCTTTCGAGAACGCTACCGGTGTCATACTGGGGAGGCAGACCGCCTTATCGACCTCCAACTGGTTCATGGTGTATCGCAAGGGGCAGGATGGATCTGTTGTTCCTTATTATACAGGAGATGCATTTGGCTCTAATAATGAGTCGATAAATCAAGAAGCTGCGGCTAGTCTTCGTAAGAACGATATCGTGAGGTTCAAGGTAGATATGTTAGATCCTTATACCAAGGAATTGTATGATAAATACAATAGCCTTTATGCCGTTGATCCTAATTCTGACGAGACCAAGTCTGCCCGTAGTGATTTGGTTAATAATATGGTTATTAAGATCGTGGATGGTGACGGTAATTTTGTCTCGGTGCTTAAGGCCAATGATCCAGGCTCAAAAGGTAGTAACGCTGATTTAAGGAGTATGGCCTTTGAGTTGTATAGGGATAATGTGGGATCTGTCGCTGGCGAGATTGATATACCGTTCGTAGGCGCAGTCACCAGTGTTTTGCCGGGAAGACCTAATTTTAGCATAAGTGATGATAATGGCACGTTGATGGTCTCCGAAAATGACTTTACCAATGAGACGGTTGGTAAGGTCGAGAGCGTAGGATATATAGAGAACGGGGAGGTTACGATGAGAGATGATATTAAGTATAATATATTCCCGTTCTGTACGGCTATCGTCAGGGACAAGTATGGTGATTATAAAAATTCACGTATCCCGGTCGTAGCTATAAAGACAGGAAATGGAAGAAATTACCTGTACCCCGTAAGATTGAAAAATCAGGATATATCATCATTCTCATCTATGATCGGATCGATGGCTGACAGAATTATAGAGGGTCTAGGTGGTGGAGTAAGTATTGATGATATAATGGATCTTAACAACGCTATAGCCAGATCCGGGCTGGATAACAAGACATATATGATTCCGTTGGCGGGAGACGTGGATGTTATCAAGAAACGGCTAAAGGATGTCAAGGAAGCCGCTAGTAAGATGCCCATGACCGCTGACGTAAGAGGATGGATAGGCTATTCTAGGACCAAGGAGGATATTTTGATGAATGACGTTACGATCAATATCGATCTTAATAACGATCCTTTCATAGCCCCTAAGTTCAGGATGAGTATTAGGAGGGATGAGACGTTCTTCGAGGATACGGAGACCCCGTTCGTCAACCCGTCCGGTTCCGAATCGGAGTTCGCCTCGCCTACGAAGGCGGCCGAGGATAAGTCTTTGGTTTCCGACGGGAATGTCGTATCCGGAGAAAAAGAAGCCGATGATCCTTGCTAAATAAATTATCTTGATTTATCTTCGCGGTGTCAGTCCATCACCTGACGAGTAAGATATTTAAAAGTTGGTCCCTGTCGGGTGTGTGATGGCCCCGGTGGGGACTCTTTATATTATGCAGTTAGATAGTTTTTTACACCGTAAAATTATACAAGACCTGCGCATCCAGCGAGTGAAGGTCTTGATGATGTTATACACCAGTCATTATTTTGTCAATAACAGACAAAGGCAGTTGCTCGACCATACATACGCTTTAAGTAGAAGTCAGGCTTTCGATTATATGACGGAGTTCAATAAAAGACTTAGTGATAAGATAGGTATAGAATGTACGATGGATATTCTTCTGCCTACCGATGATGATAATGCTAATATCATAATCGAGTACAATGGCATCATTAAGAAGTTGATGAGGGAAGCCGAGAAGCTGGAACTTGACACTGACGCTATTAAGAATATGATGCGCGATCTACTTAATGAGTTGAAAGATGATGTTGATCTTAATATCTTGATATTTGACGTAACCCAGTTACTTATAAAATACAATCTATTTAGGTTGGATGCCATAACCGAGCAGGAGTTCAAGGACTCTTTCGTCAGGATGGATAGTAGGAATATGAAGATAAAGAAATTAACTTTATCTGATATCAAGAAGGTGGTGATGATGATGGAGGATAGATACAGTTATATTTCGTCTATATGATAGATAAATATAACTGATTACATTTTTTTGTAAAAATATCTCCTGTTTGTTTGTAGTTTCAAAATAAGGTCTTATATTTGCGGTGTCCATCCGTTATTGGGCCATAAGAAGATATTAACTCGCCTAAGCGTAGGCGATAGATGAGGGTCATTGGTGGAATAACGGACGCCAATGGCTCTCGTTGTTTTTATATCATGAGTGAATTATCTGAGATTTTTAGTTACAATGGTAATGATGTAACTTTTAAAACGGTTGATGATGTAACCTATGTTAATGCCACGGAGATGGCTAAATACTTTAATAGGAGAACAAACGACTATTTATCGTTAGTATCTACTAATGAGTTAGTTAAGGCAATTACCAGAAAAACTGGTAAATCTGAAAATCAGTTAGTTATAAAGAAGACTGGAATGCCGGTTTTTGGAGGTGGGGTATGGTTGCATGAGGATATAGCTATAGATTTTGCCCAGTGGCTTAGTGTAGATTTTAAGCTGTGGTGTACAGATAAAATAAAGGAACTTTTATTGAAAGGGCATACATCAATAAATAGGAATAACTCTGATATAAGCAGAAACGATCTTCCATCTGATTATATAGAGGCATTAGAGGCGTTACTTAAATCTGAAAAGGAGAAAAAGGCATTAGCTGAGGCGAAGAAAGCGGCAGAGGAAGCCAAAAGGATATCTGATAATATTATCAAAGAACAGGCTCCTATGGTTGAGTTTGCCAAGACAGCCGAGATAGCTCAAGAGACGGATATGTTGATCAGAGAGGTTCGGGAAAAGCTAGAGGCTCATGGGTATGATATAGCGGAGAAGAATCTTAGGATATTGCTTGAGGATAATAAGTTTTTCGCCAAAACCGGTAAGAGATGGTTGCTTTCCCAAAGGATGATAGATCGTGGTTACGCTCGTTACAGGTATCGTGATGACGATGAGTTCTATGGGACTAACACCGTCTATGTGACTCCTAAGGGATTCCAGTGGATCGTGTCTAAGATATCCAGGGAATGGATGCCTAGGTTCTTGGAGTTGAAAGGTAGGGTTCTCAGTAGATCGGATAAAAATATTTTTGCTAAACAATAAGTTTCGTTTTTATAGTTTTAGGATTGAGTTTTTTGTTTGTCCGTGAGGATCGGCAAAATGATTTGTACTTTTCAGTAGAAACATAGGTTTGTTATTATTGTTATTTGGCTCCCGTCCGCTCGTGAGAGTAGGCGGGATTTTGTTTATCTTTGTGTCAAAACGATTTAGTAATGGGAAGATCTTGTTATGTTATAAAAAATAAGGAGGGTGGGGTAGATAATGTCCTTGCCCCTAACAACCAACCATCCGGATTATACCAAAGGGCGATGGAGGTGCTTGGCGACCAGAAGCAGGCCTTATCGGTCTGGGGTACGGCCTACTCCCCCGACTTCGTGTCTTTCTTTGGCGATTGGATGTCCATGCCATCGGAATACGACTTAGATAGCAATGGGGAACCTAGGTATGATGATGTCATGTCCTTTATCAAGCGGAAGAACTATTTCGCTGGCAATTTCATGGCCGATGAGGTTAAGGATATCAATAACACCCTTACTTCCTTGGGAGTCGATAATATCAATGATCTTAATGATATGATTGTATCCAATTTCCTTTCCGGCGGTGATATATTCCTCAATAGGTACAATCTTGAGAGGTCCGGGATGTATGACGCCGATGAGATCGATAATATCATGACCAACAGATCGGCGTATGAGCAGGTAAGGGATATGATGAGGAGGATTGTCGATTTTATGTCTGAGGGGGATCTCAATGAGAAGGATACATATTTCTTGTCCTCCGAGTCAGGCCTTGGTGATGATTATATGATATATGAGGATACATATGACTCGTTAGGGAAGAGAAGGGGCTTGAATCCAATAGAGGTAAGGGATACGATCATGAGGGCGGCAGGCGGTATCAGCGACCGCCGGGAGTTCGATCAGGCTTTCGCCTCCATCCCATACCCTTCCTTGGCACTCCGGTATCAGGAGGATCAGGATTACGCCGATCGGATGTATGACATGTATCGTAATATGACCCGTATGGAGGTTCGGAGTCAGGACGGAAATACGATTACCGACTCACACTATTACAATACCACACCATATATCAGTATGCCTAAGGACATGAAAGGTCTAAGGGATAAGGTTGGGGAAATGATCAATATGGACGATTTTAAGGACATCAAGGACGTTTCCGGACGTCTGTATGATATAGCTATGGATCTTGCCGACATGGGCGTGGATATAAGCGAGGCGATCAGCGATGAGATGGTTATATCCAGACCGGAGGATATCCGTGATCTTATGGCGTCGCTGGATGTCATGTTATCTTCCATACAGGCAGGCAATTCGGTATACGATAGCTTTATCTCCGATCTTGATAGGATAACAGGAAAAGGGAATCCGATATACGAGGTTCAGGATACTTATTCTACCAGTGATAGGATGGTGTATGTAAGGTCCGGGAAAACATCTCCTTCCGATATGTATGACATGAACATGTTGTATGTAGGTAGAAATACATACCATAACACGACCCCGATAACCGACACCGATCAGGCCTATGAGATGTTGGCCGATATCGGGATAGAGCGGCCCTCGTACTTGCCGGCTGGCGTGGTTCCTGCCGGGGCTTCTCGATCCGATATTGACGTGATCAAGGATAACATAAAGAAGCTAGTTATGTCCAACATCTCATCCTCGAATACTGAGAACATGATCCTTACCAGATTGATATACCAGCATCCCGTAACCCCTAAGATGGATGATGTCGATATTGATCGGGAGTTCAGGAGATACGAGGCTAGGCAGGGAAAGGATCGGGATTTTATCAAATCCTGTACATCGTTGAGGAAGATCCAGATCAAGGAAAGGTTAAAAAAATCGGATTTATATAATAATGTCTTACGTTTCCTTGATTTTAATGGATTTTATAATGTATCTTTGAATCACCATGACAGAGGTACGTTAAAAAACATAGAGATGTCGTTGCCGGATGGTCAGGTAAGAGATCTGTTGTTTGATGTGGCTATTGAGTCTAGTGACAGCAGCATGAGAAACCTTTTCTATCTGGATAGACAGGACAGGATGATGGATGTCGGTTTTTATCGATATCTATACCAAAGGAATCCGGGTCTGCTCCGGGAGGTCAACGGCGGCGTCGAGGCGAGACCGGACGGTTCGTTCTTGGCTCGTGGGAGGTATGATGATTTCGTGTCATTCCAATCCGGCTTATATGAGAAGGTAGGTGAGACGGTTGATGGTGCGATATACAGGTTCGTTGATGATCTTATATACTCCGACCCATCATCATATCAAGAAAACATGGTACGAAGGATGGGTGACGTTACGGTAAGGAGTGACGATAACCGTCTATCAAGGATAGAGGATAATCCCTCATCCAGTAAGATAGTTAATGAATACACTGCTAATACAAATAAATTAATGCGAGTTTTTTCGTGTAGCTAATCTCTCTTTGGCGTCGTGAGACGTTTTCTTTCGAGCATTGGAACATTGAATTTTATAGATTTGCATGAATCCGGGCCGTAGTGATACGTCCCGGATTTTTTGTCTTGTACCGGTTCTTATTAATACCAACTGCATGACATGATGTGCCTTGATGATGACATATATCACGATCTTAGGATTATTAATTTTTGAACTTTGTAACGCCCGCCATCAGGTGGGGTTATTATTAATTCAAAAATAAATAGACATGGGTACAAGTGGAGACAAAATCGTGCTGCTAGACGGCATGGGTTCTGGGAGCGGTAGTGCCGCTAACGGTTTATTATCTATGATTCCGGGTATGTTTACCAGCCTTTTGGGTGGTAATAAGATGGATCCGAATTTAGTCGCTGCGTTGATGAACGGTCGTAACAACCAAGACCAGTTCGGAGGGGCTAACGGCTGGTGGTTGTGGATCATCGTCCTATTCTGGTTATGGGGCGGACGTGGTTTCGGAAATGGTTTTGGTGGTAATGGAAATGATTGTTGCGCTAACGGTCTTCCGGCTCAATTGAACAACGACTATGGCCGTGAGCTATTGATGCAGGCTATCCAAGGTAACAGAAGCGCTATTGATCAGATCTCTAACGCCCTTAACTGTTCTACCTCTCAATTACAAAACGCTATCTGTAACGTACAAGGCGCTATTGATAAGGTGGCTGGTCAGGTAGGTATGACTTCTCAGGCCGTTATTAACGCCGTACAGCAACAAGGATGTGAGATCGGTAACCAAATCAGCTCTTGCTGCTGCAACTTACAAAGCGCTATGGCTAGTGGATTCAATAACATCCAACATTCGTTAGACACCGTAGGATGTAATATCCAGAACGCTATAACTCGCCAGGGATATGAGAATCAGTTGGCTATTACCGGTCAAACTAATGTATTACAGAACAATTTGACGAACGGGTTCAATAATATCATCCAGTCAGCTAATTCCAACACCAATGTATTGGCGGCTAAGATTGACGCTCAGACCCAGATTATCAATGACAAGTTCTGTCAACTTGAGATGCGTGAGATGCAGAATACTATCCAACAGCTTCGTGAGGAGAAACAGGCTTTGGCTACTTCCGCCATCACCCAACAACAGACACAGAACATCGTTAGTCAGTTAGCTCCAAAGGCACCGATTCCGGCTTACGTCGTACAGAATCCGGGTTGTTGCTATACTCCTACCGTAAGGGTAGCTAACGAATGTGGATGCGCTTGCGGCACTACTAATGCCGTATTATAAGGAAGGGGGACAATATGGCTGATTTCAGAGGATATATGATCGGTTCATTCGCCTCCTCCCGTCTTGACAGGGGAGGCATCCCGGTAGTAGCCACTACTGGAAAGGTATCTGACGCTTCTGCGGCCGAACCTACGGTTGATTTTGGCATCAATCCGTGTCAGTGGAACTCACTACCTCCGGAAGGAATATTGTTATGGAAAGTCCGTCATCCGGTGACGGAGACAGAGGCTAGTTATCCCGCCACGATCGTTCTTCCGTCTGGCTTATCCACCACCACTCCTGTTACGGTATCCAACGCCGGGGTTATCGTTAACAAGACACCTATAGTGGATAAGGTTGGGGCACATATGACAGGACAGGATATTACGACTCCCGTGGCTTCTGGTGATCCTATAGTAGGAGCCTACACCGAGCATCTTGTGTATTATAACAAATGCACCGGGGTATTTAGGATGTTAGGTCATACGGCTACGGCGGCTACCGCCCCTAGCGCATGAATTTACTAAGAAAGAATAGGGAGGGTAACCTCCCTCCCATTTAAAAAGATCGTTATTATGTTTAAGGATTTAAAGAAAGGATATCAGGTTTATACGTTGGACACCTCAGGGGTTCCTAAATTCTTTATGGGTACGGTGGTTAACGTCTCGGAGCCTAGGTTCGCCCAGTCCCAGTTAGGTCAGTATCAGCAGTTGCAAGATCGGGTTATGGATCTTACTATAGAGGTGGACGGGAAGTCCATGACATACGTAGTTCCAGAGAATCAGAACGTGGCTATGGCCAACGGCATTACGCTAGCCTGCTCCGTGGATCCGATAATGAACCACCTGAACGCCATGAAACGAACCAGTACGGATATCGTGAATAGCGTGGATAAGAATAAGGAGATCATAGAGGCATGCGACAGTATCTTGGAAGATATCAATCCCACTTTTAAGCAGACTAAGGATCAAGACCGAAAGATTAAGAATCTTGAGGAGAAGGTCGATAGGATGGGGTCTTCTTTCGATGAGTTAAAAGAGTTGTTAATTAAAAAATTAGGTTAATATGAGAGTTATAGATTTAGGCAATGGCCAAGAGGAATACGATGATGAGATCTATGATCGAAGAGGCGGTAGAGGACGCTCCCGTCGTTCTGACGGCACGTACATGGGTTATGATGGCGGGGTATATGACCATTATGGCAAGGATCGTGACGGGATGATGGAGGAGCTGGAGCGTCGTGAGCGTAATCTTGAGAGACGTGAGAGGGAGCTGGAACGTAACGAGCGGGAGCTTGAGAAACGTCAAAAGCACCATGAGCGGGAGGACGAGATGTATCGCAAGGGCTGGTTCGGCGAGCGTGAGATCCGTGACGAGTACGATAGCATGGATCCTTACATGCGTAGAGGTCGTAGAAGTCGTTACTACTGAGGAGCAGACGCTGATGACCCGGATTATAAGCGGTACATAGACACCCATGGATATCACTTTTCCAAGGAGTTGGCTAGGGAAGCCGCCGACAAGATGCTTAACGCTGACGGATCCAAGAGAAGATGGACGATGGAGGACGCTAAGCAGATGTTCGATAAATGCGGGGCCAAGAAACCGGATAACGCTACGTGGGGAGATATCCAATATCTGTTCGCTATGTTTTATAGCGACTACTTTCCTAAGGTACTGGATTGCGACCAGAAAATAGTCAAGGCTGTCTTGGCTTATCTGGAAGACCCTGACGCCCCGGAAGGGACGGCGTTCGTCAGGTATCTGGCGGTGCGGTGCTTCGTCGGTGACACAATCAAATGGAGTGAGATGATATGATTTGATACAACGTTGGAAGAACCCCGTCGGCGATAGAATACCGATGGGGTTTCTTTTTGCCCGTAACTTTATTATGATTACATTTGTTCGAGGTAGATCTTTTGTTCATAGGTAGGGCGGGCGGGAATGAAAAAAGGATATCCTCACGGACACCCTTTCCCCTTGGTTGAAAATTACCTAAAAACCTTATGAGTTACTACTTTTTCGCAAATATAATTATTAAATCGCAAACAGCAATGGGTAAGGGGTATTACTGGATAGAACCTGTGGATCGGACGTTAAACGATTTCCAGTTTTATAAAGCACATATCGTGGGTGATCCTGAATATGACGAGAAGCATCATCGTGTTATATTAAGGACGGATAAGTACTTCCCTGTAGGGAGTATCTTCCATGTCTTGAAAGACTCGGAGATGTTCGTTATAGAGAGGAAATTCAAGACATGGGGGAATAAGTATGTCATTAAGCCTTGCGAGGGTGAATGGGAATGGGAGTCTGTCCAGAAACTTAAAGACAAGGCTATTATATTCCGTAGCGGATTCCTGCGCGGGGACGGCAGTTTCTGACACTTACCCGTATCTCCCCCCCCTCGATTTCTTGGTATTTATGTATATAACTATATTTGAGCAAAAAATAAGTTTGATATGGAAGATTTTCAAGGTAAGTATGATGGTAATCAAATAGACATCAGGCTTGATAAGGTCAAGGATATGGTTGGTGCCACGGCGTCCGGGGCTGGCGCTGCGGGATTGGTGCCGGCTCCCGCTGCGGAGAAGCGTACAGCCTTTCTTCGTGGTGACGGAACATGGGTCGTACCTACCAATACCACATACGGATTGGCCTCTACTACAGCTAACGGCTTGTTGAGACAGCTTAATGGTAGTACATCCAGTTTCATGCGTGGAGATGGCACTTGGGCTACACCTCCTAACACGACATACGCCGTAGCCAACGAGTCTACTAACGGGTTGATGGCGGCGGCTGATAAGAAGACCGTGAATAGGCTTATAGGAGTTAATACGGTCACGACATTAGCCAACCTGCCTATTAGCAAGAGAAGTATCACGGCTACGTTATCAGCCGCTACCGCCCTATCCGTGGCTTCAGGCATGCAGATAGGAGAGGAGCTGATGATCAGGTGCGTCCCGTCGGCAGTGTTTACACAGGCTATACCAAACTCTGGAGCTTATGTAAGCATGAGTGGTACTTCTATAACCACTACGGCTAACAAGCCTTTCGAGATAAATATCTGGTGTTATGCTTCAGGCAAGTATAGCATCGCCGTTAAAGAACAAGATTAAAGAATAGATTATGGCATATACATATATAAACAGGGAAATATATCCCAATATGTTGGTTTTAGACGAACCTCTTGATGATAATTACGCTAAGGGTAATAGCTATGATGATTATATTAATGGCAATCCTGCCCCATGGATAGAGCTGGGAGAGGAGCAATTGGCGTTCAAGGAAGCTAATCCTAAAGCCACGGTTAAGGAGATCATTGAGGCTAGATTAGATGAGTCAAGGGTTCTTAACGAGGAGAAATCGGCTAAATACGAGGAGCTGAGATCTTATGAGACTGAAAATCTCCATGAGTTTTTCTTGGATGATCAAAATATTTATATCCCTGAATATGGCAGACGTAACGCTTTGGCTGATGGGGCTATAGTTGGTAAGATAACGATTATGGGTCTGGAGTTTGATATAACCGAAGGCAAGATCCTGATCGGGATGATGGATAAGTACGATAACGATCTGACAACGGCGTTAGGGGACAAGCAAAAGCAGATCAGTATAGCCACTACCGTAGAACAGGTGAAGGCTGTCGATGTTCAGTCCGGTTATCCTGATAAGGTAAGTGTTACCACGGCGTACATCCAGCAACAGGCGGAGGAGAAGGACGCTTCTGATCCTCAAAAAGTAGCTGTCAGGTTCTCTAGGATGGTAGTTAATAATAAGACCATATCTTTATCTTCTAACGAGAAATTGGATGTTAAAGTCCTATTCCCTATATGGGGACAAGAAGGAGCGGATTTCGGGCTATCCGTGGATACAGGATTTTGTCTTAGGGTAGTTAAGGAGGATACGGATATCCTTTACGAGGTTATCCAGCCACATACATTATCGTCGGAATGGGAGCCTGGACTCAATACGGCCTCCTTATATAAGGTTGTTGACAAGGAGCACGCCGGGACTATAGGTGATCCTATCCCTTATTTCCCTCCTATGGAGATATTTAAGGATAAATATTACATTCAGAACGCTGACGTGTATAAATGCACAAGGGATAGCGGGACTCCTCTTAGTCATAATCTAAAGGACTTGGTTGGGTTGTATGTTGAGGTTGTACAGGGCTAGTCGTATCTACCCCCCCCCTATATTTGACGTGTAATTAAATATAGATTATTTTTGGCATAATAAAAGAACATTTATAAATACATTTGAGTATGGCATCACAAAAATTTGGTTTTGTAACAGTCGATCCGGTATCAGGATCAGGTGATCAGGCGGTATCTATATCAGGAGATAAATATACAGGTCGTCTTGAGCGTACAGCTAATCTTATTGTCGTTACTAACGGTGGCGTTCAAAAAGCGTTGGTAGTTAATCAGGCCGCCGCCGCTGAGTCCGTGACTTCAGATAGTCCTACGGCCACTGTCGCTAAAACCGGTGGTAATGTAACTATCACAGGTAAGTCTAATAGTACTAAGCTTACTTTCGCTGTTACTCCGGCGGAGGAGAATGGCCTGACTTTACGGCTCCCCGAGAATTATACAGCGGCTGGTAAGCAGACGGCTAACGGCGCTGTTATCGCTGACGATCCTGGTGCTACCGGAGAGTTTGTTTGGAGTATTACTATCTCCGATGTTCCTGCCAATGTCTCTATCGAGGAGTTGGTGGCTACGCTAAGCGTAACGGCTATCGGTGGACAAAAGGCGCAAGTTACCATCACTCAAGCCGCTGGTGACTCTACTCTTGAGATTGATAAGGAAACTATCAATTTGGATGTTAACGGTTCCGCTCAGACAGTTAACGTAACATCTAACGATGAGTGGACATGGAAAAATGCTGCCTCTAGAACCGTGATGAGGATGTTAGGAAGATTATAATCGATTTTCATTGTTTATTCAAACCCCGATCGACTTAAGCTGATTGGGGTTTGTTTGTTTTAGTATATTTGTAAGAAAAAAGATTATGGCTAATATAAATGATTATTTAGTGGCTTCTTATAGATGTAATGGTAAGGGCAACAGTGACGCAGATAGAGATGTGTTAAAGGATTTATCTGGAAATGGTCATGATATCAAACTTCATAACTTCTCTTTTAATAAGTGGAGTGGATATGGAGAGGATACTATTGCATTCGATTCTAACAACGTCTGTCATAAGGATATGGTTGAGTTTACAAGCACCAAGATATCTTGTCAAGGTGATGTTGAATTTGACGATAAATGGATTTTGAAGTTAAATGGGATGCCCCCGTCTTATAGAATAAAGGTAAGTGGGGTAAGCAATATCGGAAATGGCGTTATTTTTGTTAATATAGGTAGCAAGAAAGAAGCTATTGGCGTGATAAGTTATCGTATAGCTAATGATGGTATATATACTTTCAATAACAGCGATAATAATATCGATGATCAAGGAATTTATATCGATGGAATTAATTATAACATCAAAGGTCCATTTTCTATAGAATTACTACCTTCGTTCAAGGATGCTCTTGTATTTGATGGTATTGATGATTATGGTATATGCGAGAATTTTCCAGCCATCAAGGATTTTACATTTGTGTATAAAAGGATTAATTTGAATTCTTCTAAAGTAAATCAAGCTTTCATATCTAATGGATCTACAGAGATTACGAAAAGATTGATAATTGAACATACGTATACAAATGCGAATGTGATTATTGTCGGGAACGTTTCAAAAAGCATCGCATCTGTATATGATTCATCTGAGAATGCCGTATACGTCTTGCCAACCTCTTACAATGGACAAATAAGCCTTGGGAACCCGACTTTCGATCCAGTTGGCGGATTGATTCTAGGGACTTACCTTTCAGGGAATTTTGCCTATTGTTGGAATGGGGCTTTTTATGCTCTTGATATTTATGATAGGACATTAAGCGATGAGTATTTACAAAAAGCATTAAATAGGATGAATGATATAGATATTAATTGGAAAGACGGGGTAGGCGAGGTAACGGACCAGCACTTGACCGTCAGCCCCGGGTCCGGGACCGGTAACGCCGCTGTTTCTTTTGGCTCGGTAATGAATAAAGGTCTTGATCGTACCCTTGAGTTGGAGATAACAACCCCCAAAGGCGTTAAAAAGACGCTTACGGTGAATCAGGAGGGATGCAGGCAGGCTTATGTTACGAGCGACGGCAAACGGTGGTTGACTAGCGACAATCAGGTGTATGGGGTGTTGAAAAGCGACGCTCCATGTCAGTGCAACGATACTTGCCTTATTTCTTATGTCCGTCCTGATGGAAGCATAACGTACACACCTTCCAATGATTGCATAGGTGTTGTCCTTAACGCTCAAGGTAAGAGATTTATGATTGAGAAATATGAGGATCTTAATGAAAGTTATGTAACAGCCGGAGCCGGGAAGGACAGCACTTCCATTTTTTATTGGGGTGGATATGGTACGGATCAGACCGGCATTACAAATTATGACAAAGTAGATGGAAGTGATATTAGAGGTTACCTAAAACCGGAGTCGGGTTCATACAATGGTACCCCTAACCTTTCGGCAAATATTACTGCCTGGACAAGCGGGGCTTTATCTGATTGGAATGGAAAATCCAATTCAGAGATATTAAAAGGAATAACTACCGGTGGTGGGTCTTATACTTCCTATGCGACAATTGGTCATGTGCTTAATACGTTCTTAGCTAGTGCTGACGCTAAAGGATATGATGATTGGTATATCCCATCATGCGCTCAACTTGCGTTAATATTTATGAACTTGACGAGTGTCAATAACGCATTATCGGCTATTGGTGGACAACAACTCAGTCCATCCAAAGCCTATTGGGTTAGCTCAGAGTTTGACTCCAACAGCGGGCATCGCGTGTACTTCAAAGATGGCAGCGTGAACGGCAGCAGTAAGGGCAGCCGTTATAGTGTGCGGTTCGTCCGGGACATTTTACCATAAAATGGCTTTGTTTTTACAAAATTTGTAATTACATTTGTGGCGCATGTCCATCACCATGCTTTTCGTCGCTAATTTATATAATGGGGTATGTATCTGTGATGGGATATGTATCCCATATTTTTATGTATATGGATATAAGAAATCACATTAACCTGATCAAGAATCATGGTTATGAAGGTAAAATCGGCATGATCAAAAAAGATGTTCATGGTATTGTTATGTTAGCCGCTAAGGCTGGAGATGTCGTTCTTTATAGACCTTATAAGGAGGATGAGAATGATTATGAAGAAAATACTACAAAGTATTGTAGTATCGAGACTCCTTTATCAGAAGAGCAGATTCAAGAGAACAAGCGTAACGGATGCGGGTTAAAAACTATAGGGGTATGCGTAAATGTCCCTATCTCCATAATCGAGGAAATTGTAATTGATTAGAAAATGGAAGAATTAAATGTTTTCGATGTTCAGATTCCTGATGGGAGACAAATCCGTTGTATATCGTATAATAAGGTTACTTATTTTGATCTTGACGATATATGTAAGTTATGTTTTGGTTCATACGATTTACATGATGTGGCTGACACTAAGGTCATGAGTGAGTTCTTGCGTCGTGATGGGAATCGTTATTGGACTACGATAGATGGCGTAAGGCAGTTGTATCGTAGAGTTGAGTGTAAGATGTGTTTTGAGGTTATAGAAAAATTAAGGGGATTATGAGAGAAAAGAAATTTGATTTCGTGATATATCCGTTGGATTTGATTATCACGGTTGGATTAGATTATAAGACGTTGTGTGATCGTTTCGAGAATATGGAGCCTGAGCATAATGGGGAATGGGGAAATAAGGAGGATATGGGCAAGGAAGCGTCTTTTGTGAATTTGGTAAAGGATAGGGATGATGATGGTCGATTCGCTATACTTTGGAACTTTTCGAGCGATGATGATATAACGATAAAAAATACCTGCCATGAGTCATTTCATGTAGCCATGAGTGTATGTCAGTTTTGTAATATGTCGCTTGGATTTAAGGTCGGAGAGGATGAGCACGCAGCGTATATAGCTGGTTTCGCTGGTGGTTGTGCTTATGATTTTCTCTATAGTAATAGTACAGAATAGATATAGATCCATTTGTGAAATATAAGAATATCAGCCTCCGCTTATTTGTGGGGGCTTTTTGTTTATCTTTGTCAAAAACATGAAGTTATGTCGAGTTGCGTAATTAAAAGAAATAGTAAGGGTAAGATAACCCGTGTCTTGACTCCTTCCGGAGAGGTATCTACCTTGTTCGATAAGATAGCGGGTATAGCTACCGTAAGTGACCTTAATAAGGCTGCTGAAGCTTATATGACTATTTATAACGATAAGTTCAGGTCTAAGTTCGGAGACTGGACGAGATCCGTTCCAAGGAATAAGGAGGCGGCCAGATCCATAAGTGCCAAACTTAACGCTAGCGAGTGGGGGCAGCTTATGTCAGCCAAGGTCTTGTCCGCCATAAGCGATATGGATGCCCCGGCGTTGGCCAGAAGCCTTGGGAATAGCGACAATGTCGTGGCTTATCTTACCTCCGGAGAGGTAGGTGATGTCAATGATATGGCTGTGGTAGATACATCCACGGTACAGGAGGTGGATCTGGATTCCATAAACGAGGATAATATTGGCGATACGATACTGAAAGAGGCGTCATGGGATGATATAAGGGCTATCAGGGAGAATATAGATATTAGGGAGACAGCCCGTATGTTATGGAAGGCCGTGGAAAGCGCTTTTACCGGTCAACGTCTTAATATCAGGGTGAAGGGTGGAAATATAGATGGTGAGATCATATTTTCTGGTAATGTCTTGCCGTTAAATAATATTGAGAATTATACTCCTCCATCTTCAAGACTGGTATATGATTCCGGTGAGCCTCGCCTGTTCTTTAGATCGGATGACGGCAAGATACACGACTCTTACGCCAACGCCATAAAAGGATCGTCCGGTGGGCGGGTCGAGGCCGGGTTCTTGGCCGGCAGTGTCGAGGAGGGCGACGTTCCGTCTGGTACGGCTGACATCTTCTTTGGCTCTTCCTCCATAACCCTTAATAACAGCGAGTCGTTCATCCCGGTCCTTGGTATTAGCTCAGACTCAGATATAAGTACTCGTGGAGGGTTTGTCAATTACCTTATCAAGAAAGGTATGTTGAGTGGGGAACGTATAAGGCTAGGGGATAGATATTATCTTACTGGAGCCGGCAATTCTGATGGTCTTAAGATCTATAACGCTATGGATGCCTTCTCTAGCCTTAAAAATAGATTTGGAAGTCAGTCCTCCGAAATGAACGCATTGGGTTCTATAGGTTTTGATACGGAGGTAAGTAATGATCTTGATCTTATCACTACGTCCGGGGAGAAGGTCACGGTAAGCAGGTCTGAGATTAAAGGTATGTTAAGGCAAGGGCGGTTCGAGGAACTTAATAACAGGTATGATGGGTTCATGGAGCTAGCGCTATCGTTGATGATGGAGGATAACGCCTTATACGGAAACAATGTCCGTGGCGTTATTGAGAACGAGAAGGCGGAAGATCTTCAAAACAGGACCGATATAACCAACATCTTATCCACATTAGGTATCCGTGTGATGGGTATGTCCGAATATATGGATAAGTATAAGATGCGTAATGGCGTAGATCCTTCCGCTAGGGCGTTATCCGATATGGCTAATGGCGTGATAGCATTGGCTGAGGGGGCTACGGTAGAGGATCTTAATGAGGAGGTGGCTCATTTCTTGATCGATACTTATCGTAACCAGCAGGAGATTGATGAGGTGCTGGATTCTGTTGTTGGTACGTCGTTATGGAATCAGTTCGCTGGTCGTTACTATGAGGTGTATGGAAAGGAATACCAAGGAGAGGAGTTGGATCGGATGGTGAAGCGGGAGATCCTAGGCAAGACGTTGGCCCAGCGGTTCGTGCCGGGCATGGAACAGGCGGTGGAGGATCTGGCATCGGATGAGGACGCCCAGCTCTCCTTGTTTGGCAGGATGGTACGAGCTATACGTAATTTCTTCTCCAGCCAAAGATCGGATTTAAATAAGGTACTTGACAGGATAAAGGAGTCGGCGTTAGCTGATGATCCAAGCGCATTTGACGTGCTTCTGTTAAAGGATAGCGACCATCTCATGTACTCATTATCGGATGTTGACGTGGCCAATAAGTTGATCAAGAACGGGAGGTCATTGGAAAGGCTATACACCAGATTACAGAGGATGAGGTCAAGCCAGAGCCAGAGGATCGGGGAAAGCATCTCCCTTCTCCGTGATATAGGCGAGAAGGTGAGACAAGTCGGGGGTGAGCTTAGTAAGAACAACAACCTGTTATCCACCAAGAGTGTCATAGCTACAGCCAAGGCCGAGGTAGAGTATTTGGTTACGGTCGCCAGTAGCTTGCGTAAGAGCGACAAGGGATTGGATTATGAGACGATACAGGTTATCGATAACGTATATGGGGAGATAGTACCGTTAATCAGGAATCTTCGTGGATTCGTCAATAATCAGGCGGCAGATTATTATGGCAACAACAAAGTTGGCATGGTAGAGGATATGGATGATATATTGCGGATGGCTGAGACATCTATGTCTGATATAAACGCCCTCCGTAGTGATCGTAACGAGGATTGGCTGGATGGACAGCTCCGGATGTTTAATATTCCGGAAAGATTCTGGAATGGGATAAAGAAGTTGATAAATAACATCCATAAGGATATCAATGTCATGTCCCGGTTTTTCGGGACATTGGAGCATAGTGGGAACGCTATCTTAGGCATGTTAGGACAACGCCTTGCCAAGGCTTATAACGACGCTCATGTTGAGGGTGTGGCTAATATCAACAAGATGACTAAGATGATGAAAGAGCGTGGATGGGGGATAAAGGATAATGAGGATCTTATACAGAAGATAAATGGGAAGAACTCGGATTACCTTGACTCGTCCCGTGATTTCGCCAAATACGATTTACTATACAGGACCGAGCAGGCTAAGGCTATTATCGATATATATGATCTTAAAAATGTCATGGGTAAGACCGAGAAACAACTTATCGATCTTCTTCTATCCGATAGAGGACTTAAGGTGAAGACCCGTGACGACATAGTAGGATATGACGGGGATAAGCCTATTACGAAGGAGGTATATCATATATTCAAGCCAAGTATCCAGAATTTTGATATCTCGGACATGACGTTCGAGGATCAGCAACGATATCTCGATGCGATAAATAGGTGGTTGGATGAGAATCGTGAGAAGCCTATGGTTCAAGCGTATTATGATAAGATAGAGAATGTCAATAAGAAGGTTGAGGAGAGGTTAGGGCGTAGGGTATCACAAGCCACGTCCGATTTCATGACCCGTATCCGTAGAAGTAGGTATGTGGCTATGGATAAGTTTATTAAGAACAAGAAGGTTGATTGGGACGCTTTCCAATCTGACCCTATAGCTTGGAGATCTTATCTGGATATCCTTCGTGATAGGGCTATAGCCAAGAGCGAGTGGTATTCCGACGGGACACCAAAGGAAGCGGGGTCCGAGGCGTTGATGATGTCCGAGGAGATCAAGGCCTGGGACGAGGCATGGGCCGAGGAGTTCGGGAATACCAACGAGGGTCGTAAGGCTTCAGCCGAGTTTAAGGAGATACTGCGTGGGATAGAGCGGTCTGAGGGCGGTAAGGCGGCGTTTGAGTTCCTGCTAGCTGGCGGTCATCTTGGTTTCTCTAAGGATATGTGGGGATCCGAGGAGGGTGATTATTACGAGAATCTGGTTGATAAGATCACGGAGCAATCTGCATCATCATCAAGGATAGAGAAGGTAGAGGAGGCGATGGCAACAATAAACGAGATCAACGATCAGTTAAGACCTTTGCTTATCCAGTACCGGGATAGCACGAGATACGGGGAATATGATTTCGATAGGTTGCGTGGATCCGCCTCGTTAAGGAAAATAAACGAGCTATACGACAGTCTGGCCGAGGCCAAGAGTGTTATTAACGCCGCCGCTTCCGCTGAGGCTATTGAGATGGATATGCCTGATACGGTGGAGAGTGGAGTCACGGATTCTTACCGTAACGCTTTAAGGGATGCCATGGCATACGACAAGGGTATGGATGAGATTAAATTCGCCAAGGAACATATGTCTGCCCGCTCCCGGAGTCAGGTGGATAGGATGGCCGCTAAGCTATCTAGGAAGAACCCGTCATGGACGACCGTGGAGGTATCGTTTTTGAGAAGGAAATACGGTCCTGACTTCAATAATAAGCTAGCTAACGACATAGCGATGGGTAAGACTGATGAAATCCTTGTCGAGTACGCCAGAACCCGACTGTATCCTTATATGAGAAAATACTCTCCCAAAGGGTATTCTGATTTCATCAGTAAGATAAATAACGGTACGTATAAGGTATCCGAGTTCTTTGATGCCATAGAAAATGGTATATCCAAGGAAGAGAGCGTATCCCGTTTCGGGTTCGATATTAATATGATCGACCTGACGATCAACAACCAGTGGCTTGATGAGGCCGACGCCGAGAGTTCTTTCCGCAACCCTAACTATAATCCTGATCTGGGTTACGGGTATCATACGCCTAGGTTCGATAAGTACAAGAACGAGGCTTTCTTCAAGAAATACGGTATTACCAACGAAGGGGAGGAGGCTACGATCAATAAGGATAAGTGGGAGATGAGGAAGGAATTGCTTAACATAAGCCGTAAGGCTATGGAGGACTATGACGAGCGGTTCAGGAATATCTACCAGATACCACAAATATCCAAGGGCGGCGTGGAGAGGATGGTGCAGGCCGGAGTTGACCCGAAGGCGGCCATCGGCAACGCCGTACGTGATATCGTTGGCGAGAGGGTGGATGACCCTATACATGGTCAGGGACAAGACCTAGGAGGACTTGATGAGAACGATAACAAATATCGTATGATCCCCAAATACTATCTCAGTAAGTTGGAGAACGCCAACGACGTGTCCCATGACTTCGCCTACTCCTATTCCATGTTATCCTTACAGGCTACCGCTTACAAGTATAAGAGGGCGGCCTTGGATGATGTCATGGGATATAGGAATATGATGCTTGAGACACAATACGACGGAGGCAAGAACCCGGAGGCCACTCACGCCTATAGGATGTTTCAGGACTGGGTTAACGCCAGTATCTATGACGTTAGGATAAACAATAAGCGGACTGAATGGAATATAGGCAATTATAAGGTCGATCTTAATAAGCTGGCTCTTATGTTTACCAAATTCGTATCCAAATCCAACCTAGGCTTCTCCCCGTTCGTGGCGGCTACCGGTGCCCTTACCGGGCAGGCCAACTTCCTTTTGGAGGGTATGGTGGGGCAGTATATAAGCAAGGATTCCATGAAATACGCCTATGGAGAAGCCCAGAAACAGTTAAGTACGTACGTGTCTGAGATCGGGGACATAAATCGTACCAATAAGTTATATGTTGTCGGTGAGGTCCTAGGTGTGTTTAATGTCCGCAACCGTGTACGATCGGCGGCGTATAACAAGATCTGGAGAACCTTATTCCGGGATCTGCCGTTTAAGATGATGGAGGTTCTTAACTCCCCGTTGGATCCGCAGGTCATTATCTCAGTCATGGACGATACCCGCCTATATGAGGGCCAGTTCTGGTCATACTCCAATTTCAAGGAGATGATGATGAATGACAGGAATATGTCCGCTAATGAGGCTAAACGTGATTGGGAGCGTTTAAGGGATTATTCCATATGGAACTTAGTAAATGTCAAGGACGGGAAGATCGTGGCTAAAAACGAAGCTAATAAGGATATTATAGAAAGATACATACCTACCTTGTCCAGTAGGGTCAGGAGCATGGTGCAGATCTGCGACGGCGCCTTGAATGAGCAGAACCGGGTGGGGGCTAGCCGGAACGCGATCCTTAATATGGTGCTTCCTCATCGTGGATGGTTTATATTGGCCGTGCAGCGGGCATATAAGAAAGCCGGTTTTAATTTCCAGACCAACCAGTTCGAGGAAGGATATATGAGGACATTATGGCGATTGGCGGGGAATGTCTATAATACGATGTCCGAGGGTCGTATGGGAGAGGTGTATGACGTGCTTAAGGAGGAATATGATAAGCTTACACCTTATGAGCAGGTTAATATCAAGAGATCTATTATCAATATGGCGGTATTCGCCACGATGATGGCTATAGGAAGGGCTTTGATGGGATATAGGGAGGATAATGAGGATAGCTGGTTCGGGCAGTTCATTACCTATATCGGGTTCAGGACGATCAATGAGATCGCTTCCCAGACATCCCCGTTCATGGAGCTTAATGCCATAGACATGCTGCAAGATCCGTTGGTTACGGCCCGGAAGTTAGGCGATCTCACCGATCCTCGGAACTGGGATCCGTTCGCTACCGTCCAGACCGGCGTGTATAAGGACGAGAGCAAGCTATGGAGGCAGCTCATGAAGTTCTCGTTTGGTAAGCAATGGTATAATATCAAGACGGCTAGGGATATTAAACAGACATCCGACTACTGGCTGATGACCAACGGCATGACGATGGGATTCTTCCTAGGTGGTAGGAATAAGGATGAGTCCGGGGAGGACGCTAATTGGTATTTTGATAGAGGAAGATAGCTGATATAGTATGACAAAAAAATAGCCAGTCAATTGTTTAAGACAATTTGATTGGCTATTTTTGTATTCCTATCTATCCATCTCGGACGGATGGGAATAAATATTCTATTCATGAATGCAAATGTAAGCATTTATTAGGATTCTTCAAATAGCCAAAATTAAATTATACAAAATAAATATAAATTATTGTTATTTCGGTTTGTAGCATAAATATTATGGTTATATTCGCATCATGAAACAATGAATGACGGGATCTCACTTCAAGGTCATTCAATGTGTAAGATATTTTTGGCTCATTAGGATTTGTCGAGGTGAGATCCGACATTTCCTTTTGAGCCTATTTTTTTATATTATGGATAATCTTGTTTTTATTAATGAATCTAATGATGTGTTGACAGACAGCTTGAGAGTAGCTGTTAAATTTGAGAAGGATCATAGCAAAGTTATAAGATCTATAGATGATTTGTTAGAAAAGAGTTATGTTATTGATACTGAATGTAATCCAAAAATGGATTTACATAAAATGTTTTGTTTATGCTATGATGACATACCTCAACCTAATGGTGGATTTAGAAAATCCAAAAGATATGTAATGAATAGGGATGGATTTACTATACTTGTCATGGGGTTTACTGGTAGCAAAGCTATAAAATTTAAATTGGAGTACATGAATGCTTTTAACGAAATGGAGGCATCCATAAAAAAGAATCTTCCACATAATTACATAGAAGCATTAGAGGCGTTGTTGGTATCCGAGAAAGAAAAGCAGGCGTTAGCTGAAGCTAAGAAAGCGGCAGAGGAGGCTAAGAGAATATCCGACAATATTATCAAAGAACAAGCTCCCAAAGTAGGATTTGCTGAAACAGCTATTATGGCCAATGACAAAGGTGATGATATGTTGATTCGTGATGTTAGGAGAGAACTTGAGCCTCATGGATGTGATATAGCGGAAAGATCGTTAAGAGAGTTTTTACAAGAGCAAGGTTTCTTTTACAAGAATAAAAGAGAATGGATATTAACAGAGAATGTTATGAAGAAGGGTTACGCACATTACAGATACAATACGGATACCGGGATCAGGAATACGGTTTATATGACTAGGAAGGGATTTGAGAAAACGTTATATAATATCAGGAATATACCTAAATCAAGAGAGTCTTTTATCTCTTTTGGCGGCAAGATATTTGATTAAAGTAAGAGAAGGATAGGCGATTATCATCCTATCCTTCTTTTGTTATCAGCCCTTATACATTACCTTACCTTATTCGTATACTACTCGTCCCATTAATCCTGATAGCTCTTTATCATCCTGCTCCTTCACCTCTACATAATAATATCCCTTGAAACAGAATTTCTTTTGATCGGGATCTGACAAGAACTTTTTATATTCCTCGAATCCTTCATCTGAAAGATAATAAGCTCTTCTTTTTTGTTGAAGTAATTCATCTGATTCTAATATCTGTTTTTTAGTAGCCATAATATCTGTTTTTTTGGATGTGGTATAGATGATTAATCTTTAGGAATAAACCCAACAGCCTTTTCGGTAGAAGCTCTTTGTTTTATAAAACATTCAGCTTCTTCCCATGAGGTTGCCCATATTTCACCGGCATACTTTTTGCCATTGATTTGATACTCTGTTACAAATTTCTTTTCTTCTTTTTTCATGTTTGTAATTTTTAAAAGTTAATAAAACTAAGGTTTTAGACAATGAGGCATTATATCCATTCTACGAAGTTTATTATCTTCTGTTTATAAAATTCAATGTCCGCATGAGGAAATTTATCGATGACGGATTTAGATTTAAGAGATATAGGATCGTCCTCCCACTTCAAGTCCCTACCTGTTAATCTACGGATAGTACCTTTTGGGAGTACGATCGCCGAATTATGATCCTCGATGGAAAAATACTCTTCGTCATGCGTCGATCTCTCATCCGTCCATATCTCCCCTTGTCGAGCGGGGGTGTTGTCAAGAATAATCTCATCACCATTCTTGTTCACGGCTAAAAATATTATTGTCTGTTCTCCTATTTTCATAAATTATAATTTGTTTACCAATCTCCTCCATCATTACCTATTCCTGAGATTGTAGTTATAATATTATCTGGATTTGTACCTGCGTTAGGAAGCATCTCAGGTATAGGATTGTCTTCCCTATCACCATGCATCATGACGGTAAGAACCCCACTAGCGGAATACAACCAAAGACGTTTGCCGTCCTTCTCCCATTTCTTCGCTAATCTATTTAATGATTCAATCAGCTTACATTCTTCCGGGGTACATTCGATCCCTGCGTCAGTAAAATATTTTACTCCCATATTATTGATTTGTTTAATTTACGAGCCTCTGATAAGGCTCGTGTTAGTATATCCTTTTTTCTTATAATCTCCTTATATCTTTTGATATTCATTTTTATTATCTTCATAATAAGTTCTTTTGTTTTAATAACACCAACATCTTATTCCAATCAACATATCCTTTATCCGTGAGCGGAGTGCCGATATTCCTGTCATCTATATAATAATCACAATACAATTTTGGTGATGATGATACTGGCTCAGGATTGTAGTTCACCGAATACAGATTGATATGATTATATCTAAACCAGTCTACGGCATCCTGTAGATATTTACCATCTCTTACCGTATACAATATCAGAAGATTCTTATCGCCCAATTCCCTCAATACGCTAGCGGCTCCGATATTGTCTCCTACATAAGGGTATGAGTCTGTCACGCATGTCCCATCGAAATCTATTCCTATTATTTTCTTCATATTATATATCTTATAATAAATACTCTTCTATTTTCTTAGCCATATCAATAAGCATCTCACATCTAAGGTCGTTAAGATCCTTACAAAACCTCATCTCCTCCTCATGCTTTTCCTCCGGCGATCTGTTATCACTTATACTGTAGCATGGTGATGAGCATATCGGTATGGGCTTCATGGCATCTATGGCTAATTTGATAGCCTTTTCTTTGATATCGCTTATATTAATTTCTTTTCGCATCCAAATCATACCGCTATCATGGCAATCAGGAAAATCGACATGATCCGGGTCACGTATTAAACATCTTCCCTCGTTATAAAAACAGCATCCTGTACAATGATCTTCTTTTATCTCCGGGACAGCCACGTATGTCATTCCTTTGTATGTTCTAACTTCTCCTTTTCTTACCTTATTCATCTTATTCATCTTATCAAATTTTTATATCCTACACGTTTTAATTCCTCTTCAGTAGCTTTCTTCTTCGGGAACTTCCCGTGCCATTTACCGGGCACCACGACATCACGTCCGTCTGGGCTGGTAGCCAGCCTCCCGCATTCGCTGCACAGCCCCATGCCCTTGTACGGCTGTAGTTCCTTGGCATAGTCGAATTTGTCCACCATATACTCGTTTGTCAACATCCAGTAACTAGACGTAGCGGTATTATCGATACAGCCGCATTTAGCGCATACAAACAAGCTCATAGTAAGTTCTTTTTTGCCTCATTAAACAACCGTTCTACCAGATTCTCAAATTCACCATCAGGCTCTATTATATTTCTTATCTTTATCTGTATGTTTTTATGTTTTGCCAAAGAATAATAATTGTCCTCTACATTATAATGAGCCACAGGGCCATCTACGTAAATAGCTTCATTTGGATCTAGCTCATTTTTATAATAATCTTCTACGGTATTTATAGGAATATAACGTAGATTATCTATTCTCATTATAGAATATTCATCGAATTTGACGTATTTCCCAACGACCCATTTATAGTTCTCTTTTAGATTAGCCTGCATCTTGTTTTTTTCTTCCTTCAACTTATTTTCCAGTTCTTCAATCTTATTCATATTCTATCTATTTTAATGTTATTGTTATTAAATCTGTTTATCATCTCATCAAAGAATTGACGGTCTATCTCCACAAGCAGGGAGTCCCTTCCCTCCTCGTAAGCCGCTATCCCTGTCGTTCCGCTCCCGGCTACCGGATCCATTACCGTATCTCCCGGATTCGTGTATGCCCGTATCAGGTATCTTAATAACTCCACCGGCTTCTGGTTGGGATGGACGGCTGATTTTTGCCTGTCTGTCTTGAACGTCATGACCGATAGCGGGTATCTCTCCGTGCTATCGTATGTAGTGAGACCGGTCTTGCCGTATAATTCCGTTTCCTTGCACCCTGCTTTACTAGAGGCCTTGGATACTTTCCTGACATGACCATAAGTCTTTTGGGGATTATATGTATGCTTCCCAAGTGGCATAGGTGAGAAGATAAGTATCAACTCATGATTTCTTAATGGAGCTTTCTTGGCGTTAAGAAAACCGGTAGGGGTAGTCTTATGCCAAACAAGGTCGTACCGGTACCATCCCGCTGGGGCGACCCTCATGATCTCGACCGCCGCCGTGAGGGAACAGGTGACGGCTACCACCCCGTACGGACACAGCATTTTTTGGATTACCTCCCACATCGCCTTATAATCAAATCCCTCCTTGTCGTATCTTGCCTGGGTTATCTTATAAGGAGGGTCGGCAAAAACAAATCTTACCTTCCCTACCATATCCTTGAATACGGACATCGCCATACCCATATCCCCGTTAAACGCCCTTACTTTCCCGTTCATCATCAACCCTCTCCACTTTAATTGTTCCCATATCACCTGAAGGTAACGTAATACCGCTATACACGTTATTCCAGTTCTCGTCAATGGCCAACTGATGTAATATCGACCTATATATCTGGTAGGTGTTGCCGATAAGTCTCTTCCTGTTTATCTTATCCTTACTGCCTCCATCGTACCCTATATGCTCAAAATCCTCAAGATCTGGGAACAACCTTCTTCTTATCGCTCGTGAGTTATTGACTATAAAGCTTTTTATCCCCAGCGATTCCGTCCTATCCATATCATCTATCAATGTATCTGTTGTATGCTGTAGATCCATGTCACCCGCCGCAAATCTACTGATGTCTTCCACACATTGTGAGATCAACATCAGTTGCTCCCTTGTTAAGGTTATTTTGTAAAGTTGTTTATTATCCATGATTATCTGATATTAATTTTTTCTTGGTATATAATTACCCTATTTTATTAATTTTATTATCAATACAGTAAAGTTAAATATTGTACATACTATGGACATCCATAATGCCATACTTACCATAAATCCTAGGCTTTTAGGTATAGGATCTATTCTTCTGAATGTTAAGATCATGTATATAAATGTCTTTATGTTCATAATTTACGATATTTTTCTATATAGTTAACTATCAAATCTTTAACTCCTTTTGGAACATCTACCAGTTTGAGATTACCTTGGAATATGTTCTTGCCGTACTCATCCATAATCTCCCCGAATGAAGGATTCATGACTCTTGTTGACATAGATATCGGTTGATCAGTGTCAAATTTGATAACGATCTTCTTCCCGCCGTTTATCGCCTTTTTAAAAGCCACGTAAAGCTTTCGACCTTTTATTATATCACAATTCCCTTTCATGATATTAGACATATGTATGACATATTCTTTCTTCACATCTCCGGGGTTGTCCATAAGCTTAAGATCTCCTCCCGTATCTCTCCATTTCCTGAAGCACGAGAAACATAAACTATGATTTGCCTTGGCGTGTCTAGGTATCATCCTGCTGCTGCCGGCTGGGATCGTATCGCCACAGCAGATACACGTCCTATCCTTGTTGGTGCGCATCGGCACATAGCTCTTTATCGGGTATTCTTTTCTTTTATACATCTTCTTCTGTTTTCAAAATTATCATCACCATACTCATAATTAGGACAAGCTTTGTTGCTTGGTCGTCTAACATAAGTCTTTTGCTTCCTGTTATATTTACTGTTAGGGTTTATATAATGGTCACACACTTGCCAAATAGAGCAACATACTTTCCCGTATCTTTTCGCCCAATCATTATCATGCAGATGTACGCATGTAGAGCAAGTCGGATTCTTAAGCTTATCCTTGTTATCATCTATGATCTTATTGACCCGATCAAGAATAACATGCATTTTTTCAATATTTATGACGTTAAACGCGTCTGGTTTCGGAAGATATGTCATCGAGCTTATATCTATGTCCATTTCCTTGGATTTGTTGTAAGCCGATTTGTATTTCCTTACCATCAAATCTTTTAACTGATTTACCTTCTTCTCATATGTTCCCATGTCTCATTCGGTTTTCCATCCCTGTTTCCTTAATAAATCCACCATCATCCCTTTTATCTTAGGGCTAATGGCTTCGGTAAGTATATCAGCGGCCAAATTGATAGAGAAGCTGGTCATCCTAGACTCCCCTATATATTTCTCGCTGGTAACTTCTTTCACATAGTCGTGAATATCCTTAATCATCTCATTTTGAGATCTTAGGAGATCCAGTATCTCATCGAGTTTATCATCCATCTTTTTTCTCAAATACACCTGACAATAACCAGACAATCACTATCAAAAAGAAAAATAACCCAAGAGCCTCATCCGGGTAATCATGTATGGCCTCTAGAACATCTCTCATAGCTTGACATCCATTTTGTTGATTATCTTATAAAATATATCCCTAGTCAGCTCAATATCATAAGTAGCGTCATGGAGTTTATTCTCATCAATCTCAATACCCATAGTCTTAGCCACGGTCATCAACTTAAAGTTCTCCATATCGTTTCTTACGCCCATAAGGAATGGTGTCACCATAACATATACATCCATACAGTTAGGATAGAACCATGATCCGAAATACTTATCCCCACATTGCTGGAATAAAGCCCGTAGGAAGCTGTTATCGAATCCAGCGTTGTTATACCCCACTAAATACATTTTATCCCTCTTATCGAACTTATTCACGTATTTGGATAATATACCAACTAACTGCCTGTACCCTTCTTCCATAGGCTGATACGACTGCACTTGCTCCAAGGTAACGCCGGCCACGTCCAGCGCCTCCTGCTCTATCGTGGCGGCCGGGTTCGGGGCTAGGCGGATGTCGAACCTCTCGGCCTCCTGCCCGTCGATATCCACGATCCCTCCTATTTGGTGTATCCCGTTTCTCCAAAATTTGACCCCGGTTGTCTCTAAGTCAAAAAATAACAGCTTGCTCATATTTATTGATTTTTAAAATGTTCCTTAATCTTCTCCAATGCCTCATAAGATAGATAGCTGTCTATGGCCTTATTGCTATTCACTTTCATCAACTCATCAAACAGATCTTTAGCCAGTACTTTCCACTGTTCTCCCCAATCAAGAAGATTCTCAACTTTTGATCGTATATCCTTGAAATAAGAATCTACATCTGATTTAATTGATTTTGAATAGTATATAACATCTCCCTCATCCCTATCCATAATATAATCACATTGTATCTCGATATCTTTTATATGACTATCTATATCACTACACATATAATCAACAGGTTTACGTATATTGAATATAGCTTCTGACGTAAGACCGGTTATATTTTGTATGTCTTTTAAATTATCCATGATTTAATCAACTAAATACCAACCATCCACCTGCAAATCCCATTGCGAAAATATATAAGATTATAGATGTGAATAATATCCAATCTTTTGCGCTTAGCTCATTATTATCTCTCTTTATTTTCTCAAGATAATCATATATAGCTGTATAAACAGCATGGTGAATATTCGCGTCTCTAGCCCTTACGATATTATCATATTCATTATATCCTAGATTATAGGTGGCGCTTTCGATCCTTATATTCCCCGTAACCTTTTTATTTACATCGAAATCGAAACTAACCACTATATCGGTGGTTAGAGCGCTGGCGATTTTGCTTTTTATCTCATCATTACTGAGATTAGCATCGTGCACTAATCGCTCATAATCTTTATCGTCAAGAACTATCTGTTTTTTAATGTTCATATCCCTAATATTTCTGCTACATAAACAAAACCATAACATACATAACTATCAGCGTCATGCTCACCATAATCCACATGCCATACAACAGCGCACGGGAAATATAACGGCATATCCTCAGCCATAGGATCCTCTTTGAGGTCATCAATGTTTATCTTCTCCCTCCACCTCCACAGGTCTTGGATATCGTTCAAAATTAATTTCTCCATAACTATGACGGATATTAGATGTTAGTAATTCTATAGCCAAGCTGATCATAGCTCCCGCTTCCGTAAGTTTATTCATTTGGGCGTACACCCTGTGCTCTGCGCTACGATAAGTCTCTCTGCTGCTTATGGTATCCAGTAAATCATCTATAGCGTTTCTAAGAAGATCGGTCATCCCATGCCCTCCTATACCCTTGAAATAATAAATATCACGACCAGCGTAAAACATGTCCTGATATCTTTTAGCCACGTACTCTATTCCGGATAGATGGTATTTCTCATTGTCTATCTCCACCTCTCCTTTCTCTATAGCCCTCAATAACTTCCAATCTATCGTTACATAAGTTTCACGATTTTTTATCTTTACATAGGTATATCCGCCATAATGAGAACCCAATGTCCTCATCATAAGTTCATTGACTTTTTGTTTGTTTTCATCCATAATAATCTGGTTTTTAATGCTGATACAAAAGTAAGATTTAAACAAAAATAAAAGCATGAATAATATAAAAATAATATTAATCATGCTTAAATATAAATATATCCCTTCTAATTCTCACGGATATACGTATTCGTACTCATCTGGAGGGGATGTCTTATATTCAACATCGCACTCCATATTGGTGTAATAGTTATCCCCTTTTCTGTATACTAACGCTACCCAACAGTCATATTTTTTGCTGTATCCTATAAGAGGGACATTAGCCATAGGAGGGTTATTCTTTGTCTTGTATTTTATTCTTGTTATCTGTTTCATGTAGTGATTCATATAATCCGCATTTAAATTTAAACAAATCCATCATCAATGAGAATAACGCATCTATAAGATGTTTCTCCTTGCTCCAATATATAGGAATATCATCTATATCCCTATATAATGCAAACCATGCGTTTTCTAGCTTATAACATTCGAATGTACAACCCTCTATCTCATATGGGAGTAAATTCAATAACGTCCCTACATCCCAAACCGGGTCGGATATATCCGGGGTAACGGCCTCGATCAGTCCTATACGACCAGCGTCATCCTCCATAGAATGCAATGAGTCAAGGTACTTGTCTCTGAAGCCGATAGCGGTGGAGATAGGGAGGCCGGCCTCGACCAGCACTCTCCCCTGTTCTTTTGTGGTGAATATCCTTTCCTTCATAATTTCATTTTCCTTTCTACTGTAACTATCGTATCATTATGCCATCCCCCATGAGCCACTAGAAGAATCTCCTGCTGCTCGAAACCAAGCCCTGCCCCTATACCGCCGGAGTTCCACGCGCAGGTAATGACCACCCCGCCTTTCTTGGTAATCCTAGCTATTTCATTCTTCTGCCTAGCCCAATAACTGGATTGTGTTGTTTGCATATTAACAGATTCTCCAAGCCTTTTATATGACTCGGACACCTGTCTAGCAGAATATGGTGGATCATATAATACCATATCAGCTATATTATCATCAAGATGACACAAAAAGTCCGTGGCGTCTTTATGATACATAGCCTTAGTCTCAGGATCAAGATCGTTGGTTATCGTACCTATATCACTGTTTCTGGCGAATGGATCCACTATAACCATCCCGTCTTTTTTATATCTATCTATAAGTTCTCTTATCGGTTTTATGCTGAATGTCTCGCTGTTCGGCATCGACCATGTCTTGTTTATAATCATATCGTTGTAATGGTGTTTTAAATTCTACCTACACTCTATGCCTTTTAGCAAATGGGCTATCACATCCACTGTCCATCCGTTACCCGCTAAAGACATGGCCGTATTCGGGGCTATCCCGTCAAGGTAATCATCCGGCAATGTCTGTAGCCTACACATCTCCACCGGGGTCAGGTATCTGAATTTGTCTTTCATGTCAAAGGCATTAGGATATCTTCCGGGAGGTAGTGATGAGATCACGTTATCTTTCATGACTGTTGTCAGGCAATTACTTTTCTTGATGGGAGTTGTATTCTTATCTTTTCTTATCTCCAGACATTGCGTTATTTTTATGTCCTTGTCACAATCCTTTCGATACCCGTCCTCTCCTATCCTTCTACCGACAATGGTCCCTATATATCTTCCTCTTATGGCTCCCGGATTCCAACCCTTGTCATGCTCTAGAATATCATCCAATGATATATGCTTGTCTTTCGGCATTTCTACTGGCCAATTACACCAATAAAGGCGATGCCGGGTCTGCGCCGAGACCAAGGCGCTATCGATCTCCACCGGCTCCACGCCAAGCTCCTCGGTAATCACCCAGCGATGCTCGTCCCGCATCCGGACGTTCTCGCCCAAGAACAGGATCTTACCTTTGGTCTCCTTCTTTAAATGCTTTACAATGTCCGAGAAACAAAAGAAAAGCCTCCCACGAGCGTCCATAAACCCCTTACCCTTACCTGAGCTAGAGAAGCTCTGGCAACAGAACCCTCCCATGACCAGATCTATGTCTTTCCAAGAAATATCCCATATTCTCCAGTTATTAACATCTCCTAACCGGATGATATTAGGAAAATGTTTTTGGCTTACTTTTATGCATGTGTTATCTATCTCCGAGGCGTAATAAGCATCTATAGGTATGCCGGCTCTTTGCAACGCTAGATATCCACATGATATCCCGTCAAATAATGATAATACTTTCATATTATTTATCGTTTAGGTATAAAATTACCTTAATTGCGATATTACTCTAATAGCATAGAAGGAAACGCCCTTTCTCTCATCATTTGGATAAAACTCATTCCCGTTATAAGTCACTAACCATGCTTTCTCATAATTATATTGAGTGCTAGTCCAATAACTTGTAGCGCCTTCGTCTATATCTAATCCATCGATAAGAGACATGCATCTGTTAATCTCATCTAAATTATTTATGATCTCCATCCATTCTCCCACTGATGCTAGATATCCCATTTGCCCGTTCTTGAATTGAGTAACAGTACATTCATAAGCGGCACTAGCATGCGTATATTCCGCAATACTTTGTGTGTTTTGAAATCCATTAAAATCTTTTTTGGCTTCATTACTTGATGTTATTGTAGTCACTCCTTGGATCAATCCAGTCGTATTAGACCAGCTTCGATTCTTAATCTCAATACCTGAAATAACGAAGCTGCTGTTGTCGCTTATCAAAGCCACTCCTACGGCGTCGTTTCTCCACGAATAATTCCATTTATCACTAGTATATAACTTGCCATTGGTGTGTAAGATATATATACCGTTTGAAACGGTTTGACCGCCTATCATCCTTCTTCTCATATTCTTCTACCTTATTAATGTATGTTTATAATTCTAAGTTTATCATATTCTTCAGTAAGAATCCCATGATCAAACAATTTGTTAACGTCTATTTCAAAGTCCCTATATTTGTCAGTTATATTGTTATCAGTCCACATGTTCAATATCCCCTTATCATCCAACTGCATATGGATAAAGCCTTTTGTCACCTTCTTTCCGGCTTTAAGAGCCTCTACGTCTTTATCGGTAATCTTTTTCATGCTTTCAACATTTTATCGATACAATTAAATTCATCTTTCATCCTGATCTTTATGCCCCCATATGATAATTCCTTATGAGCTGTGACAAAATAATCAACCGCATCTTCATCTAATAAACTATGCGGACACCTTTCCCATACAGGACTTTGATCTAGATGATCCCATGTAGCTATAAGTAACTTATTCTTGTCATTATCAATGGCTATTTTATATGTCCCTATAGTGGCCTTACGTTTAATGATCGCTCCATTTAACATCTGCTTCTTAGCCCAGCTCCATGAACCTCTCAGCCCAAATGTTCTTATAACCCAGTCATTTATCTTCTTCATTTCAAGTTATTTGTTAAAATAGTAATATAAATATAAATACATAAATTGGATAGGGCTATTCACCATACCCTTATCAGTAGGCTCGTCATACTTGTCAAGCCAAAGACGAAGCGCTTCCCAATCGATATCCTTATGGTCACAGACCATGCAGGCTAGGTTAGCCCCGAACAGATCCCCTCCGCCACGTAAAGACTCGTTAAATCTCTTGGCTAGCCTTTTCTTGAATCCTTTATTGTACCAAATACCGGAGGTAGCGGCATAACAATAATAAGCGTTGTATTTCATTTTCACACCCATCTTCTCAAATAAAGGCGTATGCCATATCCGGTCAAGGAAGAATACTATTCCACGATAGATAAAGGTTCGCAGGTTCTTTCTGTATCTTTTCCCCATGAAGTTATCCACACAAGATATAGTTCCGCCTGAATAGTACCAGTTATTGGCGCCTCTCTTAACCTTATCCGTCATCTTGAACTTATTTTTCCTATCCTCTACCCTATCCCAAGGCTTTAATTTATCCTCGTTAAATGTTGGACAATAATGATAGTAATGATTGATCCATGAAAGGTATGGGTTGTATATCGTGTATCCATTATCGCTGACATACGAGTTTATATCATATCCAAGTTCTTTGGCTAGAATAGACCCTTCATCAGCTAATACCTTCAATATCGGGTTCAAGTTCCATATCTGGTCTTGGCTGACGAACATCGAGTAGCATGGATCCTCATCCTCCCCATACCATCCTCCCATACCGCTCACTATTTTATCCAAATCAAGTGAATAATCTTTCCCGGATAAAAAATCATCTCTAAGAAAAAAACCTCTATATGGGATCATGTCATATACACCCGGTTGATCCTCAAACATATGTTTAGCGTTCTCGGTCAATCTGATCAATGTTTGCAAGGCAGAAGATATATCTATGGGCGCATATTCACACCCATAGACCTTATTATTTATCCAAAGATATTGAAGAAGCTCGGCTATATTAATAGTCCCGTCCTCCACATATCCTGTCTTGTTATCGAAGTTTATTTTGGCTAGAGGTATATTACTTCCTTGTGGTTGGTCACTTTTTTCATTACAACAATGCACGAACCTGTCAAAGAATATATCTTTCCAACCAAAATATTTATCCCTTATCGTCATAAGCCTATTTCTTGTCGTATAACGACATGACGTTAATAAGATCAGCTTTTCTGGCCATCCCTTCAAGTTTATTAAAGCCATCCATGTTATCTCCACTGACGATGATAGTAGGATATACCTCTATACCGTACTTGGATATTTCCTCCTCCGCGGCCTTGTTCTCCGGGATCTGGTTTAACGTGACCTCACCCTCATACTCCTGTAATGTGTTGGCGATAATATATCGCATGTAATCGCTGTACTCAGCGTCTTTCTTCGTGAAAAAATCAATTCTTACCATTTTTAAATAGTTTTTAATCTGTTAATAATTAAATCAGCAGTAAATATAGCATTATCTACCTCATCTATACCCATCTTCCTTCCATCGAAATCGTTAGATAATAAATCCTTAACAATTTGATATCTACGCTGCTCCCAATTTATGTCTACATTAAAATTCAGATACCTTACATAATCATAATTCAATTCATCATAACTATAATTGAGATACTTAACTATCGGAAATGGAGTATCATCATAAATAGTGCGCTTGATTAAATCAACGTATTTACCGGTTTTTTTATTAATAGCTCTTAATCTCTCATCTACTACTCTTTCTCCTGACTCTTCCATTCTATAAGCCCTTTGTTATGTTTATCGTAATATAATAATGCTATAGCGTTCCAGCATACGGCGGATAGATGCATGAATCCCTCCTTATCATATCTCTCCCCTTTCGTATAAGCGACCAAGTGTCTCATGAGTGCACCTAGATAACGATTGAACCCATCAGGTATATCTTGCCATGAGTTATCAGCATACTTCTTGGCACCTTCTGTATATACCCTCACGATGTCTTCTATCTCAGCCAAAGGAAGGAGGTCCCACCGGAGTTTGCCGTCGACCCGGTCGTTCTTCCCGCTGCCGTCCTTCCCGACGAACGGTGCGTCTGTCGTTTCCCACTCATTGGTATTACATAGACCCTCGCCGATAGGGCTATAATCCGTAAGATTATCGACCGTTTCCTCATCAATAATCCTTAATTTAATAGCCCTGTTTAATGATACAACCATTTCCTCGTCAGCCCAAGCATATTCATATGATGCTTTAAATAATGGGCATAATTTCATCATTCCTGTACGATCGGCGGTTTCAAGTACCTCAAATACCTCACCGTCATAAACAACCTTGTCGTATTTGCTAAATTCTTCTTTCATCTTAAATTCCTTTTTGCTTTATTATTATTACTGGATCATCATTAAAAGGAGACAGTATTCCAATATGCAGCAATATGCTTCGCTCATCCCCATCATTCTTTTCTGCTTTAAAGCCATTGATAACACATTTGTCACTAGATATAATAAAACCGCTTGTATCAGGATTATTTTCAATTGTAGCCCATCCCTTTTTAACTGATTCATGATTCCTTAGTTTATCAGCATCATCTTTCGTTAACCAATATTCCTCAAAAACAGTATCCGGATATTTGGTCTTTATTTCCTCGTAAGTATCATACCATGTCATATTTTCATGTTTTAGATTAATAAAATTCGCTAAGATCCCTGCATTCTGGTGTCTCACCTGTTATGGAATAAAGCTCACCAGATGATAGATATACGCAATGCGAGGTCTTCCCGTCCCTCCACTCGCTTTGCTTCGTAATCCCGCAAATAGCGCAGCGTTGGATCCCCGGGCCTGCCTTTACCCACGAGTGCCGTACGCTCCTCTTCCTTGTCCTGTTGGTGTCGTCAAGTTTTCTCATGATCAATCCTCCAAGGCCGTTACAATTTTATCTTTCCCGATAATAACCTCATTCCCGCTTCTTACGTCGAAGCATTTCTCTCCTTCCGCTTCCTTGAAATAAAGGGCTCCATTGTACTCGAACAAACCGAAGCCGTAATCGTCTAGCTTCATTTCGTTAAGTCTCTTGAATTTGTATATTTTCCCCATATTTTCTGTATTTTTTATATTTTGTATTACTAAACACATCAAAAAGATAGATAAGATCGCTGCTATTATCCCTCCATAAAATTTAGTCGAATCATTCTTTTCATTTCCTTCTACTATCAAATAGATAGAACACGCCATTATTATAAAGGTAGATCCTAGTCCAATCATAACATTTTCTTTGTTTTCAAAAACTCCATCATATCCTCTGCGCTAAGCTGGAAGCCTGCCGCCGCCTTATGACCTCCTCCCCCGGGATAGGCTTTATGTGCCAGCGCCGAGACATCCACCTCCTCTTTGGTGGTATAGAATGAACATCTAAAGAATCTTCCGTTCCAGCAAAATGGCATCATCAGATCATGTCTCTTAGGGTTATACATAGATTCAAATGTAGTAGAGTTAAACTCCGTAGTATTCATACATATCGCCTTGTATCCAAATATATCTGCCTCGAATGAGAACATCTTCATCTCTCCTCTGTTTTTCTCAACGATATACTCCAGTATCGCCTCCCCGTTCCTTATCATGTCATATATGAAGTCATGATCGCCGTCCATGACACTTGCCGCCATATCCACGTCAAGACCACAATATCCTCTCATCCCATATTGGAATGAAAGAACGTCACTCCACTCGAACCGGTCGTGATCCCATACATCATAAGCACTCAATAATTCTACCACATTAGGAGTTTTGATGTCATCGAAAAGATATTCCCACGTAAGCTCACAGGCCGCCGTCCCTATACACCTCTTGCCCTTTACCTCGTAATCCCTCATATCGTCTATGGCTGTCTTATGATGGTCTATCCATATGACATCTGTACCTTTATCCTTCCACTCATCGAAAAGGAATCTTGTTCTGTTTCCAAATGACACGTCAACTACAAACACCTTATCATATTTATTCACGTCAGGTATTTCCTTGCCGTAATTGTAAGGAAGAAGATCAATGTCTTCCCCTTTGAAATACTTTTTTACTATAGCCGCTGACATTACTCCGTCAAGATCAGCCTCATGATATATACATCCTGTCATAATCTGTTGTTTTTGATTAAAAAATCTATGTACTCTTTTATCTCCTTGTTTCGACCATTATCCCAATCAAATGTCTCGTTTATGAATTTGAAGTACGATACTGGGATCGAATGCAGCATCCATCCACAATATTTCCCGAATGTCATTACCGTAGAGCCAAGGGGATGATCCGGCCTCCCGGGTACAGGGGAGGCGGTAATGCCCTGCGCCAGCCCCCTCCTTCGATCTTTCTTGGCGGCTTTGATATCCAGATCCGTTTTCGTTACCTTATCCCCCATCGGGATATTGGTAATTAGTTTATCGCCGATAAACATCCCCCATCCATATCCTTTGTAGTTCTCTATACTAAGTTTCCTTATATCGCCGAACCTTGACGAGTTGTTGCAACAATCAACGACTAATGCGCTATCCTTACCGCCCTTTATCCTGACAGCTCTCCCAAGCCACTGATAAAACGACGAGAATGAGAATGTTGGTCTTCCTACTATCACACAATCCAGACCCGGATGATCGAATCCGGTTCCGAGGGCGGAATAGTTGAACACCACCTGCGTTCCACCTGACTTGAACCTCTCGACTATAGCCTCCCGCTGCTTCTTTGGCGTGCCTCCGTGAACCACCTCCGCCATGCCGGCACATATCTTGGCGTTTATCCATTCGGCGGCAGTATTACAGCTCTCAACAGAATCCATAAACACCAGTATAGATCTACAGATATCTTTTAACACCATCAATCGGCGCAAAATAAGGTTGTTTAAGCCATTTTTTCTCACCGCCTCACTAATAGACTCAGCCGTATATTCAGAGCCGTTAGAATTAAGTTTAAGGGCATCTCCATTGAAATCCCATGTCTCATATTTAAGAGGTGTCCAAAATCCTTGCCTTATCATCTCCTCTACCTGTATCACGTGAATCAGGTTCTTGAAATATACCGGTCTCATACGAGTGATGAAATTAAGCTGGGAATATGATGTCTGTCCTATCGACATGTTTTTAAGTCTACATGGCGTGGCTGTAAACCCTATCACCTTTCTCGGCTTCAGCTCATTCATGAATGTCATAAACTCACTGCCATCCTCAGGACTGTATCCGGCATGAGCCTCATCTATCAATACATTTCTGATTCCCATCTCCTTAAGCTGACCAACAACCTTCTTGATAGATCCTAAGGTCGCGTATATCATATTGGATAACTCCTTCTTACCGCATGACGCAGAGTAGATGGTTGCCGGTATCCCGTAAGATGTGATCTTGTCGTGGTTTTGTATTAGTAATTCGCGAGACGGCTGGAGAACCAGCGTCTTATCTCCCATCAATCTAGCCGCCTCGGCTATGAGGATAGATTTACCTGCCGCTACGGGGGCCACGATCAATACCGGATCATGTCTATCAGAGTTTATGTAATCGGAGATACTTTTAACGCATTCCTCTTGATATGGTCTTAATTTGTAAATCATTTGGATCTGTAGTTATCAAAAACGTCTTTCACGTACTCTAATCTTATCGCACACTCCCGACCATCGTCCATTTTCACCATTAAAGTTTCCTTGGTCTTGCTTATGGCTATCACCTCTCCTGTTCCTATCTGGGTATGGACTATATCGCCTATCTTTATATTGAATTTAATCATGATCTAACTTCTTATTAAATTCCTCTATCTTGCTCCTATCTGTCTCATTCACCATCTCAGCCTCTTCCTTGAACATGTCGTACCCTTCTCGGATATTATCCCCAACCATATTCTCTATCATCTCCCTCATCTCATCGCTCCTTACGGCAAAGGATATTTGAAATGATTTACTTGTGCCTTTCATTAGATAATCAATTTCCTTCTTGCATTCTGTCATCAATCTATCCAGATTATCGAACTTAACGAACTTGGAGTTGCCGTTGGCTTTCCTTACCCCATCCTTGAAATCCTCCAATATCCCGTTAAATACATCCGCCATGCACATCATGGAATGTAGCCATACCAACATATTGAATTTATATTCGTTGTCAGCATCATTCATCAAATCTACCAAAGACTCACTTTTTGTCAACATAATTTTAGATTCTCGATCTAAAATACTTTTTATCTCTTGTCGGTATCTCATGGCTCCAACGAAATCCATCCTAGAGTAACATTCGTTTGATTTCTCTACCAATTTCTTGATATCCTTTCTAGACATCAAAAGATCCAATATCTGTTTTTCTCTTTCGCTTTTATCCATAACCAGTTGTTTATTGATACAAATATAATTAAAGCCTAGATATTTACCTAGGCTTTTTAATAAAGTTAATCTTTTTTATTCTTTCTTTTTGACTCATCCCAATTCGATGAATATCTGCATGTCCCTTGTTTATGGATTGAGAAATCGCACCAAAAACACAAGGGCTTGGGGCGGGGTTCAAGGCAGGCCGGCTGGCGTCCCATGAGGTAGCGTGTCTCGTATTTATACTCTTGCTTGACATCGTCCCAAACGTGAGCTTGGTAGCTATCTATTTTATTTGTCTCGAAATCATACATATCAAGGAGAATATCGTTAAGTTCCTTGACCGATCTCTCTACCTTTTCCTTATCTACCTTCACGTTTTGGTTATCCAACATACGGGTAAAAAAATAGCTACACATATCTGGTAATACCTTATACTTCCTGTATATGTAAAAGGCGTATATCGGATGCTGGAGATTGTGAAGCAATTTATCCTTATCGAATAATTTTCTCCCAGACTTCCAGTCTATCGTATACATAGCTGTTCTGTCTTTTGTCTTATACTCACCTCTCCAGTCTACTGATCCTATGATATGTACCTTATCGTATGTCACACCATCCAATGTAAGGGGCTTGGGTAGCTTATAAGGCAGGACGAAGTCCTCCTCCACGCCGGCCGGTCTCGACCCCCGGATCACTTTCTCCATTGGCGTAAGGCCCGACCACGCTTTCTTGTAATTACCGGCCGCATCCTTCTCGAACAATCCTACAATCCATCTTATTAGCCTAGCCGCATGTTGCATAGATTCAATCTGAGATTTAACGCTATCAAAAGGTATTTTCTCTATATCAGCGTAGTAGTTGAATGCCTTGCTCATATCCTCATAAGAAGGTCTGCATCCGTTCTTGAAGAAATACTCCATCGTTTGGTGGATAACCGTACCATATGACGTAGCCTCATGCTTATCCGTGGATCTATGACCCTCCACGTAAGTCTTATACCATTTATATGGACACTGGACGAACGTGTCTATCTGCGAGTAAGAAGCGGCGAGAACCTTCTCTCCGTTTATAACCTTACATAACAAATTATTCTCCGGTATTACCATAAAGCTTATCTATTTTTATGTCATGTCCGTATAAGTCCATTAACAGGTTTTGTAGATGGTGAAGATTCTTAATCTGAATAGGATCGCTTAGATCGTCTTCCAGATCCCTAAGGCTAAGATAATACCCATCATCAAAAAACTCTATAGATATTCCGTAGCCTCGATATACATCCCGCCCCTTATCACGCTTGAAATCGATAGTATCAAGTATATTATCATCTATCTCAATAGGCATGACATCATCTTCCCCGGAATACCATTTCATTATCCCATCATCAACCTCACATTCAAGGATCAATGACTTACTTTTATTACGCATACCAGTAACGCACCCTACTCTCCATATATTGCCAGCCTTGTCTTTTACAAGATCCCCTATCCTTAGTTCTTTAGCCGAAATCATACTCATCCTCCTCATTGTGATCGTCATCGCAATCATCGACAAGAGGGGTTTCTAGCCCCTCTTCCCAATCGTCATATCCGAAATCCATTATTTGTCCTTAAAATAAACATACAACATATCAGTTAAACTTCCTACCGTTATTTCATCGCAAGGGGTATTGCGAAACACCTCATCTGGTATGTATTCACCTGTCATCTTTTCTATATCCATTATCACTTCAACAAGATCCAATGAATCCATAGCCATATCGGACGATAGGTTACTATCTTCCTTTATGTCTTCAATATCATCAAACTCAGATGTTTTCGCAAATATTGCGTCTATCACTACTTCTAATACTTGATTTCTTTTCATAACTCTTAAATTGACATTTTTAATCTTCTACCTAATTCTTTTTTTATATCTGATATTCTTTCGATGTCCATCTTAACATCTCCAGTAATAGTATACTCCTTATCCATCTTCCTTGGAGGATCCGGGAGTCGGCTTACGGCGAACAACCATGCCAGTTCCTTGTTCTTGTTCTCCCTAAGATACAGATCGGATGTCATGCCATACATCTTTATGATCGTATCGAATAACGTTGATTCCGATAAGCTCATATGTACACTATAGACGTTTGACGGCTTCCATATCAAGTTATCCAACCTCATCGTATATTCACGTTTAAGGTCTATATGGGATATTACGGCCCTTACTATAGGTTCTTCCTTGAAGTTGGTGTTAGCCACAAACCAGATAAGCCTTTTTTCCACCTCCTTGATAGCTCCTGTATCCTTACCCATATCGTTATATACCCCAACGATACGGTCCCGGATCCCCTCGACCTCCGGTGTCAGACCGGGTGTCTCTATCAGCATCAGCAGCGATCCTCCCCTTGGCGTTATCTTCCACTTCCCATTCTTCTGAAGCTCAATATAACCAGATGCTTTATAACTATCTATTTTCTCCTTTGGAATGGTGTTAGCCATCTCTTCTTTCTGCCGGATCATCAGAAGATACCCGACGTCAGACATCGTTAATCCTGATGTCATCATCTGCTCGAAATTTATATACATACGTAAACAAGTTAAAATATTGACCTGATCTTTCTACTTATTCTCTCTAATATATCAGAATGATCATTATCGCTATATATGTCTATCAATGTCTTGAGTATGCACAGCCTTTTATCTCGTTCATCCCAGTCAAACCAAAAGCTATTGAGATGCTTATCTATAGGTTTAAACATCCTTAACTCAGGTATAAGCTCATATGCCAGATCATCATCATGCGCTAATCCAAGCATATCCGCCGATTCGACTATAGCTATACACATGCAGCTCTCGCTGTAATTCTTTATAGAATCATAAGCCTCTGTCAATACCCTAAGGCCGTCTGCTTTCGATAATCTCTTTCCCTTTTTCATATTGCTTTACCGTATAAGATTCATTAGCCATACCAACCCTACCAACTGATATAGATTGATTTATTGATTGATTAAGATGCCCTATAACCGACATCTTAGCCCTAACCGTATTGGCGCATCTTAGAAGGATTCGATAATCCTCTAACGCTCTCTCGTATCTTACATCCACCCTAGCCCTTTTATCAGCATCAGTCATGCTCTTGCATGTTCCGTCCTCCCTCAGGCTTATAGCGATCTTGTCCCGTATGATCCTGATATCATCCTCGGCTATCACCAGCTCAGCATCAAGAACACCTTTGTAGGAGCTAAGAAGATCCTCTACCGCTACAACCTCCCGCTTCAGATTCTCCAACTCCAATACCATAGAGTTGTCGTTCATCCTCTTATACTCCTGAACTTTTTTGGATACCTCCTCGCAGATGTTAATGATCTCCTTTTCCCGTTCCCGATTGATGATATACCTAATGCTGTATTCAGACATCTCCTTTAAATAGGATATAATTTCCCGTATGCCCATCTTATTCTCGGTGGAGAAGTTGGCTTTTAACAACATCTCCATGCCTTTCATAATAACAAGCAAATAATTCTTTCTAAGTCTCATGATTAATATGGTGTTTCGTCATGTACTACATTAAAATCATCGCTAGGCGGTATGTATTGCTGCTCCAATGGAATACTGGGAGGCGGGGGCGGTAGCGTAACGACTGTCGTGTCCGGCTTGCCGCTACCCACAGGGGCATCCGAGCCTCCTGGTCTTTCTTGGCGCACCACCCCTCCATCAGGATAATATCGCTCATATCCTTTCATAATATCTACATGTATCGCATCAATCTCCTCTAATGATCTTTGACGGACTTTTACTATATGATGGAATATAAGTCCATCTACACGGAAAGAGCGCCTTGATTCACTCTTAAAACGTTCCAGATCAGGATACCAGCCTTGCGGGAATTGCATGTATGATGAATATCCGTATCTTTTTGGGATATTCAACGCTACCATAGCCGTACACAATTGCCCCAATGTGTCTGATTGATAGAAATCAGATTGTTTTGGCATATGATCCTTAGGATCCCGTCTTCCCTCAATATCACGGTTAAGTTGTGATATTATAAGAAAGAATATATTGGGAAAAGTTCTTTTAGCTATATTACACATGGTTATCAGACTATCTATATTCCTCTTAGCGTCACCCGTGCCTTGTATAAGAGCTGTATGATCTATGGATACAAATACCATTTTCTTATCCTTGTTCGCTGGCATATAACTATTCCATAAGAAGTTCTGAAGCTCGTCTACTGTCGATGGTTTAGGAATGTATGTTATTCTGCTGGAGTTTTCCTCCTTAAGACATTTCTGCATTTCCTTTATCTCTTCATCAGACATCTCGTTAAGGAGAATATCTTGTATATCCTTTCCCATTTTTTTTGATAGTGAACGTAACATCAAATCCTCTGGATTCATTTCAAATTCACATCTGAGCCATACATAATCATCAGCTTGGGGATTGATATTAACATTCATTACATTACTCATAATCTTCTGAGCCAAATAAGACTTGCCCACTCCGGGCCTAGCGCCGATAGCCACCGCATGTTGTGGGTAGAACCCGCCCAGCAACGCCTTGTCAAGATAAGCGTATCCAGTACGAGCCGGGAGAAGCTCTCCCGACTGATACTTTCTTATCCTCTCATAGGCATCCATGATAATCTCCTTGGATGACCTCCATATCCTATCCTCACTCATCCTCTTGCGTTTCTATCGCCAGCCGTATCGGATTTAGACCCTCTGTTAGCTGATCTTGATTTATATCTAAGCCCTTTAGCCGTATGGCATAAATCCTTTCCCTTCCGATAGGCTTTACCTTTCAACTTATCGGTCTTGTAGTTCTTGCGACCCAACTCCCGTCTCTTGGCTTTCTGCTCAGGGCGGGCGTTGATCTTCTTATCCGTCTCGGCTTTCTTTCTTCTGGCCTCCGGATGTGTCCTATAGTATTCAGTCGATCTCCCCATCCTCGTCCTCCTCGTCATAATTATAATCCTCTACGATAATATCCTCTCCATCTAAATATGAGGCTTTATCTCCGAGTCTGCTTCTCATGCTCTCGTAAGGATCATCTCCGTCCTTTATCTCCCACACACATACGTATGGACCTATTATATCACTAAGCATCTCTGCCCGGTTCTCGCTGATGCCTTTTTCTATCATCTTATCCTTGCAATAAGATTTGTTGTACACCGATCCTCCAACATAAAATTCTGTTGGCTTATGAATAAAAATTACTTTCATTTTTTATTCTATTGATATTATTGCCCAAATTTATTTGTTTTCACCTACATAATCTCCATAACTCATGTCTGTATCACAGACTACCGTATTGGTTGTATTGTCTACCACATGAAACAGAAACTCCGGGCATCCGTGGCAGGCGTTACTCCCGATCGCCACCGCTCCGTGCCTAGAGCAAGCCTTACCTATCGTGGTACCCTCATGTATCTGTATATGGTTCTTCCCATATACCTTGATATGTCTCATAACATTAAGCAATGATAATAAGGACATCTTATACGGAGACACATGCTCTTCTGGTATTCCTAGCTCACTGGATAACTCTTTGTAAAAGTTTTTCCTTTCATAACTCGACTCTTTCAAGAACCTATCGATCTCAATAGCTGTTATATCCATGGCCCTAAGAAGCTCTGGTTTCGCCAATCTCCCTACTGGTTTACCCATCGAATCAGACCTCATCCAAGCCCCACACTTCTCGCACCCTACTTGCTTCCCCTCTACCGTATTTATCATAGTGGACGGGTTCTTGCAGTATGGGCATATGGACCCGTTTAACATAGCTTTCTGGGCTAAAGACAATTCTTTCATACCGTCTCCTCCATCTTAACATTAAATAGATTGCAGAATCTATTAAAATTCTTGTTTTCTATTTTCATGTCCTCCTCATACCTGTCAATTGACTTGATGAAATCATTGTAACAGTCCTTGCACATCCATTGATTGATCACCGCCACGTAATAACCTACGGATGTAGGTCTGTTACACATATCGCAAATACCTAAGCACCCATATCTGGTAAGCTTATCCATCATCTCCTGTCTTGTTATTTCAAGCACCTTGAATCCCTTGTAATTATCAACTACCTTTGCCATTATTGTAAATTTGTTTAATTATAAAATAATCCGCTATATCCATCCCCTCATCTATATTGGGTTTTGATTCTAGAAAATCACTTATCTCTATATTCATCCCCCTCATATCCTTGTCTACCTTCTTTCTCCATTCGTTGAAAGCGTCGCCCTTATCCGGGTACAGGACTATCCGCCTCCTACCCAATGTCTCTACCATCTCCCTCTTCAACATATGGATACCGCCACAGGCCATGAACAACCTACTAGGGTACACGATGTTGCAGATAACAGCCGTCTTCTCTGACTCTACTATATACACCGGAGCGTCATTGGGATAGAAGTTGATAAGGAACTCCCCGAACAGGCATTGCCTAAGCAGGTAATCCTGACCGTCCAGTATATGCACCCAACATACATGATCCATGGGAACCTTTACCCTCTTCCCGTCAGGCCCGTAGTCCATTATCTTCCCTGTCCGCACCACCCAATTCTTATCCAGTTGCCAGAACACACAGCACTTACCCCAGTCTCCGAATCTCATCATCCCCACCTTATACAAGTTAAATGCCCTATTGGTATGATACGATCCGAAGATATTGGATAGATAATCTTGAAGATCGGATGTCTCGAAAGGATTAAGGGTCTCAAACATCTTGTTTACTGGGATACAGTTGGCTATATCTGGGTTCACAGGAGGCCTGTATCTTCTTAGCACTTTGTTAGAATCGGTAAAAAGATCATTGCTCCCAAGCTCATTGCCTGTTGGATATTTAAAATAACCACATTTATTTTTGTGATCACATACCCCAAACTGCTCCCCTACTATCTGTCCGGTGGTTACATCTACGTACGGCGTAAAGCATCTATCCCTGCCGCATTGCGGGCACGTCAGCTTTCTTCTTGGCTTACTATGATCCAATTCATATCTGTGAACGCTCTTGTCAAATTCCCTAAACTCCATTATCCTATCCTCTCACTCATGATTCGATAAATATAATCTCTCAGTGATTCTTTTCTTATCAAGTTATTCAATTCAAAATCACTTTCTATATCCAAAGATCCTATTCTTGATGTAACCGTATAATTGGTTTTCTCGAACTTATACTTACCTTGGAGATATACGACTGTAGCCATGTTAAGTATAGGATTATCAGTTTGTCTCTTCAGTTTATATTGGCTTGTCTTGGCGGTAGGATCACCCGGAGCGAAGTTATATATCTCCTCTATCTCCAATATCTTTCCGTAGTTCTCCATTATCATTCTTCTATATAACTCAAGCTGGAAAGCGTACTCGTCATAGAAATTGCCTTTCCTGTTTGATTTGAAGTCCAATATAGCGAATATCCTCCTGCATCTCTTTATCTTCTTTTTCTCTGTCTTAGGTTGACCTTTCTTGGCTCCAGTCTTATAGAACTCTCCTGTCTCGATCTCTATCTCCACCATCTCCGGCTCGCTATCCATCTCCACCACAGCATCCACAGAGGAAGCCACTTTCAATCTCCTTGACCTCAACATCTTCTCAATCAACACAGGTTTTACATGTCTTTCTTTACAGAATATAGCGAATGATATTAGATCTTCTATCAACTCATCCATATTATCCACTAATATCCGCTCCATCCTATACTTGTCTATTCTCAACTTAGCTTCCTTGACAGCTTTTCTTATCCATGTTGGAATCAGTTTTATCTTAACTCCCGTCAGATACAATCCAAATAAGTAATGCATGATCGTACCCAAGTCAGCCCGGTAGTCGGCGTACTCGTCTGGGTCCTTACCCTTGAGTCTCATCTCATTTTTCCATTTTTCTAATGCCCCGGAAGTATCACAATACCCATTCGCAATATTATTGGTAGCCCCATCATATATGATAGGGTATCCATCAGTTCCCATTTCATAATAAACACGCTTGCCAGCCACGGTCATTCTGTATAAGACTGGTGTCGGGATATCCTTGATCCACTCAGCGGCATAATACTGCTGCTCAGTCTCCAGATCATACTCAATTTCTATCTCCTCCTCAGGTTCTTTCTTAGGCTCGTCAACAGGTTTTTCTTCCTCATAGATATCTTCCTTCGGAACCGTTGATAAAACGTCTAATATGCCAAAGAAAGCGGTAAATTTAGGATCTGTATGATATGATCTTAATATTGGTAATGATGATCGCCAATAATATGATGGCGCATTCTCGTCCATTGACTTATTATGAACAAACTCTATTACAACACCATCATCCGTGATAACCACATGATGTTTTTTGGATAAACGAACTCTCATATCATCAAACGATTCTTGATCGCTTATGACTTCCATATCCATTCCTTTCTTATATATCGTATCACTTATAGCCTCGTATCCAAGAGCTAAAAGTAATTTTTGTTTTCTTCTATCCATAATAATAATCTGGTTTTTAATTTACCATCCTCCTCGACTTTAGGTGCGAGATCCCTCATCCTTCTGGCTGCCAACAGCCAAACGTTGCCAAACTCGTCCAAGAGCCGGCCGAAATCCATCGTATCTAATAGATAATCGAATCTTGTATGCTCATCAGCCGTCAAGTAGATAATGTTATCATTATCCTCAGCAACTGATTTATATTTCCGTTTAGGGTATAAGTGGCATATGTTGCTTACCCCCGGGCATGGTATGTATGCGCCGGTAGCAGATCTCCTTGTCATACTCAACCTAGCCACATGGGCGCCAAAGAAAACGGCTAGGCTCTTCCCCTTCGGCTTGGCCTTCACCCGTATCGCCGTCCTTTCCTTTGGCGGTAGTTCCTTGGCTCTGCATGCGGGACACAGCCCCTTACTCCTTATAGTTACCATCCTCCCACATCTCTCACACGGCAACATCCTACCTCTCATGCATTTTTCTTTTTATAACTTTTATTGAACTCCATAAGGCTCATAGCCCTATACCTCTTAAGCCTATCGATCTTACCCTCCGTCCAATCTTGATCCTTGAAGTTGATGATCGTATCGAACATCTGAGCCAGCTCCCGGATATTAAAATTCCTGTTCTGTATTTTTTTATAGAACCCGGACCTACTATACCCTAACTTAGAAGCCAGATAAGTCTTATTAGATAATGTGAGGATACGATAAATCGTACCCTCCATCTTACTTATCTCCATCAACTTCTCGGCTATGGATGATGTGGTCTCATAGCTAGCTTTATTGCTTACTATTCTCATGTTTCTCCGGATTCCTGATCTTACCATCAAACTCATAGAAGTCCATTAGCTTCTTCTCTTCCTTGATACAGGTAACGATAAAGTCTGATATGGTTCCTTTCATGCCTTCCTCGAAATTCTTTTTGGCATGATCAAGGTCATTGGCTCGAACGATGTAGTTAAACGCCTTGCGTTTCTCATTGCCCGATTTCTCGTCTATCGTAATATAATCAGCCGTGACCTTATAGAACCGGTCTCCATCCATGGCAAATAATTCCGCTATCCGGAATCGTTTGATATCAACACTAAACTCACCGGAGATAAACGGTTTCATCTCCTCTATGATTCTAGCCTCACACTCGGTATAAGAAAGGGCATCCACTAAATACTCTTCCTTTACTTTCTTCTTCATGCCGTTCTCGGCATCGGTCTCATAAGAAACCGTACATTTAAACCAATTGTGCATCTTATTAATCTATGTTGTTGTTAAACAATGGGTAATCCTTTATCCCTTCACGAATATATCTTTCCGTATCATCATCCACGTCATAAGCTTTCTTGAAAAACGTCATAGCCGTATTCGTGTCATGATCCACCAACGGAAGATATTCCTTTACAAAAAGGAATCTAAGATGATTCATATGATCAATCTTATTTCTTACATCGATTACCTTCGACCAGATCTCGGCATGGATTTCACTCATTCTTTTTATACCCTTCTTGTATTTATCTACCTGATCTCTATACTCCTCCTCAATCTTATTATTCTTGTCCTTGATAGATTTGTAGGATTCCTCATCTTTCGTATCAAACATTGGAATATGTTTGATATTGATTATATCCAACTTATTATATATCTTCTCATTGGATATAGTGAAATCGTATGTAGTCTTGTATAAATCAAACTTACTTAAGAACTTAGCTATTTTAATAGCATCATCCTGATTAAAAACAGCTATGCTCAATCCTTCTAAAAGGTAGAAGAAATTAGATGGAGAAATAGGTTTGTAGTCGTATGTCCTCATAACTGGAGGTTCGTCCACAAACCTAACACCCTCCTTAGCGCATCTTGTTATGATCAATCTATCTATCTGCTCGTCAGTAAGATCATATATCTCCTGATCGGTCATCTCATTAATTGTCTTCATCGTCATCCTTCTCCATCATTATAACCTTTACCGCCTTTTGTTTATAAACCTCACTCATAAGGCAGGTAAAATCCATATCACCCATATTAGCTATAACATTGGCTTCTACTTCCAAATTCATCTCAATGTTCATTGTTGAGACTTCATAGTTATCATCATCTTCTTTATAGAAGATGACTTTACCACCATACTCGAAACCATCATCTTCGGTCTTAACCATATCGATGATCTTCTCCAATTCCTTTACAAACTCACTCTTTTTCATATATGTAATTTTTATGTGTCTACAAAAGTAGACATTTTGTTTTTGAATTAAATTAAATAAACATTATTAATAGTTAATACTATCCTTTCTCCTATCATTCATATTTATTCTTTGGTAATTATACCCTAACATCTGCTCCATCTTCTTTAACCCAATTAACCGTATCGCAATGCCAGCAATACCCTGTCTCAGAATCCTTTTTATGAGAATGGGAACCACATGTAGCGCACCAATAATTATCATCTATATTGTATGTGTAACTTTTATCCTCATGCATTTTGGCTATTCTAGCTACCCTATCCTCCAGCAGATCCTTTAGATAATGGCATTCGTAAGGTCTATCCTCTTCCTTTAATATATAAATATCGATATCCATCATGCTCCCCATCCTGTCCGTACACATACACTCGGCGGCATGGCGCACGTTCCCTTCCGGCATCTCCGGGACTATCTCCCGGATCACCGCCTCCATCTTCTCTTGGTATTCGGTGTCTACCTTAACCACCAAATCCTCTAATTTATCTATTAAACTCATGATCTTTTTACCTTTTTATATATAACGTCTATATCATCTTTCCTATCTACATCAATACAATGGGTATCCTTACAGTAATAATTCTTACTATTATTAAATGCGCATCCTTCACAACTAGCGTCACTGGATTCAACCACCTCCAGTTCTACTTCTTTCGAATCGATATTGTATTTAAATATAGATCCTATCTTATGATATCCTATATCATCCAAGATTATCTTATCGTCTTTATTAAATACCATCTGAATAATAAATGATCCCATTTTATCATCCGAACCATTCTTGTCCAATAGCATCTCACACTCATTTCTATCAAATCCGAATAACTTTATAAAATATTTTGCCATATCGTATTGCTCCATATGTACCAATCTTTGTATGCATAACCATATTCCTTGTCTTATGCCTTCTTCCTTAGCCTCTTGCACTCTATCTCTCATATTATTTTGTATTAATTAAGTAACAATATTTTTCTTCGTTCTATTTTGATCATCTCCGGATTATCGTCATGATCATACCAATATAGATACCATGTACCTCCTCTATTAGCCTTCCACATCTTCCCTTCATATTTCCCTGATGGGATTGTCAATGAATATTCCCTAAGACCCTCAAAGGTTTGTTTGGTCATTAAGGCATACTCTTCATCGATTTCTATGTACCTCCTATGAGGTTGATTCCATGACATCCCACGCTTATCCGTTATCTTGGGTATTATATTTTCTCCATTCATGATGCTTTGTAAATTATGTATTAACTATTGTATATCTAACACTCTCCCCATCTTCCCTTTCGCATCCCAAGCAACCTGATTTTACGCAATCATATATATAATTTTCAAAAGCGCATCCCGAACATCTATCACACTTATCTACTCTTAATGTCATTTCAGACATACCAACTTTATAGTTAAAGACTTCCCCTATTTTATGATACTTAATATTTATACATATAGTATCGTTTTCACTTATAGTACTGCCTTCACTTATCATATTCTCACGTCCAAACATATTGTCAATAAACTTAATCATCTCATCATTGAATGATTCGCTTTCTTCTTGCAGCTTCCTACATTCATCCTCGGTCAATCCACAAAAAGACACCAGTTCCTCTGCGGCCTGCGTCCAGCGCCCGGCATAGACTAGCTCCTGAACCGCCAGCCATATTCCTTGGTTCATACCCTTCTTTCTTTCGTTCTCATCCATATTTATCCCTCCTATTCACTCATTTTTTTAACAAAATCTTCCCATGACATGTCAACGTCATTGTGATGTTTACAACAAGCATTCTGTATTCTCTCTATCAACGGAATGAACCATAACTGAGTTAATCCGTAACGAGTCTGAATTATTCTACATAGATTTATTTTTAGGTAATTATATACTACTTTACACTATCACTAAAACAATAAAAGGACACATGATTATGTATCCTTTTATTATCTTGTATAATTCAGCTATGATTACTTTTTCCCAAAAAGTGGATCTCTAGGATCTGTCTTAGGATTATACGTAAAAACTTTATCAGTTATATATTCCATATCTTGCTTGATATTACAATCATCACCCCCTCCATTCATTATCTCATCATACAGCTTATCTTGTATGGGGAATGCTTTATCTAACATCTCTTGAAATTTATCCCAATCATAATCGGAGGCTTTACCTAGGGCTTCTATAGCTGCTAAATGTTCTTTTAGCCTAGGTCTTCCAATATCATCTGATAAGAATTGGTGATCTTTCTTTGATCTGTATCCCTTATCGTTTCTTGGATTCCTTGTTTTAAGTTCCTCTAAAACTCCCGGCCCAAGTCTTTTATATACAATGTCATTGATCCATTGCCCAACAACTCCCGGTCTTTTATGTGTATTAGTCCAACTCCATCCCTTCATTTTATAAATCATCTCAAAGAAACTATCATTGAATGTTTTCACCCACTTACTAGCTTCGTCTGTCAAGAATTGATTTAGAAACTTTTGAAGTTCATCTTTAGCCCTATTCTTATCTTTTTGATAACCGGTTGCTTCGTCAACTAACGCTATAATGCCAACCTTAGCCAAAGCTCTTATGATAATATCACATTGGACTATCATATTTTTCTGTCTTGATCCTAGCTCTTCATTGTTGGCTATGGCGCAATCCCTGACCTTCAACATTGTTTCACACAATTCGGGAAGAATTATCGCATCATAAGCGCTAATTTTCTTGTTGCCTAAAAAACATGGGAATGGCTTATACGTTGCCGCAATATTAATACTTGGAACACAGCGGTTTAAATTCTTTGCGGATAGCATTTGAGCTAATCTCGTTGCCGATCTATCAGAAGAATCCCCGGATGTTATTTTTAATGCTTTTTGCATGCCCGTAGTAGATAACACTCTTCTTCCATCCTCTAACACATAACAAGGAATCTTTAAACCATTAAGGTCTAATTCTCCTTCATACTTAATCTTATTGTCTATTTTTTCCATCGCATTAGTTTAACTGTAAATATCTTAATCGGTGTCCGATATTCTGCAAAAGTACGTCGAATCTTTCACATTCGGAAAGATGTTTGGTATTATACCTAAAAGCTGATGAGTCCACATACCTTTGCAAATGCTTCTTTGACACCCAATGATGGACACCCTTCAATGTTCTTTTTAGGTGTCCCCAGAATCCTTCGATCGTATTAGTATGTCTATTCCCAATGACGTAAGCGCCTTTCTTATGATAGACAACACCGTGATCGTATAGGTTAGGATCTAAGTTTCTATAAGCTTGCCATTCATCCGAGAAGATTGTAGATCCCGGGCATACAACATCGTTTATAATCGGAATCAAAGTTCCGGCTTTAGTATCATTAACAACCTTGGCTATAACAAAGCCTTCTCTTTGTAGCATACCAAATACCGGAACCTTGTCCTTACAACTCCTGCCTCTTGCGTTTCTTACCTTCTTACTACTATGCCTATTCTTATTCAATCCCCCTATATAAGTCTCATCTACCTCAACCCCTCCGTTTAGACATTGACTGGCATCTATATTGAAACAATTTTGGATACGTTGCAACATAAACCAAGCCGTCTTTTGTGTTACGTTAATGAACTTAGCCAACTGAACGGAAGAGACACCCTTTTTAGCGTTTATGACGATATAGCAAGCCAACATCCATTTCCTCAGCGACACTTTCGTGTTCTCGAAGATCGTGTTTGTCCGGACGTTGAAATACTTCCCCGTATTCTTGCACTTGTATCGGTTTCCCTTGCATTTATAAACCTTTGAGTCTGGATCGTACGGAGACACGACATGATCACCCCATCTCTGCCTCTCCAAAAAATCAATACATGATTGCTCGGTAGGGAAGAACTTCACTAACTCATCGATAGATTTAAAATGATTCATCTCAAACATAACACTCTGATTTTTACCCTATAAAGATAACAAATTCGTTTCAAACCAACAATCAAACTACAGTCCAATATAACCACGTTAAATTTATTTCAGTTTTAATTAGGATTGTTTAGAAATAAGATTGCTATATTTGAAAACAAACTTTAAAATCTAATGTTATGGAATTTTATGGAATAAAATATGAGGAATATAAATCCTTTAATAATTGCAGACCAAAATCGTATCAACTAGACTACAATCCTTATATTCAAATAGTTCATACTGTAAAAAAGGATTTATATGGCATATTTATTGAAATCACAATAGAGACCGATTTAGAAAACAATAATATATACAAAACAGTTTCAACTTATTTGGTACATATATCAGACATATCTTTGACAAAGCATCAAGATCTTATTGCAAGATTAATAAATGAAACTATTAATAAACATATTAAATATACATTATCCGAAACTGGTAAAAATATTCCAGTATTGGTTTATAATGAAAGGATACGTATATTGCTAGCTAATGCGGTTTAATTGCGAAATGTTTTTATAATATATTTCTCCATCAATCCTTTTACCTCTAAAAAAGTATATCCAATATTCTAATGAAGAACATCCAAAAGCAAAGCATATATTATTTATCGCATATCTAAAGTATTTCTTGTCTGAACGAAATAAGACTTGAAATTCTTTGTTATTTAAATAGAGTTTCTTTTTGACTTTTCTTTTATTCATGTCTATAATTTTAAAAGTTAATAAATATGATAAAACAAAAGCGGGACTAGCCTAAATCTAATCCCGCTTATCTTTTAATTTTACTGTTTAGTCTACTCATCCATTATTCTGAATAGCTCGAATGAGTAAGTATCCTCATGTGTTAAGCCGTGTCCAGCGTCCCAGATCCCGTGATGTGTTAGGATCATATAAGATTTTCCTTTCATTTCCACGGTCCACTCTGAGTATATTGCATTATCAAACTCCTTATCAAAAACTATACTCATCGTATTTGGATCAAATTCATATGTGAATCCATCTACGCTAACAGTATTGTTTCTTCTATCAGTTGTTTTTTCATACCCAGTCCCGTCTTCAAAGAACGCATATACCATTTGTTCTTTGCCTGCTTCTCGAAGCCACATTCCTACGATAGAGGTATTATTGCCAACTACATTTTCGACACTAAAACGATCGTCATCGTGGCAAGAAATAAGCAGGAAACATGATACCGCTAATAAGTATATGATACGTTTCATGTTAATCCCCATAAACCGTTATCGTATACTTGGCGAACAGCCCTAAGACGCTTGTTGACTTCTGATCAATATGACTGATCTTTGTGATACCGCCGTCTTTAGCCGCTTTTTGTACGCTTGCGTCCCCGAATGCGAACCAGCCCAAGACGCTTGTTGCCGTAGCCTCTCCTTTCTTAGATCCTAAAGGATTTGAGGTTACTGAGACTGGTGATTGAGTCTCTTGATAGACATAACCTGTTACCGGAGACTTTACCGCTGCGCAACTTGATAACAAGAATGCCGTACTGATAAATAAGAATGCTTTTTTCATTGTGTGTTTGTTTTTGCCCTCCCTGTCCCCTTCGTTCGGTGGTTTCTAAATAAAAGAAGCGTGGGGACTATTGGATGTTACCGTATTTGAGGCTCTGGACTGCCCACCACTCGATAACAAACAACAGCCCCACGCCTTATGATTGTATATAGTTTGCCCCTAGAGGTATAAATATAACAACATAGGCGTAGGAGGCATCTTTGTCTATTATCCCGAGTGGTTGAAATTGTCCAGATTTCAAATACGAGATAATATCTTAACGCTTCTACGTCTTTATTCTAATACGTGGGGCAAAGATACTATATTATGAAACTTAATCAGATCGAGTAAAATATAACTAATGTTAATTGTAAATATAAGAATCTGGGACACAATCATTCAAAATATATGTTTTAACTATATTTGTGACAAATATCATAAAAAGCTCTTAGGTATCTTGAATTAAAAAAAACTGACTGAAAATCAGTCGGCAGCTGGTCGTGAATCAGCGTTGTTTAATGCTATAATCTTAAAAATTATGGCTAAAACAAAAAAGGGGAAAAAGATCGTATCTGTGCATCCTTACCCACGTACAAAGAGCGATGGTAGTATAACCGTCGTTAAAGGACACAGACGATCTACACCTTGCAAGTGTAAACATAAAAGGTGATTCCCGCCGGGAGGAACATCCTCCCGGTTTTTCAATCCAGATACCTAAAGAGCTTTTTACCTAACAAATATAATATTTATATAGTTTATGGTTGTTGGTAATAGTTATTGGTAGGGAGGTGTAAACTGGTATATAATTACCTATTTTTATTATCTCCATGTCATGGATATCAGGAGATGTATTGTCGTTCTCACATCTATCCAATATCGTTTGAATTATAGCCAAATAATGATCCATATCTTAAATTATTAATCATATTACCATTTCCCATTCCCTGGCGTAAACAGTATCTCCCCTGTCCTCACCCAATGATTCCAGTTATTTTTAAGTTCATCAATATCATACACCTCAGCCGACTTACCGTTATCAGATCTTTTTATGACCGACATAATACTTTCCGCTCGCACGCTCCAATGACTATAACAGTCTGTTCCGCACCCGCACGCCGTGAATCTCCCGTTATCGAACTCCCAGCCCGACCCGTCCACGGCCTGCCCCTTGGGTGCCCACGACATCACCTGCTTCTTGGATATATACCAATTCCCTATCTGCACGAAGTCAGGATAGTTGTTAATCAAATACCTTATCTGAATATTCAGATAATCCATATTATCAAAATAAATTATGTGATATTTGTTTCTTATCCTTATCTTCAAAAAGGGATTATCCCCGTAATACGCAGCGAAGGCTGACACCACGGAGATAGGGTATCTAACGCCTTTTATTATCACCCATTTCATATACAATACCTCCTTATATTAAACTATTTAATATAAATTCATCTTCCTCCGTTCTCTCATCTATAGGCTTGTTTTGTGCCGTTTTGACAACATCAAACACCTCATCCCAAGTCCTTTCTGATAACGTCCCATTATTCATGCCACAACACCTACATCCACTAGAAAACACTGGTATTGTATTTCCATCACACATCCTAACGAATTTATATCCTACATATTCATTGCATAAGAAACATCTTCTTACTGGGATAAACCTTATTCTACCTCTATTAATGATATTTATTAATACCTCACGATTCATATTATTCCCTTAATTTACGTTTAACCTCTTTGACATACATAGGAGAATGCAATCCCCTATGCAACTTTATAGCCCGATCTATATCCTTTTTAGGATTATGATGAGATTGATATATCTCGAACATTTCCCTAGCCTTGACAGGATTCGTTCGATCTTCGTACCTATATCTCCTTTTCTCTCTTTTAAGGCGTAATATCCTATTAACCTCATCAACGTATATCCTTTTCATTTGCCACCTCCCTAAGGCCCCGGATGAGGCGTTATACGCCCGATCGTCGTTCCTTGACTCCACGAAAGATAGGGCGGCCGCCAGCTTATCCCATACCCGTGTCTCGACCACGGCTGGCCTTGGGGCGTGGGGCAAGCCACTGCTCCCTTTTGGCGGTGTCAACATTATCATCATCGTTACGAGTAAGTATCTTATCATACTCCCTTGTTTTTATAAAATTCTTCTCCAAATCTCACATTATCCACATAATCCTCCATACACTCATGAACAACTATATAAATATTCCCCTCCGCATATGTTACCTCGGACATCAGCCTCTCATTAGTCATCCACCAAGAACAACTATCAATATACCGTGTCTCTAATCCATGATCATGTAACAGATACATAACATTGTGTCTTAAATTCCTGTCCATCATCATACACTCATACACGATATAGCCGTTTATACTCTCATGAGACCTTCCTAACGTATAAACATTCCTACCCATCAACTTATACAATTCCCTTGCCACAGGGTTCGGGATCGCCTCATCCATATCAAAATCCCCATTCGGATCAATAACCCACTCTACATCCCGCTCATCAATACAAGCCCTAGGCATTCCTATCGTCCGTACATAAAGGCGTGATCGGTGATCCCTACTTAACACCTTCCCGATATACCTTTCCCATTTGGCATATCCTATATTATGGTTGCCGGTTATATTAAACACAATTTCAGCTCCTATATTAATCTCATCCATATTCAAGATATTTATATTATTTGTTATCTTTTTTATACAAAAAGAGGATATAATGGCATAATATTATGATGTCAAGACACAAATACGTTATCTATCATATTGCCATACATATCCTCTACACAGTGTTATTCATGGCATTATATCGTATATGATGCCGCATGCCATAAATACATTCAATCAGTCCTTTTTTAAGCCCTTATCGTTATTAAGGCTATCAGCTATACCCAATATCTTCGAAATAAGAGTCTTTTTAGGCTTATACTCGTCGTTTATGCTTATAACCGAGTAGTTGTATACCACGCCTTCTTTCGAGACCTCCACGCCTACGTATTTAGGCGCAACGGCATCCCTATGCAACACGATAAACGGGTTTTTACCGTCCAGATCATTTATCAACTGGTTAAACTGCCGTCTCGTCATCTGATAGTGATATTATTTCCATGTTATAAATGCGATCTCTCTTTACCCTTATCTTCTCGCATAGCTCATCGAAGCACCCATCTTCTTCTAGCTTATCAACATAATATGATACACTTGATTTAGAGCTTCCTTGAAGATATATATTTCCTCTTATATTCCTTGAGAAAAAATTAGGTAAGACCATCTTTTGTCTCTTATCCCTATTATCCATATAAGATATGATAACAACCCATAATTCTGGTTCCCGTTCTTTTACCGATAACATAAGATCGAGACCCGATTGACCATTGATATTCCTCCTGCCAGTTTCGTTATAACGAAGAATAATATAATCATCCGCTTTATCATCCTCAATCATCACGACCATAGGACTATTACCCTTTCCATTATCACATAATACTCTTGCCTCTTTTCCGTTACGTAGATATACCTTATCGTAATCTCCGTTTTTGTATATCTCGAAATCAAACTCTATTACCATTTTATTTCCTCCTATTGATATATTGTTGCGTACGTCCTTCCTCTATCTTTTCGAAATAGAACTTATTCCCGTATAACCTTGTAAAACAGATGTTATACCCGAAATGCTCCGCACGTCTGATTTGCGCATAACCTCTACTGATGTCCTTAGCATCAATCAGCGTAACAAAACAATGTGATCCTACTTCTGTATTCAAAACCAAATTTTCCCAATCTTTTACTTCCATATCAAATTTCCTTAAATATTTTTTTGTTATAATTATCGCTATTGTACCATCTATCAATATCCTTATATTGTTCTGGATAAACCCCATAAGACTTGCACCACCTAGGTAATGGCTCGTTTAGCACATCCAGTGCCGTCTCAAGGTCAAACGTAGCTTCCTCCTTGACACAACACCCCGATCCACTTCCACAGCTCGGTATATAAGCCCTACTATACGCTACGCTCATCCCATATTCCCCATGACTCAGATACCCGATGTTGGGTGAATCAGGGAAGGCGTAATACAACATTATATAATCACCCTTACTCCAACCTCTATTATAAGTATCATCCTTCCATGCGAAAACCCTGCAACCGGCTTCTTTTAATTCCGCTGCCGCTCTTTTTAAAATATTATCTTCCATACTACTTACATTTAAGTTATGCCAAGGCGCCGGGAACCGACCCCGGACCATATCCGCACACGTACGATCATGGTATTCCTTCCGCCCCGCCAAGGTCATGGTCACAATATTAACAAACTAAAATCTAATGTTCATATCATTACACATCTTAAAGAAGACCTCCCTTATTATCTTTTTGTACAAGATGTATATCTCATCATCATCATCATCGAACTCCACTTCCCATGAACGTAATAAATACCTGATATCGCAATCCGCTGTATGAATCCTGAATATAGACGGAACGCTCATTATGTAGTCCTCGAAAGCTTTCTTAATCCCATCCCTTTTGATATGTTCTTTATACTCATCCTTAAACACGTTAAGCATAAAAGCCAGATACTCCCTATCATATCTAAACTGCTTTTTGTAATTATCAGTATCTATATGATCTAGTATATATATTTCTATAGCGTCTCTATCGTATCTTGACATACTTCTTCCTCCTCCTTTTGATATTTTATAACCTTTTTCTCCCCATACGCCTTCGCTAACTGGATAAGTTGACCGGTAAATACCTTGGTACGGTGTTTTACGATCTTATCCACCAATTCCGGGCATCTGGTTCTCCATCTATAATTAACCTCGCCCTTAGCTTTCTTCTTGTAATATCTGTAAAATGTTACGGCCACTACCACTTCTCCATCTTGTTCAAAAGCCACTAAATCGTAATTGTTGTAAACTATTTCGTTCATGTTGTTATTATTTTTATGTACTTAATCACCTCTTCTGGTAAGGATGCTAGATCCTTAACTCTTTTACCGAAATCGTATGTCTTTCTCTTCCACGGATAATAATCCCCTACATACATCGCTATTCCTTGAGGATGGAACGGGTTCGAGCTACAACTAAATATCGGGTAATACGGGACATTATTATGATCATTACTCTTACCGCTTACACACACGATAGTATATCTATCAGCCGTTTTATCACCCAAATCATACACCCTTACTTTTACTTTCACACCATCGGCGTTTGTTATAACATTATTCATACGCACCTCCTTTATTGTTCACTATTAAACTAATCTATCTCCCTACCATATATAGTATACGATCCACACCAGCCACGATTCTCGTTCGATACCCTAATATGATCTACAGGCTTATCTCCTGCCATACAATTAGCGTAAGATAATACCTCCGACATGCTTCTAAACCCAGAATCCATTGATGATTTAATAAGCTTCCTATCACACCCAAATACCAATATCTTTACAACATCCTTCTCTTTTACAGTTCTTCTTACACGCATAATCTTGCCATATAATAAACAAACATAAAATCTATCTTATCACGGTCATTACGATCCACCCTATGCCCGGTTAGATCCAGAATAACACGACGTTTCTCTACTACCGGTATATTATCGACCTGGATCTTTATATACCGGTATTCCATGACCTCCAATTTCTTGGATAGTATATCCCGAATATCTTGCCGACGGAAATACATGTTTATCCCTATGTGGCTGGATGTTAAAAGACATTCGTCTATTATCCCATCAGTATCGAACAACAGCAACATATCGTCCCTCTCGATAGTATATTCCATATCAAGAATCTTGATACGTTTACTTCCATCCTTCTTCTTAGCTATTAAAACCTCCGTCATTTCATTCTCTTTCGTAAGGATATAATACGCCTCTTCTCTCGTAATATTATCCCGTAGATAAAGCAGCGCTTCATCTTGTAATTTCATAATCTCGTCCATGTTATTAGTGTTTTATATTACCACGCCAAAGAAAAAAACGGCAGCCGACACCCGTGACCTACCACGCCGTGACACCGCCGTCCGTTCCCATTGGTATTATTCTACCACCTCTAATTTCCCATAATAAGGATAAAAACAACCGTCTCGATAAACCGAATATCTGAGCGTTTTATCCTTTGCTTCATAGATGGAAACACAACCGCTGTTATAAGCGTTGGATAGTTCTTTTGCTACAAATCCGCCTATTCGTTTATAGGTTTTAGGCGTATCCCTCAACGGCCTGCCTACATATATTTTTACTCTTTTGCACTTCTTGTCGCCTACGTATATATCCTTTTCTCTAAGCTCCGTTAAATACATGAATCTCATATCAACCGATTTTAAATCCAACATTCCTCTATCTCTATCTCCATATGATCCTCCCAATCACATCTATCAACGTCCTCGCCATCCTCAAAGTAATAGTAGGCCCATACCTGTACGCCTCCTACCTCTATATATCCATCACTCTTCCATTCTATCAACTCGTCTTGCCTTACCACGTTGGTAGGCTCAGCCCCTAGCGACAGCAGATTATTTACTATACTACCGCCAAATACGTTTCTTGCTTCTTCTTTCGTCATATCACTATCCGATTTTTAATATTACACTAACGCCAAAGGAGAATAGGGAACGGACGACCAGCGGGGCCGACCCCACGCCATCGCCGCCCCCGTTTTCCCTTGGTTTCCTCCGCATCACCCCATACTAATAAACAATATCTACCACCAATAACACCATACCCACCATCACTCACAACCGCCTTGCCTTGACGGAAAACTCCTACCACTTGTAAACTTCTATATTTGAGTGGAAGATACCCCCTGCTTGCTTGAAAGACGTTTCCTTGCTCGAAAGGTGTTTTTCTTGTTTTGGAAGGTATTTTTCTTGCTTGAAAGGCGGTTTTCTTGTTTGGTGGTGTTTTTTCTTGTTTGGAAAGGTTTTTCCTTGTTTGGAGGTGTCCCATCACGCAAATCCCAAACCTCCCTCGAAATTCCCACGAAAGCCTAGACCTTCCGCTACTTTGTTCCACGTGGAACGCTGATTCAGTCTAGGATATCGAGGTCTTTGTTCTTGATTGCCTTATATACTTGCCTAATACAATGTATTGATAATAAAGCCAATAAAATAACTATGATTAAAGGCAGGGCGTCGCCCGTAGCTATAACGTACCGCCCTAACTCAAACGCCATGTACCCACAAAACAAGATGAGTACGAAATATATAAATATACCCATAAAAAATATACAATAAGTAAACACGATTTTAAAACAACACTAAAATAATACAACCAATTGAGTATCAAAAACATAATATATATCAACCCCTAGAGCTACCTCTAAGAGAAGGCAAGCCTAGATATAGATAAAAAATATACAATAAGTACCGCATATTATATACCTTTTAGGATCGATTCAAGTGCAAATCCATACATAAGGACGCAATTCACCCGTCCATACGAATATAGATATATACAAAATAATATATAATAAAGTATTTTGCTTACACATTTATAATTAAGGCTTAAAATTTACCGCCTCAACACTTTTATGTGTAAGCAAAACATATACATATACTATTATTTTGTAAAATATAGACACAAAAAAGCCCTTCCGTCCTATATCACTACAGTACGGAAGGGAAAACTTTAAAATCAAATAAAAACAAACGACTTATTGTCGCAATTTGTTTGCCATGTAGCTAACACGTTTCCGCCTACATTTATCAGAATCTCTACTACAATCTAATTTATTAGACTTATATAGCTCTTTGGTAAGCTCAACGTAGAACTCAATTTGAGACTTTCTTACAGTCTCTAAAGCCTTTTCTTTTTGAATAGATAGTTTCCTATTCAAATTATCGAATTTCTTTTTGTACATAATATATTAATTTAATTACACCAATAAGAATACGGCACGGCTATGAAGGCACAAAGCCGCCGTTATCAACAAAGCCAGCCGGGCACACCACACCCGCCCGTATCCATTGGATTGTCCCTTTGCTTCGAACGAACGAAGCCAAATACGTACATACGTCATCCGTGATACGTACCGACAAGGCGTATTTCGTCCGTCAATTTAACCGCACTAAATACCCTTGTAAGGGTTGTTGTTTTGTAATGACATACGAAACTATAGTAATCAAGCTACCTACAATATCGTTGCTTTGATATATTGGCACGGAAACAACCCCGTGATGCACTTGGTATGTGCTACTCTCACAGCATACCACCATACGCCTTATACATGCGTATATACACCAATATACCCCGTATTATAATACGGCCTATTAAGGAGACCTTAACGTACTAACCCGACTTACAATAAGGCCAAAAGGATAACGGTACGTCTCCGGACTGGAAACGCACCCAAATCACATTGTTAAGCGGCGATCTATCTATACATGCTATCGATACCCTACCAACATGTATATCCTTATTGCAATATGTTAAATAACTCGCTATTTTAGTCTGAGTCCAGTTGCGCGACTGGGACGCAATAGCATGCAACCATAACGGGCTATTATAGCCCGCCTAATTATCTATCATTTTTAGGGTGTGTTAGGTAGTAAGTAATACATTTAGCGATCAGATTGTAAGTATATCGTTTGATGGGTATGGCACACTTTACAATGCGTTTGTCTGGCCCGTTAAATACCTCATAATATATCCCTCCATCAAACTCAACAGGCTCGTTATATCCAAATCGTTTATGATCTGTACCCAATACCGCTATACTCTCTATCTTATCTACTGTCGTCTTTACATTCTTATCTTGATCCTGTTTATCGTAATACTCACGTTCAATTTCTTTATATGCACAAAAGGTATTGTTAACTCGTGGCAATATTTCTTTGCATAACTGGATTACTGTTTCTTTTTCCTTTGCCAAAGCAACTAGAGCGGGTACAATAGCCTTATCTACTTTAATATCGTTATCCTTCAATATTTCGTTGATTTCTTTTCCGGACTTAAACAGGTTACACCATGCTTTGACAGCACCAGTTAACGTTTTTTCGCTTGCCTTCTTTACCTCGCTTTGTACTTTAGTTAACTCTTTATTTGTCATTAGATTTTACCCATACCTTTGGGATTTATATTGGCTTCTGGTACGCCTGTTTGTTAATATTGTTATCTCACACTGCAAATATAATACATGTTTTATAATCAAACAAATATTATGCAATAAAAATTCAACTATTATATATAATAAAACTAATCAAATGTAAATGTGTATTAAAATATTAGTTTATATTATTGATAATCAACAAGTTAAATAAAAAATAAGCATTCTTTTTTGGATCGCTGGTTGTTTCCGTTCTCATTTGCCGCCCTTCTTGGATTGGGGGGGGGCGGCCCCAAAAACGGCAGCCCGGCCGGGGTGATTTCGGGGAGGTGGTCCGTCCCGCATATCCCTCATATCCCCGCAATCCCGCATACCTCTACATGTGATGCGCATCCCAACATATCCCTCATATCCCCATCAAATCCATCCATCGTCCCCTCACGTTCTTTTTGGCTTCTCCATGTATTGTCTTTGACCGGATATCAAAAATTCATATCTTTGGAACAAAACTACAATCATGTTTAGAGACATACTACATAAAATAAAGATCTTCTTCTGCGATGACGATATCGAGAAGATAAATGTAAGGGATAGTACGGTTATCCGCAACAACGAGATACATAAGATGTATGATGAGATACTTAATGAGCTAGGTGATTTAGCCACTGTCGTATCTAGGAACTACGTATATGGTAGGATAAAGGACAGGACGGGATTAAGTATCCGTCATATCAGCAGGATAATAAACCATACTAAAGTGGAGGAGATATGATCAAGGACGTAATGGAGAGGGATATGATAAATGAGATATCCACGTTGTTTGTAATGATATTCACGTCAGGGTTGATGTTTGTCATGCCGATATTAGATATAGGGTATAATGATATCCTTGTCATAATAGGATTCGGGATACTACTATCTTTTATGTTAACCATAATCCCGATCTTGCTTTCTTACGATATAAGGGATGAGATCATTGAGTTGATTGGTGATATGGATAGCCAGATCGTGGTAGATACTTCGGTATATAAAACGAACCTGCCCTAAGTAATTCCTAGGGCAGGTTTGGTATAATTATCATCGAACTATCTCCCAGTCTTCGGCAAATACATCACTGATGGATGGAACCCATGAATCGGCACGTCCGGTATTCTCGTTGTAGATAAGGCATTGACTGGTATAGTCAATGAATCCTTTGCTTTTCAGAATAAGGTCTTTTGCCGATTGAGGAAGAGATTGCATCTTAGGGATGATGTCGCTATCGATATGAGCTGGCA